AGCACCAATTGCGTCAGCACCAATTGCGTCAGCACCAATTGCGTCAGCACCAATTGCGTCAGCACCAATTGCGTCAGCACCAATTGCGTCAGCACCAATTGCGTCAGCACCAATTGCGTCAGCTCCGAAATCGACACCTCCAGCTGCACACGAAGATATGTGTGAAAGATTAATAGAAACTTACAATACTTCAATAATTGATTATTTTAGTCAAGAATTTCAAGATGCTTTTGACGAAGAAGCATCAAATTGTACATCTTATCGTAAAAATTATATGCGTGGAAGAAAAAGAGAAGTACTATCAAAACTCATTCGTAATAGAAAAAACCCATACACCAAAGTTGATTTTGTTGGAGGCCCGTTCAATATTACATATCACTGGAGTAATAAATACAAAAAAGCAATATATATTTGGGGAGAAAAGCATGGTAAAACGGTAGATTGCCCTAAGTCTGATGATTATCCACGCTTAAAAATGATTAACATCGAAGATTTTTTACACGATATTTTTTTTATAAATCCAATTGCTTTTTCAGATTTTTATCTTGAGATGCAGGCTCATGTAGTACCATATGGATATCCAGAGTACGAATACTGTGCTGATCGTATTAATATTTTAAGAAGTTGTTTTGGAAACTGCATAGGACCAAATCGTAATTTTTACAGAACATGCGATAATTCAAGAATGCATTTTTTTGATATCAGACTAGGTGAAGTTAGATGGGGAATAAATTCGGCGTGCCTATTTGAAAATGAAATTTCATCTTTTTTATCATATACTAATAGTAAACTTAAAGATCATAAAGATACAATGTATCAGGATAATCCTGACCTTTCACTCTCAGATGAGAGCAATGTTTGGGATGAATATTGTTATGATAATTCCTTTCTAGAGAAAATAAATAATTTTGTTGATAGATGGAAGAGTTTTCTACATTTTTTCTCACGTTTCGACAATGATGACTTAAACACCCAATTAAACTATAAAAAATTTTGGTATGATCAAATATATAATTTTAAATTACTTGCTAAAGAAATAACTGTTATGCATACAGATGTAAAACCATTACTAAATATCTTTATTAAAAAAGAATTGGACAAGCTACTTCCATTGAATTATTACAGAGAAATGGCCGAACATTCAAAATATGTTTTGTATGTAAATAAACGTATTAGAGATATTCTCTACGGATATCATACATCATCATATAGGTTTACATATAACGATATTAAAAAATTATTAGAATCAATGTATGATATTTTTGACAAAGTTTTTGACTTTAATCTTCTTATAGTTGATGCGTACCTTTTGGCGCGTATATTTAAAACATTTAAAATCGATAACCCCTATAGTTATAATCGACGTAAAACCGACGAACCTGCAGAACCGCATAATATTGTTATATATGCCGGAAATGCTCATTCTAAAAGATACAGATTGTTTCTAACATATCTTGGATTTAATTTAATAGAAAGTTCAGGTGGATTAGAAAAACCGGAGAAATTTACGAATTGTGTAGATATAAGAGGTATTGATCAACCATTTTTTAATAAATGGTATGATATAGAAGATAATCCTCTTGACAAAAAATATTTTGGTACACCGGATTTATATTATTCATTTGAATCAGCGTTTACGTTTGTTGCTCCTGCCGGATTTATTCCATTTGATGAACCAATTGTCCCTTACGATTTACGTTTACAGGTGTCATATAACGACCGACAATATGTTCAGAAGAGTAAGCCATATAAAATTCGTCAATATCGACGATGGTACTAATAATTAGACTAGTAAATTAAACCGGAAAAAATATATCATCTTATTTTATAATAAATGGAAGATATTTGTGATATACTTATATAAACGTATAATGTTAATTTGGACACGGACATCTACAGAAGAAGAATCTTCTTAGATAATAAAAGACTTACTAAATTCATATTATTTAATATGAATTTTATATCATCTATGATGATAAATACTTAAGCTTTTTATACATATAATATTCAAGATATTGGTTTTAGTGTTCTTGTAATTCATCAGACACTGTTCTAAACGTGATAGAAATTCGTGTATCACGTTTAATTCGTTTACCATCAATCTCATCAGATTTTCGTTTTACGATCTCATGAGTCCATAGATTTCTCGCATCATCTTGCATAACTGCTAATGATCCAACAGGTAACAAAATGTTACAGATTGTGCTTGGATCTACTAATGTATTGTCCGGATGTGGACGAAATATCATTACATAAGCAGAACCGAGAGATAAAGTCGCTATATCACCAGTAAAGTATCTAATATGATCACGATGTGCAGCAATACCTTCGCCCGGTTCGTATTTATTTATGATAATTTGATTTGTTTTTTGTCTCATTAACTTATATTTGTATAATATATCAGCTATACACAAAAGTTGTTTAGGTGTAGTATAAATTGTTTTTTTAAGTTTTTTATCTTTATTTGATTCTCTTGCAGTATAATCATATTCGTAACCATATTGTCTTGTCTTTCGCTTTAGAGGAGTGTCTTCATCAAAATTATCAACTAATTCAAATAATTTATCCTGAACAATTTTATCAGATATTACTTGATAAATTTTTAATCCAGATGGTAATTCTGATGTCATTTATATACACAAAAATAATATATAAATTATTATAAAAATCAATTTTATATTATTTCTCCATATAATAAATGTGCTGCTCAATCACTTGTTCTATTGCTGCAGTTTTCTTATTCGCGATGATTTACTTTAACATATCAACTTTAAATAACGACGTTGTGAAAAAATACAAAGAGTCTTTGCCATCGGATTTACAGGTTGTATACGACAAGATTGCAAAGGAGCGTTTATCAATAAGTATGTCCGGATACGTTCTTGGGTTAATTCTTTCTATTATAATAATATTTTACAATACGACAGTTAAAAGAAATCGTTTAGGGGCCAAATCTCTTGTTTGTATAGTTGTAACAACTAGTTTCTTGACTAATTACTTTTATTATACTCTCTCTCCAAAATCCGATTGGATGTTGAATCATTTAAAAACTCCTGAACAGAATAAAGCTTGGTTAGAGATGTATAAAAAGATGCAATACAATTATCACTTAGGTTTCATTTTTGGTATTATTGCGGTTGGATTGTTAGCGTTTGCATTCAGATGTTGATATTTTTACAAATACTATAAGAAAATTAGGTAAACCTAAATAGTTTAAATTTTTCTAGATTTAAAAATAGCTTATTGTAGAATACAATATAACTATCATGAACAAAGTGATAGACATACACTATCAAAATGCGGTAAATGTATACAATTCTGATTGTCTTTTTTTTCTTAAATCTTCTTACGAAGAATGGGTAATAAATTATCTTATCAAATTTTTTGACTTTAATTTATATTCTTTACCAATACGTATTGTTGATTTAGGTTGTGGTAATGGGTTTTTTATCAATAAATTTGCATCACATATCAATAATATTGAAGCATGCATAGGTGTCGACCCATATATGGAATGGTTAAATGTGGCATCTAGACAATCTAATATAACAAAGACAATCTGTATAAGTGCAAGTGATTTTTCTAAAATTCCACCACAAGAAATGAATTATTCTCATTTGTTAATGAAAGAAATGATTCATCATGTAGATAATTCTATACTACCAAATGTTTTTTCTGGTATATATGAACAACTTAACAATAATGGTAGAATTGTAATTATAACACGACCTGTAGAAATAAATTACCCTTTTTTTGAAAGTATTCATCATTTTTGGAAATTAACACAAACACCATATGAAAATGTAGTATTATGTATGAAAGAAGTAGGATTTGATGTTTCAGTTGAAATAGCAACTTTACCAGTTACTCTTAAAAAACAGGACTTCTTATCGTTTATAAAAAACAAAACGTGGAGTGTGTTTAGTATGTGTTCAGAACAAGAAATGAATGATGGATTATCTATCTTAGATAAAGAATTAGAAAGCAGTATTACTTTTGATGAGACTCTTATATTTATTTTAGGTCATAAGAGAAGTAAATAAATGAATTTTTAAAAATATAGTTATTTGATTTGTATTTTGCTTTTTTCATTCAATGTTCCAAACAAACGATCCAGTATTGTAAAATATAAAGAATAATTACACGATGATGTATCACCAAACTGATGATGAATGTAGTGTAAATATGATGAATTCATAAATCCGGCTCTTTGTATTCTTTTTGGATAAGTATGTATATACGAAGCCCATATAGTGTTAATTATTAAACATACAAAAGCGCAATATGCGTTGTAATTACAAATAAAAAATGGCGTAAAAAAGCTAAGATTTTCAAGTGTTGCATCTATCCAATGACTATGTCTTGCACAATGAGTACCAATAGGTTTACATAAATGATGTTTTTGATGTATCTGATAATATAAGAACATATGGCATCCTCTGTGTAAAAAGTAAAACATTGTATCAACAATGAAGAAATATAACAATGATAGGAATCCATCGAACAAGTCTGGTATTCTCCACGTAAACCGATAATATATTAAATACCAAGTAAGTAAGTAGTTAATTATATTACCATGCCAGTCTACAAGTGCTCGTTTTTGTGTTGACATCTTAAAATCATCTGGATTTACTAAAAAAGATGAGACAGAATAAAGAGTAAAATCGACTAGTGGTGTTAATAGCATACCTATAAAACCAAAAATATATTGAAGCATAGTTATTAAAAGTAAATATATTAATCTTAAAATAATACAAAAAGTATTATTTTAAGCAACCTGCAGCCAGCTCTCTTACAAATCCATAAAATAATTCTGGTCTCATACCGTCTGTAAATTTGATAAAAATTTTTCTAAAGACTACTTTTGCGAATATGAAGAGTTTCCAGATCGTGCAGAACTCGAACAGGTGGAACTTGAATCTGACGAATACGATTTTTACAAAGTCCATGATTATGATGATGTAATATAAAGATTGAAGTGATTCTAAATAAGACACAACCAATAAGACTTTTTATTCCTTTTTACTATAGTAAAAAGGAATAGTTTTTAATTTTTATTATATAAATGGAAACAAGTAAAATTCATAACTTTTATTACCACACTCGGCTTATAGGATATTTGCAATTTTTAATTAAGACACCAAGATTCAACCAAAAATCCCTTACCTTCTTTATAGTTTCGGAAGTATCAGATAGTTTAGAATATTCATTGTTTATCGAATGAATCATATTATCAATACCTAAAGGTGTTATTCTTGTTTTAAGCCCAAACTCAAACTGTATCAATCTAAGAGGTTCAATACTATAACCTGAATACATTTCAGTTTTAATAATAAATGGAACCCAAGTTGTTATTTTATTTCCTGTTTCATCTATATATTTATGTAGATCCTCAAGAACGACTATTCGTATATTAAATGAATCAATCGATTCAGGATTTGTATCTTTAAGATGTTGGAAGTATGACAATGCAGCAATTGTGATATACTGCGGAACCGTAAAATCTGGATCCATTGGATCTACACGACCAATACCTGAACTCCTAAAGAGTTCATCTGATATACTCCATTCATTAGACTTTACGGTTGATTTTGTTTCTGATATACGCATACCTTCCATAAATTCGAAAAACGCACGTGTCATTTCCATTTCCTCATCGTAAAAGCTTGTATCCGGTTTGCGAATGTGATGATCACACATAGAAACAATTTGATCTTTTTTCTTTTCCTTCAATTCTTCGTCTTCTAGAGACATATATTGAACAGCCGCTCTGGAGATAGCAATTATTCTCATTAAATAAGATGAAGAAACGTTAAATGTTGGAATTTTGCTTTCTTCGCTTATATTGCTAGTAAACATATTGAACATACCTGACCATTCATTCAAACCAGCAAGTGCATCTTCAGGAATTTTTAGCTGCCCATCAAGAGTATTAATTATTGTATATGAATCAACTCTTGGGGCGTAGAGATCGCTACTCCAAACTTTTTCACCTGTTTCTTTGTTTCTAAAATAAATCGATCCTTTTTTTTTATTATTACTTCTTCGTGGACTCCATTTGTCTAAATCCATTTTATATATATATAATAAATATATAATAAATATAAATAAATTTTATTCGTGTGTTACCTTAAATAGGAACAAATTTAATAGAGATCATAAATGCATGTGAAAAGTAATCAATTTCCATTTATTAATTGTGTCATTTAAATTTAATTTTTAAAAAGCATATATTTATCTTACATTCCTAGAATAATTATAATAACATATAATATGTTATTATAAAATTGAAATTATAATAACATACTTTATGTTATAATAATAAATGGTGGATAAATTTGTCTTTTATTCTAAAAGCGCAGATGCAAAACCTAGTCGTGGTAAAGGTGAAACGGTAATCAATCCAAAAGATTATAGTGAGTTGGAAAAAATAAAAGATTGGAGAAAGGCATTATCTAATTTTCATGTTGCACCATTTATTCTTGACGATAACGAATGGAATTCAGTTGAACATTTTTTTCACGCAGTAAAATTTCGAAATAATAAAATACCAAGTGAAAATTATGAATTCTACCAAACATTCACTGTAAATGGTGAAAGACCTTGGTCTGCAAACCCAATTTTTGCAAAACAAGCCGGTAAAGCAGGTCGAAAATCAATAAGAAACGGTAAAGAATATGTATTTGCTGGAATAATTGACGGTGTTAAGATACCTCAAAATGTTCAAATGAGAGACGATTTTTATACATCTAAGGTAGATAGTATACTTCAAAAAGTAGCATTTTTAGCCAAATTTACACAACATGATGACTTAAAAAGACTTTTATTAGCTACAGGAGATGCAGAGCTCTGGCATTATACTGGAAAACGAGGAAAACCAAAAGATGATCTAGGTATAATACTATTTGAAGAATTAATGATAGTTAGAAATTGTATAAGAAAATTTGATAAAAAGTTTAACTTAGCAGAAGTTTCACAATTTTCAAGTGAGTTTATTACTGAGATATTAGCCTAAACTATACTATTGTTCAGTTTATAAAAAACACCGCCAGATGTAGTCAACAATTGTGGTATATTATCTTCTGGTTCTAATATACCATGGTAAATAATAATTTTTGCTACTATATCATATTCAGAGTGATGTTTTACAAAACGTAATAATATAATAGAAGTAGATTGTTCACAAATATAATATTCGTCTTTTACCAACATTTTTTGTATAACAATTCTGTCTGAATGCTGGTTAAATAAATTATTAAAATCCTTATATATCTGCATATACTCAATAGTAAGTATATTCTTTAGATCTTAAAATATTGAGACATTTGTTTGGTTTCAACAGATTTTCAAAAAAAAGTCGGATGACGAGGCGGAGGAGCAAAATAAAAAAGATAATCCAAAGGTAATTTTATATGAATTTTTAAATTTAATAGAAAACCAAGAAAAAATCTTTTTGCTCCTCCTCCGATTTTAAAAACCCAGCCGATGCTACAAAAAAAACGATTAAATTTTGAGTTGTTCCAAATGGAGACCCCCCATCTCTCTCAAGATTTTGAGATTTGATAAAAATTTGAAAAACATGAAAGCAACAAAAAGAAAAAAAGAGAATTTAGCCTAAAATAGGCTAAATTCTCTTTTTTTGATTCCAAATGTTTTGTAAAAAGTTTGGATAATTTTGTAAACTTTTGGAATATTTCCAACATACTAATCTAAAGGTGTATTTATATTTATGAAATAAATGGTAAAATGTTCATATTGCAGTCATGATTTTTCTACAAAAACAAGTTTAAATTCACATCAAAAAACAGCAAAATATTGTTTAAAAATACAAGAAACTGAAGGTGTAGAAATTAAATTCTTGTTTAAGTGTGAATTTTGTTCTAAAATTTTATCTCAACAAATTGATTTAGATAGACATCAACTTAAATGTTCTAGTAAAAAAGAAACAGATAACAATAATAAATATGAATTGATTATTATCGAACTGCAAACAACTATTGCTTCACACAAGAAGGAAATAGAACAAAACAGCATTGAATTCGAAAAGAAATTATCTATAAAAGACAGGATCATAAAAAAAATTCGTCTTGAGTGTGAAAACAAACTGTCAGAACAAAAACTGATTATAGAGGAGCAAAAGATCATCATAAAAGAATTCCAAGATGATCAAAGAAAACAAAACAAGGATTTAACTGACAGAATACAGTCAATGGCTGAGAAGGCAATTGCCAAACCTTCAACTGTGAATCAAAACACTACAAACCACATAATAAACAATATGATGCCAATAACCGATGCTCATTTACAAGAACACGTTCAGAATTTGAATCCTGTTCACGTTCAAAATGGAGCTTCTGGATATGCCAAATATGCTCTTGAATTCCCTCTAAAAGATATGATAGTATGTACTGATTTTCAGAGACGGAGTTGTAAATACAAAGATGAGAATGGAAATGTTGTTTCAGATCCAGAAATGACAAAAATAACAAAACGTCTGTTTACTGCCATTAAAGAGCGAAACGAGGAATTGATAAACGAATATTCTGCTGAATTGCAAGCCAAGTGGAGAGCTATCAATGATTCAGGAAATCCAGATATGGATGAGGAAGAAAGTGTTATTTTTTCTAGTCAAACAAATGAGGCATTGGAATTCGCAATGGAGGTTTTATCTCAAAAGAGACAGGCAAGTGAGATGGCGGATGGTATGAGACCTGATTTGTTTTATGGTTTTATAAGAGAATTGGCGGCAGGTTGTTATCGATCAGAAAAATAATGATGTAATTGATTTTATCTTTTTATATAAAAAGATAATCAAATAACTTTTAAATTTTTAAAACGTAATTGGAAGCATATATTTTATCTTACATTACTAGAACAATGATTATTGAGTTTAAAAAGGATTTAAAGTTAAATAGTCTATCATTATACAACTAATGTATGATGAATACATAGAATTATATAACATATATACCAAAAAGTATGGTGAAAAAACAGCCGTATTTATGCAGGTTGGAACGTTTTATGAATTATACGACATTATCAATACTGAAACAGGTGAAACAAAATGTAATGTTCACGAAATCACTGATATTCTAGGTATACAATTATCCAGTAAGAAGAAAGATTTTGGAAAGAATCATGATGCTTTGTTTGCAGGCTTTCCAGATTATGCAGTACATAAGTGGGCTGGGAGATTAACGTCAATTGGATGGGCTGTAGTTATTGTAGATCAAGTGAAAGATTCAAAAGGAAAGGTAAAAGAACGAAAAGTGTCACGTATTTTATCACCCAGTACTCACATTGAGAATATTCAAACTAATGAAACTCCTTATATTATGACATTTTATTTTCAAGGAGTTGTTAATCAAGCTCCCAACTTTGGAGCTGCTATTTTAGATTTGACAACAGGAACAACTCATACCTATTTAGGAAAAACTAGCGGAAGATCAGATATTTGGACATCAAATGAATTATGTCAAATGATAAGTGTATTTCAACCAAAAGAAGTATTGGTCTATTGGAAAGCGGATATACCAATCGAAGAATCCTATTTTAAGAGAATTTTTGGTTTACACAATACACCGATACATATTCGTAATCTAGATAAAAATTACACTGATAATTTCTCTATTGAGTTGGTTCGTTCAGAGTATTTAAGAAAAATATATTCAATAAAATCTCTTTTACCGGAAAAGGTGTTTTTGGGACTACGTTCGGATTACGAGGAGTTGGCTCTATTATATTTACTCCAATTTATCGAGGAACACTACCCAAGTATATTAAAATCCTTTAATAGAAACGAGCCTTGGATTCCTGATGCAAGATTAATATGCGGTAATCATGCACTAACACAATTGCAAATGACATCTGTTAATCAAAATGAATGTGTAATCGGCTTGTTTAACGCAGCCATAACTCCTATGGGGAAAAGAGCTATCAAACTTCGTCTTTTGTCACCTTATTCTCAAGCAAGTGAAATTCGTGCAAGACTAAATGAAGTGAAAGAACTGATGGAATGGCCAGAAAATACACAGAAAAAATTAGATAGGCAACTTCGATTTATGTACGATCTTCCAAGACTTCATAGAAAATTACTATGTGGATTAATAACATGCCAAGAGATAGCTGGATTGTTTCAGACATACAACTCAATCGAAAATATTATTCTTCATATTACACCAGACACAATATTAAAACAACCATTTGCATTTGAAGAATGGACCACCTATATCACATCGTTTAAAGAAAATTTCTCGGAAGAAAAGGCATTACAAGACTCAAACGATATAACGGCGTTTAATACATCAAAATATACTGAGATAGGCTCAGTTGAAGACAAGATACAAACCGTTCTAAATAATTTTCAATTACTTATTAAGGAAATTGCAGTAAACGCAGAAGTAAATGAAGATGCACTTCGTCTAGAATCAAGAGAAAAAGAACCTTTCGGGATCAAATGTTCATCTGTTACTTTACAAAAATTAAAGAAAAATAGTAAAAAACTGCCAGATGGATCTAAAGTAACCGAATTGAAATCGGGAGGTTGGTTTGATTGCAAACTACTGCAAAATCTAAATCAACAACTGGTTAAACTAAGAGAAGACCTAAAATCATTAATACACACTTATTTAATCGAAGCCTGTCATAATATATCAGAAGCCGGTGAAAAGATTTGGGTTTTAATGGAAGAATGGGTTCAGCATATTGATTGTACACAGTGTATTGTGAGAGTTTCAAATAAGTTAGGATTTTCTTGTCCAAATATAGAAGATGTAACAGAAGAATCAGGATCTGGTTTTACAATTCAGAACATTCGACATCCTTTAGTTGAAGCTACAGCTTCTCGTGTTACATATGTAACACATGATGTTTCACTTGGTATGAACGGAATTAAGGGTTGGTTAGTGTATGGAATGAATGCGAGTGGAAAATCAACATTAATGAAAGCGACTGGTATTGCCATTCTCCTTGCACAAGCAGGTTGCTTTGTACCAGCGACAGAGATGATATTAAGACCTTTCAAAGCTATTTATACAAGAATTTTAAACCAAGACAACTTATTCTCTGGTCTATCATCATTTGCAGTCGAAATGTCTGAACTAAGAGACATTTTAGTTAACGCAAATCAAAACACATTAGTTTTGGGTGACGAATTATGTTCTGGGACTGAATCAACTTCAGCACAAGCATTAGTATCTGCAGGTATTCAATATTTATGTGAAAAAAATGCTAAATTCATTTTTGCGACTCATTTGCACGATATTCCAAATGTAATTGATGTAAAATCTCTGTGTGTAGAAGTATGGCATCTTCACGTTGACTATGATCCAATTAGTAAAGTGCTCAAGTATGATAGAAGTCTGAGGAAAGGTTCAGGATCAAGTTTGTACGGATTAGAGGTCGCACGAGCTATGGATCTTCCATTTGCTTTTATTGAACAAGCTTTAAAAAATAGGCACGCAATTGATGGTTCAACGGATGTTACAAATGCAAAAAATTCATCTTGGAATACTAGCATTATTAGAAAAGAATGTGAAAATTGTCGGTCACAAATTACTAAGGAATTGGAAGTTCATCACATCAAAGAAAGGAATTCAGCAGTCAAAGGCATTTTAGAAAATGGAACTCATATGAACAATATTAGGAACTTAATGGTTCTTTGCCAAAAATGTCACGATAAAATTCATAGCAATAATATTGAAATAGGACCAGTTATACAAACTTCAGAAGGTTCGGTACGAAGTAATGATGATATTAGTAGCGAGACTAGTTCTAAATCAAGTGATTCAAAAAAGAATAAAAAGGCAAAATGGTCTGATGAAGATTTAGAAATAATCTACTCGATTATCGCCAAGTTCAAGACTTCAAGTCTCAAAGCAATTAGAGCATACTTAGAGTCAAAACACGAAATTAGAGTAAGTGAGGCTATTCTAAGCAAGATGCGGAAAGGAGAATATTAATTAAAAATATTATAACTAATATTTTTATTATACATCATAAAATAATTGTATAATTTCAATTGTTTTGTTTGTTATATTTTCTGGAGTTGACTTATTTGAAGATTCTGAATCAGTTACGAGTATTGGTGATTATGCTTTCTATAGTTCATCCAAAAAATCAAGTTTATTTGAGATTTAGTGTTTTCGTGATATGCAAAGAGAAATCTAAGACTAATTTGATGCTTTTACACCTGTAAATTCACCAAATGCTTGAACACTTCTAAAATATACTACCATAAATAAAAATTTATTTATATATCTTCACCTATTAAACATTCAGTATCTATTTGTTTCGCACAATTTTTTCCTGTAAGTTGTGCTAATGTTCTATTGAACAAACAAGGTTTCATTTCTAGATCTTTAATAGAAGTCATATTATTAATGATCTCCTTTAAAGCAGTTGGGTTTTTTACACATTCTTCTGCTGCAAACTCTCCAGCTTTTCTTTTAAGAGGAGAATGTACTTTCTTAATCAAATGAACATTCTTATAATCAACAACATGATCGCCAACAGCTGATTTGTGATGAAATATACCTCTTTCAGTATCGGTACAAACTATTTGAGATTTTCCTGAATCATCTGTGAGAATATGCTTATGAATTACCTGTGCTGCTCCTTTTTGACCTTCATAGAAATCGTTCTTTGTATATTTTTCATCTATTATACTATCAACACGAGCTTGACTTAAATCAAGAGGCGTAAGACTTGAAAATAAAAGCATCGTTAACTTTTATTTTATAAACTTGATACATTCTTTTATTGTATCCGAAAAAAGATCAATACTAGTTCCTTCTGGAAGTAAAAATCTCTCACGGTTTGCTTGTTCTCTATACTCATTTAGTTTGCAAAATACAAGAGATTCAACTATACTCATTCTTCCTTCATCTGGACATTCTTGATAATATATTACTTCATGTTCATCTGATTTGTTGTATACAGATAAACGTGATGTTAAATTTGTTGCTTTACCAAGGATATAGCGCCTTTCTTTTTTCATATTAGCAGTTGTTAGAATGTATACTACGTTTTTTTCGTCAAACTGTGTTCGAGGTTGTTTCTTTACATATTTCTTAGTCATTAGTTGTATTTTAAGTTGTTTATTCTTATTGTCTTGTTGTAATTCTCTATAACTCTTTGTATTTGTAATATCTACTTTACCAGTCATCATAACTTCAAGTACCCAAGCAGATACTTTAACGTCAAATTGAGGAGATATCCATTGTGCTATATTAATAGCAACCTGAGGATGAACCCATGTATGTCTTTCTCCATTTCCACCGGTATTTTTTTTGATTAATTCGACTACCGGAATTCCGGTAGTCAAAGATAGCTCATTAAGAAAGGAGGTTGTTTTATTAAGAGAATTCCAGTGATTAAATTTTTTCTTACCTGCTGTACATAAGTTGGTAACGTCAATATACCCATCTTCATCTCTGCTTTCTATAATATAACCATTATCAAGCTCAAGAGGTACAAGTTCATATGGTTCGTCAATTAATTCTTCAGGAGTCTCGGTTTCTTGTTCAATCTCTACAACTGTTTGCCATGCTTTTATTATTGCTATCTCATCAATAGTAGCTTGGGCTCTGTCGGCTACAGCCCGATCACGTTCAGCAGATTCTTTATATATTGAACCAATTTCACCCTTCATCTTAGCAATTTCTTCAGCATTTTCAGCTTTCATTTTTAGAATAGCTATTTCTAAATCTTTCTTAACATTCTCTTGATCTTTTTTATCAAGAAGAAATTGATTTTTTTTCTTACATGTTGAATCATGTCTATTAAAAGTTGAACATGAAAAGTTCTTATTGCAAAATGTACACGTAATAAAAGATTTTACAATTACGTCAGACTTTTGAGATTCTTGTATTTTTAAACAGTATTTAGTTTGTGTTTGGTGTTTATTTAAGAGATATTTGGTCTTGAATTTATTACCGCAAAATTGACAAGTTAATTCTTTATTTCTCTGTATATCAAGAGCGTCAGACTCTTCTTTAGCTTCAAGTTGAATTTTAATACAATATTTTGTTTTCTTTTGGTGCTGACGTAGCATTTTTTTATCACCAAACATATTATTGCAGAATTGACATTGTTCCATCTTTCTTCTTTTCATTCCTTTTTTTAAATTAGGAATGAAAATTAAGTATTCTTTCTTTGTATAAAAACATAATTTCTTTGATAAACTAAAATGCCGGAAATCGTACTTTTCTCTTCTGAACTCCAAAATCATTTTTGCAAGAAAAAAGGGTTTTTCCGTCAAACTTTTATACTATTTAATCAGGCGACCGATCACCAAAAATGATTTTTGCAAAAATGAAAAGTTCGGAAGATGAGAGAAACTTTTTGCTTTCTAAATAATTTGAAAAATTCCTAGAAAATTTCCTTTGGATTATCTTTTTACTTCTCCGCCAAACTTTTAAAAACCGGAGGAAATCCGCAAAAATGTTCATTTTCATTTCTTAGATAAAAGTCATTTTCTCTGATTAAACTGACTATTTTGTCATATCATATTCCGTCTCCAACGACGAACTTGGCTTATAGCACACTGAATAAATAAATTTATTTAATTATAAATAAAAGATTAATTAAAAAAAATGGATCCAAACGAAGATTTTAGTAAACTATATGATAGTAAACTATATGATAGTATAGAAGAACGACCACTTAAAAAACCCAATACTGCTGAATTAAAAGCTCATACAACTGAATATCTTGACCTAGTAATGCCAGATTATACTGATGACGTAACCAAATTATTTGGTTACGGTCCATATGGGCCGGATGATGATCTACAACCAAGAGAATGCATAGAAGCTTACAAAGATTTGATGACCACTTATAACACTTCATTGTTAAAAAAGTTACCTTCTGATGTGGTTGATGAGTGTACTGAATATGCTAAAAAAACAGCAAACTTGTCATTTGATGGAAAAACAAGAAAGGTATTAGCTAAACTTATAGAAAATCATCAAGATGATAAAAGACCTATCGCTTCATATATTGGAGGTCCTATGAATATATCATGTCATTGGAGTGAAAAATATAAGAAGTTGATATATATAATTGGAGAGATACACGGTAATGGAGATGATTGCGCTAAATTAAAAAAAGGCCGTCTTGATAATCCTGAAACTATTAATATCGTAGATTATTTGAAACAATATTTTTCGTTTCCCACTGCTTTTACGGATTTTTATCTTGAAATGCCATCGTTTATAATGCCAGAAGGTTATTATTATCAATTTGATCCTCATGATCGTATTAATATATTGAGACACACTTTTCATAAATGTGTAGACCCAAAATTAAGAGGTGGAGAGGAAGATTGTAATCTTTCTCGAATGCATTATTTTGATATTAGACTAGGTGACGTTAAAGATGGTAAATTAAATAGAATTTCTATTTTTATACGGGATGGATGGTCTTTGATTGAAAAGCTAAAACAGGATTTATATAAAAAGAACATTCTTTTGGAACATTTAAAAGCTTTTTATCGCACATATTATAATATTATAAGGCTTTTTATGTTTTCGTCTGATACAGAACCTGTTGATACTAGCCAACATTATTATAATATGTGGTATTCTCAAATTAAGAAATTTCCCTTACTTCAAAAAGAATTAGGAAGAGTTGTTGGATATGAAGGTGAAGATATGAAAAGTATAATAGAAACTTTTATAAAAGAAGAATTGACAGTAATGTTAGGAAGAACAATTGAGAAAGAAGTTTTGGGTCAGAAAATATTGAAAAAGGCGTCAACAGAATTTAATACTTTGTGTCGTGACTTTTTTATATTGTCTAGGAGACCTGACATGTCTGACGATATCGAATTTTTATATTGTAAAAAATTAAGAGAAAAATTAGAAATAATTGTACATAATTGTGTATCATACAATTATATGATAACAGACGCCTACCTATTGGCGCGTGTATTTAAAAAGTTTGATATAGATACCGAAGATCCACTTAAAAAACGTCTAACTGATGAGCCGGAAGAACCACACAATATAATAATATATGGAGGAGTTGCTCACTGCAAAATATATCGAAAATTTCTAACTCAACTTGGTTTTGAAGATAAAGGAAGTTCCGGAGAAATGGATTACGAAAATTTACTTCCAAGTAATGCTGAAAGTTGTATAAATATGTCAACAATTAAACAACCATTGTTTTCTGACTGGCCTCCTATTAAACCAAAACCCTCACTCTTTATTTGGCCTAATACATCAGTTGATAAAGATGCATTATTTAAAGTTCCTGAAACAGTTACAAAACTTCCGCGATCAGGTCCACGTACTAATCCATATTCATGTGAATGGAGATGATTGCGTACAAAAAATCAGTTACTAAATTAAGAAAAAAATAACAACAAGGGGAAATATAATAAAAGCATATACAAATATATATTTGTATATACACTGACGGTAAGTAATTATTTTATAATCATTAAACGTGTTTATTATTGAAGTAATTTTTTGATATGTCATATCATATTTATACCCTCTTCTATTTCTTCAACAAACCTCTTCTTAGTCAAAAGAATATTAATTGTATAAACACCTGTTATTTCTAACACAACCCATTTAATTAGAGCTAAATCTACTTGAGTTATCGATACTAAATTTGTAAAAATAGTTCGCAAATTATTAAACGACCAGTAAAGAGTTGCAAGAAGTTGCAATTCTCTCTTCGATTTAAAATCAGTAATAAGTTTTTTATCAGGATTGTATATATTAAACCCAAGTATAGGCTGTGCAAATTCGCTAACTAGAGTATCAATAACCGAATTGAACACTATAGCAAATACCAATACAGAATATTTTTCTCGTGTATCTATAACAACTCCTGCTATTGATAGATTAGTAGATGGACCAAATGAAAACCAGCCTTTCTCTTCTGCAAAAACAGTTGTGAAAATAAGTGTTATAATCGTTAGAACTGCAGAACCTGCAATACAGAGACTAAGTTGAACCTTTAATTTCATTTATATGCTATTATATGTTGTTATAAACTAATAAAAATCAATTATAAATAAATTGATTTTTTAAACAATTTTTCTAAGATGATTAGAAACAAAATGGCATTCATAAACTCTGAAGTTCAACGTGCCTTTTTTGAAATAATTTGCAAAAGACGCATAAAAAGAGTTATGTATGGTGCAACACTATATCATCTGGAAATCTTGTTTGATAGATGCCTTAATATAATCTTGTGTCATCATACGCATATTTGGTCTTATGGAACTGGAAATTTACTTGTTGCACCAAATACTCCTGAAATTATAACAAAGGCAAGTGAACGAGCAACTGAATGGCGGAAGGAATCACTAAACAAACAATATGAAGATCTTAGCCAAGTTATTGGTAACTCATTTGGCTATTTTATCCGATATTCGATTGAATGTCGCAAAAGAATACGAAACGTAAGTAAACTCAAGCAACGTTGCTTAGATTTGGTTCAGACTCTGATAGAACATACAAACAATCTACCACTTTTACCAGAAATTGATATCAATAAAACCTCAAAAGACGAAGCACTCAGAGTAATCGAAATGTTTCCCAAAATCTTCGCCAAAGTAAGTTCAGATTTAGATACACCTATAATTGACGTATTTTGGGAAAAATTGGTATATGACATGTATTTACAAATGTTTAGGTATGTTGATGTACCTGTTCCTCCGCTTGCAGATTTAATTTTAAATATTAAAGCTGTATGTCGTAAAGGTCTTTTTAGATATGGCAATCCTTTTATTAAAGCTTTTCATTTAACAGATTCTATACAAAATCGTGAGATTATAATAGAATGCAATGAGAGACCAAGGGTTACAATATTAAGAGAATTTATGTTTGACAACATAGAAACAATATCTCGTCTCGTAATTCCTCCATCTTTCTTATATGCGGATGATAAAACACAATGTGTAATCTGTCTAGAAAAAAAAGATGTTCTTGTATGGCCTTGTCACACATCACATGTAACTTGCACCCAATGTACTATTGAATTATTATCTTTACAGGTTTCTTGTCCATTATGTCGTCAGTCCGTCCGTTTTATATATGGAAAATGGTACCTTGATAATGATGACAATGACAATGTATGACTATTTGTTCTTCACAATTTGTGGTATGAATGGCACCTTAGAAAGAACTAATGTTCAATATTCTTTACGTGAACAAGATTTTCTTTCGAGAGTAAACTAATAAAAATCAATTATGAATAATTGATTTTTAAACAAAAAACTATTCATAAACTCTGAAGTTCTATGACATTAAAGAATGTTTATCATCGCAAACAAGGTTAAATAAATTATTGAAATAATTTTTAAATTGATATATATTATACTCATCTATAGCATTTTTAGAAATAGTATATACTCTAGATATGTATTTTTCTAATTCTATTTTTAGCTTTTTAAAATTTCTTTTTATATTCCTATAATCTCCTTCTGGATATCCATTTACAAATGTAAATTCATCCATAATAGGACAATGATTCCATGATATTTGCCCTAAAACATTACACGATAGAAGATTGTGAGAATACCTTTCTTGTGGAAGATAAATACAATGTTTTTCCATTGAAGTACCTTTAAAAATAATATTCAATAAATTAAATACATCAATAATTCCTAGTTCAGTAGAATGTCCTGGTGGATACGCATTACAAGAATCTCCAATTAACCATATATTAGAATTATTATGTTTTTTACAATATTGTAATTTATCTTTATGTAATTGAATACCTTGGGGGCAAGATGCTGGTTTTACAAAATGAGCTAAAAATTTTTCATTTTTATTTATTTTGGGACCTAAAAAATTTATAAGATTTATTAGAGTTTCATCTAGTTTTTGTGTATTTTTACATAATAGTATCATGTTAACAGAAACTTCAGCTTCTTTAGAAACAAGTATTTTATAAATAGGTTCCATATTGTTCTTGTTCTTTTTTATATATTTAATAGCATTTTCAAATACACTCATATATTCTTCAAGATCACTAAATCCACTTGCCCAATGATCTACTTCTTGTCTGAATGGTTTATTAGGAAAAGAGTTACTATATTTATGAAAATTATATGCAAACGATATTAAAGAAGACATATTGTTACTGGCCTCATAATCTCCTGTTCCTATTTCTCTGTCAAGATCTTTTAATTTAAAAATCAAAGATTTTGGTAAATGATCACAATCTGATATATCACTAAATATCATAAAAACAGGAAAACTAAATCTAGTCACTAATTGTTTAATTTTCCCAAAAAAATGGTGTCTGGAAGGACTATGATATCCATCAGCGCAAAATATATGGTTATATTTAGTCATATTTTCATGTTCTGACCATTGACTCTTAATATTTATTGATAATTTTAATTTACTATACAAAATAAATTCAATACACTTTACTTGTACATTTGTAATTGTTTTTTGTTTATGAAAACAATCATCTGAACAATCCATTATGGATTCAAGCTTTTCTATAATAGATGTGGATATCTGAAGCAATTGATTTCTTTCAAAAACGGCTCTTTTAACATATAATGTAATTTTTGCTTTTAGACCCTTTGATACTAAATATAATAAATAAGTAGCAACACATAAACCGATTGGACCTTCTCCAATAATAGCAATATTTAATTTATTACCATCTTTTTCATCAAAAACTTTATGTAGACGTGGATTAGACTTAGGTTTTCTTCGAATAGAGTTGCGTGGAATAGACTTAGGTTTTCTTCGAACAGACTTACGTGGAACAGACTTACGTGGAACAGACTTACGTGGAACAAACTTGCGTAGAACAGACTTGCGTGGATTAGACTTAGATTTTCTTCTAACAGATTTATTTTTACGAACTGTTGACCTATTCATTTACTTTAAATAAAGATTAATTTATTGAGTTTGCATTTATTTAAAAAATAACATGATATTACAAAGGACTCAAATTATGTATGACGACAAATATCAAGAGATGAAGATAGTATTGGACGAAATATTCCAAACCAATTGTTCCGAATTGGATATTGGGAAAAGAGCAGGCTGGACTTCGTACATAGATTTTATAAATCCTGATGAGTTAGACGATTCTCATGTTATGAAAGGAAAAGATGTCACGGGTAGGAAGTTTATCGTTTTCAAATCTGAAGTGCAAACTAGCGAAAAAAAAATCCGTTTATTTACGATTTTTTTTCAACGGTGGTATGATTCAGAAGTAGTATATCACTCTGCTGGACATTACGGAACACATATGTTTTTGACAACTGGAGGTGCCTGCTTAATGCAAATAGAATTGTTACGTGATTTGTTAGTAAATGGAATTGTTAATTTGACAGTAGAAAAAATGGAAAAATGTCGCATCGGATACAGAGATTACCTTGAATTAGAAAAGATAGATCCAAACTCAATTGACACCATTATACTTGGATGGTCTGATTAAGTGCAATTTAAAATCGACAGACCGCATTCAAAGGAGATATCGTACAATTTGTGGATACCCACAAAGATAGATTGGGTAGATTCGGTTTTGAACTCGTCCGAACTAGAAAAGATAGATTAAAACTCAATCGACTCCATTATCTTGAATTTCCATTTAGTAAATATACCATATTTATTTAATATAATTTCTTAATTTCTCTAATTATATAAACTCGTTAGTAAAGTCTCCAATTCCAACGACGAACTTGGCAATAGTACACACTGAATAAATGAATTTATTTAAAATTAAATAAATAATCAATTAAATAAAATGGATACAGAAGATTTTAGTTACCTATATGATAGTATAGAAACACTACCACGTAATACTCGTGAGTCAAAAGTTCCTCCTGAAAAAATACCTCCTGAGCTAGCCATGCCAGATCCTGATGATGATACAAAGGAATTTGGCTATGGCATATATGGACCGGATGATGATCTACAACCAAGTGAATGTATACAAGCTTACCAAAAATTAATAACCACTTATAACACTTCATTGTTAAAAAAGTTACCTTCTGATGTGGTTGATGAGTGTACTGAATATGCAAAAAAAACAGCAAAACTAACATTTGATGGAAAAACAAGAATGGTATTAGCTAAACTTATAGAAAATCATCAAGATGATAAAAGACCTATTGCTTCATTTATTGGAGGTCCTATGAATATATCATGTCATTGGAGTGAAAAATATAAGAAGTTGATATATATAATTGGAGAGTTGCACTCTCTTGGAGATGATTGCGCTAAATTAAAAAAAGGCCGTCTTGATAATCGGGAAATTATTGATATTGTAGATTATTTAAAACAATATTTATCGTTTCCCACTGCTTTTACGGATTTTTATCTTGAAATGCCAGCGTTTATAATGCCAGAAGGTTATTATTATCAATTTATTACTAATAATCGTATTGATATATTGAGACACACTTTTCATAAATGTGTAGACTCAAAATTAAGACGTGAAGAGAAAGATTGTAACCTTTCTCGAATGCATTATTTTGATATTAGACAGGGTGATGTTAAAGATGGTAAATTAAATCTAATTTCTGTTTTTATACGCGATGGAACGTCATTAATTGAAAAGCTAAAACACAATTTATATAACAAGAACATTCTTTTTGAACATTTAAAAGCTTTTTATCAAAAATATTATAATATTATAAGGCTTTTTATGTTTTCATCTCATACAGACCCTACTAAAGATGCTAGCCAACATTATTATAATATGTGGTATTCTCAAATTAACAAATTTCCTTTACTTCAAAAAGAATTAGAAAGAGTTGTTGGATATGAAGGTGAAGATATGAAAAGTTTAATAGTAGATTTTATAAAAGAAGAATTGACAGTAATGTTAGGAAGAACAATTGAGAGAAAAGGTTTGGGTCAGAAAATATTGAAAAAGGAGTCCATAGAATTTAACACTGTGTGTTATCAATTTTTTCAAGATTTTAAAAAAGATAAAATTTCTAAACAAATTAAGGTAAAATATTGTATATCTTTAAGTAAACACTTAGAAAGAATTATATACAATTGTATAGCATATAATTCTTTTATAATAGACGCCTACCTGTTGGCTCGTCTATTTAAAAAGTTTGATATAGATACTGAAGATCCACTTAAAAAACGTTCAACTGATGAGCCAGAAGAACCACATAATATAATAATATATGGAGGAACTTCTCATTGTAAAATATATCGAAAATTTCTAACGCAACTTGGTTTTGAAGATAAAGGAAGTTCCGGAGAAATGGATTACGAAAAATTATTTCCAGGTGATGTTGAAAAATGTATAAATATGTCAGCAATTAAACAACCATTATTTTCTGACTGGCCTCCTATTAAACCAAAATCTTCCTCGATCTTTATTCAAAGTAATCCATTGGTTGATAAAGATGCATTATTTAAAGTTCCTGAAACAGTTACAAAACTTCCGCGATCAGGTCCACGTAGTAATCCATATTCGTACAAAAAAACACTTCCTCCTAAAATTTGATTTACTCTTCAAAGAGAGTTATAATAGGAAGAAAATTGTTAATACAATTGATTAGAAATTGTATTAAGAAAAAGGTGAATATGGTATGATGCAACTAATAATCTTACTAAATATATTCTATTGCAATTATCTTTATAAATATAAGTACTCGCTTCCATTAAAAGGTAATTCCAGACTTGTAAAAGGTGGAATAGATGCGAAAAGACCATAATATTCGCGAACAATATATAATAGTTCTGTTTTTGGATCCCAATCGCTTTTATAATCTTTATATGCATTTAAGGGTCTAAGATGAGGATTGCATCTTCCATAATAGTCACATGCCTCTTTTTTTGTCTTGAATTTTACATTCATATAACCAACATGTTTTAATTTAGTATTTTCTCCATCTACCTTTTGTGTAACAAACCGTACTACCTCTAATACATAAGATTTTGTCATTCTCTTTTTTAATAATAGTTTATCTTTAAACATAATTGATTTCATTCAAAATCAATTTAAATATTGTGGCGATAAAACCATATGACAACACGCCACCATTTGAAAATTGGATTATGTATGTCAGTCAGTTTCTGGTCCATGCATTTCTCGTTCAGAACGTGCTAATATATCATCTATATGTTGGATTTGAAGTCGCTGTTCTCGTGTAAGAGGTAAATTTTGTTGCCTCGGACGAAGCCTAAATGCTACTAGTACAAAAAATCTACCATTTTCTCCTCTCATAAATTCCTCATAACGTCCACGATCATCATATCTAAACTCGTTTGGAAATGATAATTCATCAGCTCCAAAACCAAATGTATCATACCGTTTAACAGCAAAATTCTGATAACGTCTATTCATACTTTGCCATGACTCTAGCCTAGGGTCTATATATAGGTCAGGTAATGATGCAAGAGCTGTTCGATGTTCAATTGATAGAAAAGCAGGTCCTAGTGGTTCTGGAGTACGAACTGGAGTAGGAAATGGATTAGGAACTGGAGTAGGAAATGGATTAGGAACTGGAGTAGGAGCTTGAGTAGGAGCTTGAGTAAGAGCTGGAATAACTCTTCCAACTGTGTTCATAAAATTCTGATATTCAACACACTCATCTCTAATTGGCTTCCAAATTGTACCTCTTTGATTTTCATACCTTTTTACAAAATCATCTAATATATTTCTTAGAGCATAATTTGGAACAAGAATGTCGCTTATACGTTGTCTTGTCTTAGGGCACGTATTATTACGCACAAGCCAGCTTTGTATCGATTCTCTTTCATACGTTTGTCCATTACTACATATAACTGGATCTTTTAGTATTGAATTATGACAAGATAAACCATCAAGTTGATTCATTGCTTTTGAAAACTCTTCCTCTTTCATATTTACACCACAAAGTTCTCTTATGGATCTTTCGGTTAAAAAAGAAGCATCTGATTCTCTAATTTTTTGAAAAGCAGTTTGTGTAGCATTTTCCCCAAGTTCTTCACGTTCTTTTCTCTCAATATATGCAATAATCTCATCTGGTGAAACAGATGCTTTAGTAGCAAGGTGTTCTAAACTCTCATCGCCAATACTTTCGGTTGTAGACTTAAGAAGATCCGCAACTTTTTCAAAAAGAAAAAATCTTCTAAAAGCTTCCTCTTTATAATTTCCTTCCGGATCTTCTTTATGTAAAAGATCTTTATAAGACATTGATATTACGCTTAAATGTTTGGTAAAGACACCACCGCCACCGCCACCAAATAACCGACCGCCAGCACTGCAACCCAAAATTATTGAATGTGGTCGATATTTGTATACAGGATTTTGTCCTTTAAAATCTAGACGAATAAATCCGTTAGGAAGTCTTTTTTGTGTATTAAAAAAAGTATTGTGCCCCCATTGTGTTTCACCAGTTATTTTATTTTGGTAGTATATTTTATCATCTTTACTTTTTTTTTCTTTGAAATAATCCATTTATTATTAGAGTTTTTTTGAAATAAATTTACTTTTTTTACAATTTAGAATCGTAATTTTTTAATCTATTTGTACCATTTATATCTATTAAAGATTGATATGTCTAAAGGTGTAAAATAAATATTATGTATCAGCAAAAGAAATATTTTTTAGATGTTGTATGGGTTGTTGTTGTTGTAGGTATTGTTGTAGTTCTAGGTTTTGACTCAAAAAAGGTATTAAAGGAAAGTTATTTGGATTATTGACTCCTTTAGAATTATATGTGTTAGAGTATGAATACGTAAGATCAAAATAAGTAATAAAAACATTTTTTTGATTTGTATCTATGTCAATGTCTACTAAATAATTGCCCATATTTATTTTGTCAATTACATATATATCCTTCGACAATAGTAAAATCGTAGGATCTGTAAATTCTTTTTTCTGGTATTTCTCATTCTTATATATAGTTTCAAATACAACTTCTGTGTCATATACAGTGACTATTGAATTAATTGCTTCAGTATCACTCTTATTATTAGAAATATAATATTTCCCAAAAGGAGGTTTTTGATCTTTAAATATGGATGTCATTTTTAGAATATGTCTATATATTTAATTTTAATAAAATAATCATTCGCGTGCTCTTTCTGTATTAAAATTTGATTTTCTCTTCAAACAAAGTTCCGATAGGAAGAAACTTTGGAATAGTTTTAGTATTTCCATGGCATTCATAGTCTATCTTATTAAACCCATCTCTGTATTTTATTATATTTAAATACCCACCGTACTGTTCTAAAAGACGCCAATGCGGAGATGGTCCTATTACTATCATCTTAGTTCCCATCATAGTGTTATACATTTTCACCAAGAGAGTGCTTGATAAATCGTACATTCTATCGTGCTTATTATCATTAATCCATGCCTGACAACAGTTAAAAGAACAAAAAACACCATCAGTCTCATAATATTCTCCAATTTTCAAAGAGATCTGATCATTTTTTAGAGTTTGCAAACGACGCTTTTCAGTAATGTTTTCTTTTATGGTATACGTATCTCTACTGATATGAGAATGATATTTTTTCTCAGCTTGACTTGGAATATATTTAATTGGGCATCCTATCGGGTGAGTTTCAAAAGGATGTCTACACCAATAACAATGATACCGAAGGAGATTTACGTCCATTCTAGATTGAAAATCTATCATAGAAACATGACACGTATGTAATTTTTTAGACTCGTCTAGAAACGATATTACTTCAGGAGTACCCTTGTCAGTATTTAGTTCGGTAAGTTTTGTCGTATTTGCAGAATTCTTTTCTTCAACCAACTCTTTAGAAATGTTTTGTATACCATATGTTACATTTATACGTGCGACATTTACACCCATTAGAGTGAAAGTATACTTACTCTTTTTAGAGTTTTGATTTTCAGTCATTTTCTATTCAAACTCTTATTTTTAGTTTCCATTTTCACTTTTATTTTTAAGCATTTACAATAATTTATCTGTAATAATTAAAATGCTAAAGTGTCAAAAAAATAAACTCTGGGTAGAAAATATATCAAATCTTTTGTGCTCGTACACCCTTATTCCAATGACTGGAATGACCCTTGCCGAACAGATGAACTCTTTGAGTAGACTGGTAATCTTTATTTTTATGATTTTACTTACAACAGGTTTTCAGTCTAGCGTCCTTTTTTTACTTCTTTCTCTTCTATTTATAATTATTCTTTACTACATACAAAAGAATCGAATGGAAAGATTTGATGTAGAACATTATACTCCTATAGATAATACACAAGTGAATAACTTATCTCAAACTCCTATAGATAATACACAAGTGAATAACTTATCTCAAACTCGTGTAAATTATCTGAACAATTCTGAAGAAATATATGATGACAGTAAATTAGGTGTTTCTAGAAAAATTTACGATGATAATAGTGTAAATTTAGATAATATAAGTGGTACGTCGAGTGATCCAAATTGGATGTCGCCAAATCAAAAAATGGTTGGACCTGCAAATCCTAAGACAAATATTCAACCTGTTATTGTACCACCAGCGGCCGATCCTAGTTTTTGGCGAGGTACAAATCTCAGTTCATCTTTAAAAATCAATCAACAGGGTAACACCGACTTGTATCGTTCGGGTTATTTAATTTCTAATAACGATCAACTCACAGAAAAATACCGTCAAAAGGATAGAAATAAATATAATGGTGAAAGTGTTAATAAAAAACATCAGCACAATGAAGATACAGACACCGGTTCTTTTCAACAAAATAATATAGGAGATATAGAAACTTCGTGGGGTTATAACAAAGACCAACTTAATTATGCAGGTCTGCCCTCCAATTTAGCTGCATCTGGATTCTCTAGAAATCCTTCTATGAAACAATATAATGACAATTTGTTTACACAAACTATTCAACCAGGTATCTACACAAGAAGTGAAATTGTCGAACCAATAAATTCTAATATGGGTGTTTCTTTTACACAACAATTACCACCGGCATCATCTAGAATAGATCCAATGACTGGAGCATTGTTAAGAACTGAGCACGATCCCCGTATTGTAAAACCTTATTTGAAGAATACGTCAGCTTACACTGTAAATGAAGGAGATATATACGATCCGAGATTTACTGGATACGGTACTTCATATCGTTCATACAATGATGATGCATTAGGACAAACTCGTTTCTATTATGACGATATTAACGCTGTTCGTATGCCAAACTATATATCACGTAGTAATATAGATACTGAACCTTTTGCTGATAGCTACGGACCTATTCCAAAAGGATTTGAAAAGGGAAATCCCTATACTGATAAAATTCATAGTTTAGCTGAGAATGCTTTTCTTGAAGGAGCTATTCAGCACCGCACAGAGTTATCGGAACGGCTGATGCGTAAGGTTAATTCTGAACAGTGGCAACGTCGTGCTGCTCCTATTAATAGGAACGGTGGTCGTATGTTAGGTGGTTTTGGAAGATAAAAGTGGAGGCTAACAACTGGTGCTCTTATTCGTATGAATTAGTAAGAACATTCTTTTTTAAAAATAAAAGAATATTTAATTCGTAAGTTTTTTAATCAGAAAATTGCTTTCATTACATATGAATTACTAATTTTAAACTAAATTGTTATTTAAAAATAAGCTTCTTATAAGTAAGAAGTATATTACGGCGAGTTAAAGCGGTTAAGGGCGTAGTGACAGGATGAAAACCAAATCTTTTCGCAAACCCTAAAAAATACCATATCTCTTTTAGAGATTAGAAAATTACCTTTTGGTATTTTTTTAGCCTCGATTTACTTCTTACCATGGAGCTACACATGGTTTAGAAGCCCCTTTACGGGGCTGGATTCATATAATTTTGTATGAATCTAGTAGCGGAGATACAATACAGATTCTAAAAAGAAAAAGTTTTTAGAATTTTAATATAGGAATAATTTTTTTTAAAAATTGGACTATAAAAAAAAATAAATAATATTTCATCTTTTAATAAATGGATTCGTTGGATTTGAATGAAGATTATATATATCTTATTAATAATTTAGGTCAAGTAGAATCTATACATCATTCAAGAATTAAAATTCTTGGATTGTCAAACTATTTTGAAATTGATATTCTAGACGAGATTTTTGTTTTTAAAGTGATTTATATTCAAGAAATTCTTAATGGCAATCGTATGGTAGCTTTAATACCAAAAAAACTAATAGGACAGATTATTGAAAGATTATTGTGGAATAGTCAAAGATTATTGTGGAATAGTGAAGATGTAGATGTTCGTATTTTTAGAATTGTTAAATTGGATGAGGATATTTCTAAAAAAGATTTAGAAAATATTTATGTTGTTGACTTCAAAAAATTTTGTCCAAATTCTGGTGTTTGTATTTCCTTAGCACAATACGCTGAACAAATTAAAAATTATTTTTTAGGATTTAGTAATTTTACTTTAGTAACATCAGTGAGAAAAATAGGCAATAATTCTTCTAATGGATTCGTACATGAAATTTTATATGAACGTGACGGATATACAGCAAAATCAATTTTGAAATCAACAAACAGTGCATTCGCAGATAATCTTTTATATGAATATTTAGTTGGACAATATATTAACAAAAAATATGATATTTTTCCTTGTTTTATACGAACATATGCATGGTTCAAGTATAATTCATATACTGATTGGAAAAAAATTAGCAAAAGTACTAGTATTACTTCTTCTGATCTTATAAATAGTATGACTAAAGATAGAGATTTATTGAAAACAATAACAGAAAGTAAAGAAGAAAGTTGCTTTAATGACAAAAAAGATCAGAGTACTAAAAGACAATGTACAGTGATAGAGTATCTTCTCGGTTTTGCATGTAAAAACTCAGAATATTTATCTATTCTAATTGAACATATTGATTCTAAAGCGTTAAAAAACATGTTAGATGATAATTCTGAATTTATAACTAATAATGAAATACTTTACGTGTTATATCAGATTTATATGGTATTAGCGACAATAGCTGATGAATTTACTCATTATGATTTACACACTGGAAATGTATTGGTATATGAACCAGTTCGTGGAAAATATATTGACTATATATATAAATTAAAAAATGGAGACATCGTACAATTTAAATCTAAATATATTGCAAAAATTATAGATTATGGACGTAGTTATTTTAATGATCCTTCCAACAAAGATATATCTGGATCATCAAAAAAGATATATGATAAAATATGTAATAATGTGAATGATTGTGGTGATATTGGTGATGATTATGGATTTTTCGAGATGGATGTGTCTAGTAATCGTAATGTAAGTAAAGATTTATCATTAATCAAGCAAGTAAAAACATATCTACAAAAATATCCTAGTTCACAAAGTTTATTAGAATCACTTAATAAAGTTGATCTTGGCCTTGGCACAAGATATGGAACACCTGAAAAATATGATAATAGGGGTATTGGTAATATAGAAAATATATTTGATATACATGATGAATTAAAGAAACTAGTATTACAGAATAAAACTAACAATGAGAAGGAATACAGAAAAATGATATCTTTAGGTTCTTTAACAATTTATCAAACAGGAAAACCAATGAAATTTATACCATATAATAAATTTAATACATTTATATGAATTTATTTAATGATAATCAATTTGAAAGACACATATTTGATCCAGTACAAAAGTTTTATTTGTATTAGAAACTTTAAAACTCATTTATAATATTATTTATTTAACTCCACCTTGGCTCCCATCGTTGTTGATTGTACTTACGCATTTGTTTAGAAAGAAGATCTTCTCTATGTTCTTGAGTATCTTCGATCCACGACAAACATCCATTGTAAGAAGATCTATCCATATTTATAGGATCATTTTTGGTTAAAATACGACGTTCGTATTGTGGTTTTATACCACCCATAGGATCTTTGTAAAGCTCACCAGATGAAAGAATCTTATTAGTGTAAAGAGGTTCAAAAAAAGGATCCTCTATCGATTTGTCTATATAATATGTGATATGACCAGCATTTATGTCAGAATAAGTACGATAATTTTTACCATAATTATCTAGAGAAGTATCTGTATAAATTTTCTCGAGAGGGATTCTGCCATCAATCGGTGGACGATCAACCGTTAGAACTTGTTCGTGAGATGCAGAAAACAGTTTTGGATCTCGACTACCCCATCGCCTACCAGAATCAATAGGATAAAAGTCATTTGCGTATTTATTATTAAGAGCATTTGGATTTAGAATGCTAATACCATTCTTGTTTTTAGGTTCATTACGTTCTCGAAATTGCAATCTAAGAAAAGAATTCAATTCTTTTGGAATCTCACATTTTTCAATTGACATGTTAGTAGTCATTTTCTCTAAGAACAAGATTAAAAACGAAAAGCTTACGTTTTTGGAAAAATTTTAATGTTTTATCAACATTAAAATATGTATTTATTTACTTCTTAACACACTTGCCAGACTTGCGTCTACGCTTCTCACTCTTCTTGCACTTCTTACGGCAACGACCCGACTTGGAGCTACGCGACTGGCTCTTCTTGCACTTCTTACGGCTACCCGACTTGCTCTTACGGCTGCCAGACTTGGGCTTGCGGCTACGCGACTTACGCTTAGAAGATTTACGCTTGCGGCTACCCGACTTGGGCTTACGCGACTTACGCTTGCGGCTACCAGACTTGGGCTTACGTGACTTACGCTTGCGGCTACCAGACTTAGGCTTGCGGCTACGCGACTTACGCTTCGGCGACTTACGCTTTGACGAAGACGAGGAAGAAGACGATCGCCGGCTCTTCTTCTTACGGCAACGACGGCTCTTTACATCGCGAGTTTTACTGGGACCACACTTCTTCTTACGGCAACGACGGCTGATTACATCTCGAGTCCTGCCAGGACCACACTTCTTGCGGCTACGCGACTTACGCTTAGACGATTTACGCTTAGACGACTTACTGCTAGAACGACTGGAAGGAGTACCCTTCTTCGATCCTGAACGACTCTTGGGAATGCTAACCTTGTGAGAACGAAGCTTTGATTTAAGACTCGCCTTCTTTAGACCGGAATAGGTAATACCGTGAGATTTTGCCAACTTTTTCAGTTGAGCCAAAGACGCCCCCTTTCGAGACCGTGACTTTCGCGACGGGCTTTTACGTGATTTCGCCATTTCTTTATTATACACCGAGAAAAATAAAATAACGGAAAAATAAATTTCAAATTTAAACATTTGAAATTTAGAATGCTTCTATATTATCTTGATTTTGTTTCATAATTTTTTTAATTATGAAAATTTTATTAAAATTATTCTGTGATAAGGTTAACAGATAATACATCTTTTTTTGTGTCTGAATATTTCAACAAACTATCTATTAATTCAACATGACCCATCATCATACGCCTACAACATATCTTTTTTAATCCTAATCTATCAAGAGACTCTTTCATATCTACACCTTCACTTAACAAGTTTTGATATGGAGCCCATTTTCCGCCTATAACTTTTCCACATGTATAACATCTGACTGGTAGAATGCACATTTTTATTTTATTCTTCGGAAATCAATCGTAAAATTCAGTTTTTATTTAAGCTGTAAAATTAGGTTGTTTTACCCAGCAATTACTCAATTTTGAATATCCACCACCTGTATGATGGTAATAATGTATAACCGGAGGAATTGTTTCCATATAATTAACTACCGGATAACTAGGAACACTTTCCATTTCAAAATTCTCAGAAAATCCTTCCTTTTTGCATTTAAGTAAGCAGTCTTGATATTTAAATTCTCTAGATTTTAGTGTAGCCGTTGGGATAACAGCCTTAGCGCTGATGTCACAATTATCTTTACACTCCTCATATTTGTGGCGAAATTTTAGGTTTGTAGACCATTCTTTTGATTTTTGTATACCATCACCACCTTTGTTTTTCCAACAGTCCTGATAGCATGGGTTTTGAGGCTCGCTTGCCGGAAAATCTTCCTTAACCTTAAAAAAAGCATCAATATCATCATCACTAAACAATTCTACGCAATCTAGTTTTTCTAGAAGATTATTTTTACTCCCAGGCCATCCTGTACATGTTCTTTTATTGACTGTGTTAACAAAATGAGGAAAACCTTGAACACCGTATGGGGCTTCAAAGTTTGATAATACTTTAATTTTTCCAGAATTAATTTCTTCAGCAAGCGCCTCTTTGGCATTATCGCAATGACCACATCCATTCATAGCGTAAAAAATAATTTTTTCCGAAGTCATTTTATAATAGTAAAGAAAAAGAAAAAGAAAATAATGTAAATTATTTATTTAGCTGTAATTTTAGTTTTTAACATCATCGCGTTTAATTCTTGCAAAACAAGTTTTCCAACATATGGTAACTTTACTGGTAATACTTGATCAGTATCACACGCTCTACATTCAGTCTTACTAGTTGCAAAATTACCACACTTTGAACATATGGATACTTGATACTTATCCGAAACCAAGAACAGCCTCTCCTGTAGGAATTTAGATACGCCATGACCAATCATACAATTATGCGCAACAATTCCATTTGCTAAAAAGGTATGAGTATCATCAACTTGAATATCATATACAGGATGAACTCCAGCAGGTCTAATATCAATCACTCTTAAATTCATAGTTGGTAGTCCTTCACACTTGCGATTCACTCCATATGACACACTTAGATTGGTTAGACCTTCTAGAAGAGTTGTATCTTCTTCACATGGAGGAGAGTCACCACTATCTTCTGGCTTGACAGGCTCATCTTGTAAAAACCAATCTAATGCGCCGATATCTTTCAAATATTCTTCTGCGTTCGGAAAGCCTTTTCCCCTGAATTTTCCAAAACTGGTTCCCTTTACTAAATGATCATTAATATCATGTGTACTGGGAATAGCATAAGGATGAAGAAGTGCTTCTGTTTTATTCAGATCTTTTACCGCTTTTTCTATCGCTTTTTTCGTAGGTACAATCTTATCTGGAAATTCCTTCTTAATTTCACTAAAATTGGTAAGTTCATCAACCCTTTGAACCAACCAATTGTGCTGACGAGTTACTCCATCCCTTAAACGTTTATAAGATGCTCCAGCTTCTAGTCGTTGAGATTTGTGACAGCAATACCGAAAACCGATTTTTTCATGGAACATAGGTAAATCATCAATACATATATGAAGAGTAAGTTGATAGCTTTTGTTTTCTTTCAATGAATCTACCTTTTTCTTTGATGATGTTGTCTCTTTTGCTTTTTGTATAGTAACATTATGAATATCAAATCTAGCTAACAAAGTCTGAAGTTGCTTCATCATTTCTTCTAACGAATCAAGTTGAGATCCACATTTGCTTTTTGAAAAACTTACAGAAGTTAACAAATCTCTCTTTCCTCTATGAAGAGCGAGAACACAAGTATGACCGTCTCCACCAAACAACCCACCCAAAAACTCGCGAACTATCGGTAATGGACAAGATGGATCTGTGATAAAGGTAGGTAGTTGTGCAGGTTGATTAATTTTTTTACCAACTAGTATTCCTTCTATCTTCATAAGGTCTGATAGAAAGTTTTGTGGAATCCTTATACAATAATAGTTTTTCTTTGTAAAATTTTCTTGTGTTATCATAGCAAATTTTCCTAAATCTTCCAGTGCCGAAGAAACGTCTATTTCATGACCAAGATTTAATATTCCATTATAAGTTTTACCACTAAGATAAATTCCACCATCTGCACAAATATATCCAACCAACCGAGCAAACGAAAGAGCATGAAAATAGGATTCTTCATCCTTAACTTTTAGCCGTGTATCACCTGCTTGAAACTTCCAATTTGCACACTTTTCAATTTCTTCTTTTACAATAATCAAAGGATTTGTAATACCTGTTTTAAGTTGTGTAGCCCCTTTTACCATTTCGCAAATAGGCACCCACGCATTCTCGCTTGTAAGCATTTTATGATTATCTGTAAAACGAATAGTACGTCCATCCTGAAAAACAACATCTACACATTTTCTATCTCCTTTGCTTAAAAAATTGCTTTGAGTAGAAGGAATTATTTGTTGTTTTTCTTCGTGATAACTTAAAACGGTATAGTTCTTGTTTTCCATAGTTCCAAGTTCTACGCTCAAACCGCAATTTAAGGGAATTGGCGAGCGATAGTCCCCACAGTCTCTTTCCATTTCGCCAAATCTCTGTCCACCATCACGTGAACGACCTTCCAATGGCTGTCGCGTGAGAGTTGTCACAGGTCCGGTTGCGCGTGCGTGCATCTTATCAGAGACAAGGTGTTTCAAACGTTGATAGTAAACAGGACCAATAAAAAACATTCCCATATTTTCACCTGTCATTCCGTTCATTAGAATTTCTTTTCCCGTACTTTCATAACCAAGCATACCTAGCGTTTTGCATGCTTCTTCTGCTATATTTTTACTTTCTTTCGTGAAAGGCGTTGCGTCGCCATACTTACCGTTAATTGTACAAGATTTTCCCATTACTGATTCAATTAGTTGATTAATAGTCATTCTCGAGGGTATGCATTGCCCTGTTATAATCGGTCTAGACGCTTCTACAACAATATCGTTACTATCACGTTTTGCTCTACGAGTAATAATAAATCCATGTGGCATTGTTACACACCAAGTTAAACCAGTATATTGTACTTTCTTTACATCATTATTAGAATGTAAGATAGGATCAATGTTTGTATAAGATATTTTCCATAAATTTTGACTAATTTCAAAATGCGATGAATAACCACAATGAAGATAAAGACGAACTACATCATCTCTAAATTTATGAGAAGATGTATAAATTATATTACGACTACAAGTAAGACCAGAAAGAATTGATCGAGTAAGATCAATTGGAAGGTTCCATACCCATTTAGCTAATCGTTTACCAGTCGTGTGATCTGGAGATAATACACTCAACCAATTTTTATTAATAATTGTAAATATTGAATTTTCATATGTATAATCTATTGTTGGAACTAGAACAAGTATTTCAAATCTCTTTTTTAACCAATCATCAGTAGATAATAAATCGAAACCAAAACGTAAGCAATTATCACCTACTAAGTAACCATATAACTCAAAAAATGCGATAAGTTTTTCATATGTATTAAGAGCAAGCAACTCCAAAAATGGTATACCGGTTATATTTCCTTCAAAGCCAAATCGAGCTTTTCCTGTAAACTTAAATACTTCTGAAAACATTAGTTCTTGTGCTTTAATTTTTTTATAATCAGATTCTAATGGTTTGGTTTGTTTAGCAAACATATCATGATCTGTAGTAACAAGTAGAGATACTTTTTCAATCATGTGTGTAAATTCAATCATTTCCTGTGTTTTTGTTTCATTTAATATGAAAGCGGTTGGCTGCTCATATACAAGACGACCCGTTTGATGATCATACCCAGCAATTCTAAGTATACCTTTATCATATGCTTGTTTGGCTTCTTTCCAATTCATAAAACCATGTTCTGTAAGAATCTCGTGATCTTCAGCGAGACAATGCGGATTTATTATAATATCTGGAACAATTCCTTCTCTTGTAAAAGGCATGTCTTCTTGCTTATACACCATACCCACTGTTCCTTTTTGAGCGGCTCGCGATGCAAACTTATCACCGACTTCAGGAATTCTCAAAGACCTAATCACAATTTTGACAAGTTTATAGCCATTTGGTGTTATTGTAGAAAAGATGCGATCAATATACCCTTCCTCTCCTTTTCCAATTACTACAGAGCAATCACTAAATATTTCGTTTCCCGATTTGTCAGATTGAATAGAAATCTTTCCAATAATAACGTCTCCTTTCTTTACAAAAAGTGCATCTCCTCCTCTAATCTTACCTTTTTCATCAATCCACTTGGGATGTCGTAAACGAACAATACCGTTTTCATCAAGTAATCCATAATTAGCATCATGCTTTCTTCTGTCTATCGGGGGTATACATATCTTCTCAGAATTATAACCCTGTTTCTTTTCTTCATCACTATGAGTTTTATAAGTAGTAGCCCAAAACAAACCACGTTGAACAGCGCTATAATTTAAAATCACAGAGTCTTCTTGGTTGAAACCAGTATAACAAGCAATAGCAACAATGCAATTTAATCCAGATGGCATATCGTTAAATCCCATCATTTTTGCTGCTTTGGTTCCTACCAAGGGCCGTTGTGGAGTATTAAGAACGTGTACAACTGTATCTGCTCTAGTTAAATGAGAAAGAGCGAACATACTCATCGCTTGTTTACCCATCGACGAATTATGTACACAAAAAGAATCTCCAGCTATGAAACTATGATTCTCGGATTCTGTTGTGATATCGGCAATCATGTTTCCCTTTACTGATCTTGTCTTGCTTACTATTTTAACAAATATAGCTCTATCTTTTACTTGTCTTTTCCAAGATTCAAAAGAATTTGGTATTCTGTTTTGACAAGTTTTTTGATACTCATAAACTCTAATGCTTTCAACATATTTAAATATATTATATCGCCAACCTATTTTTTCAAAATAGTTTATATGATTATCAGGTGTGCTTTTGAAATAAAGATGCACATCATCACTCTGAGAATGTTGTGCTTTTTTAATTAAAAAAGGCCCAGAACACTCAATATCAAATTCTTCAAATAACCCTTTCATTTCTTTCATAAATTCAAGTAAACTATTTGCATAATCAACTCGTGATGATAGACTTGTATGATTGAATAGAAATTTTCTAGATGTTACACCTGTTAATTTATTACCCCCTTGAAATCCAGATAAAAATTCTCTTTTGACCAACATGGAACCGTTTTTAATCCAGTTCATCAATGGAGGATGAGATTGGATTGTTCTTTTTCCTACATATCCATCTACAAGGCCGATAAGAAGACTTGCGAATGCATTGTTATAAATTATTTGTTTACATTCACCATATTTTTCAAATATAACATCTATGATTTTATTAACATCTGTGACTTTATTAGCAGAAAATCCCAATTCATGCAAATCTTTTAGAAAGTCTTCGCAATCTTCTATAGAATAAAAATTAAATTGAACTTGAGGACGTTTATCATATAAACCAGCGCTACCATTTGTAATTAAATAGCCAACTATTCTAGCTAGAATAGGTAATGATGTACTTTTAATTGGATATAGACCAATACTTGTCAAATCATTAATATGTTTTTCTTTCACTGATGTTTCAGGTAAAGTAATATATAAATCTTCATCATCACCGCTATACACAACTTGTTGAGGGATTACACATATATTTTCCGCGTCTATCGCGTGTTTCCATCCATCCGTTGTTAGAACAGGATGATCTACTGTACAAGTTATTTTTCTACCAGATTCTGTTTCTACAGTTATTATTTCTTTCTCTGTTTCTCTAACATATTGGTTTATTACCTTTGTTGTGGATTGTACACAAGTGACAGGGTCTACCGATACAACAGAATCACCAATTTGTATGTCTTTTATAGCTTTTTTCGTATTGTCAGCCATTACAACTAATGTTTCTGGGTCTAAACATTGGTAGCAATTTCTAGGAGAATTATGTACACAAAATGTATCACCGCATAAAAAGCTTTGATTTGTTGATTCAGTTGTAATATCTGATATTATCGTTTCTAAACTTTCTATTTTACTTTCAAGTGGTATGAAAAGAGTAGTACTCTTCCATTTTACAATATTTCGCCATTCTTCTGGTGAAATTTTATCATCTTGTAATGTATTCTCTAAATATTTAAGATACTCCACGTAAATACCACTCTCAATGTTTTTATTTACGTTGTATCGATATCCAACTATATTAAAATACTTGATCAAATTATTCGACGAATCACAAATCTGATAATATACGCTCTTTTTATTGTGATCGCATTTAACGCTACTTGTCTCAATTTTAAAATATCGTAAAAGTTCAACTATATCATTCATAAACTCTGTCTTTGAAATATCTAGATTATCTGATTGACACGTAATTTTTGAACCATATCCACCGTAAAATCCAGCCAATAATTCTCTTTTAACCAAATCTGATGCGTTTTTAATCCAATATGGTAAAATTTTGAATTCTCCCTTTTGAATAGTGTTGTTACATCCAAGAGCAATAAACAATGAAGGAAATGATCCAGAATATTCTATTGTGGAATGATAAGTAGATTCATTCACTCCTACAAATTTTGCTACATTGGAAATACATTTATACTTAAATCCTAACCTTTCAGCATCTTCATTAAATAGAGTAGCACTATGTTCATCTGTAAAGTATACATTTAGTATTACATCACCTTGATCTGAAAAGCCAATATAACACCATTCTGTAGATATAAATCCGAAAAGACGACTTATAATATATAAATTAGTATCGGTACTTTTTATCGGAAAGGATAATTCAGACGCGTATTTTGTTACAAAACTTTCTTTTATTTGAGCATTCAAACATCTTTCAATAAATTGGTCTTTGGTAAGAATTACATACTCATCAACTAAAATAGATACTGGTTTGGGTTCTGTTGATACACCTACTAATGTTTTTCCAACTTCGATTTCTTCTATACGTTTCCATCCATCAAAAGTCATAAAACGATGATCAAAAGTTGCTGTGATTTTTCGACCGCTTATTGTGGTAATTTCAAATAATTGTTTGTCTGTTTTATTTGTATATGTATGTGAAACTTTTGTAATACTTTGTTGTTGTGTTTCAGGATGAAATGTGATTACTTCATCTCCAACTTGAACGTCACATATTTGTTTTACAGTTCCATTAGCCATATACACGGGTTCATTTTTAAAGATGCATTGTGAATGATCTGGGAAGGGAATAATTGATGCCATAACACCAAGCATCATCGCGGGTGAGATTTCACAGTAATCACTCTTAAATTTAGAAAGTTCTTTTTGATTAAAAGCAATCACTGAACCGTTAGCCTCCATGTTATCAATATATTCAATAAAACCTTTTTCTACAAGCTCATCCCAGTTTGTTCCATCCTTTTCTTCCGCCAAAATCTTTTCATCTTCAACTTTAAACACAGGTCTTAGTAATCTACCTTCATCTGAACAAACGTGTACCTCGTTATCTACTTTTTCATAAGAGATTGATACATCCCATGGAAGCATCTTGATACGACGCAGTTCCTTTAGCTCTTCTATCAATTCTGAAGTGTATTCGGTACCACCCAGAAGTATTCCGTTTAGAAACACCTTTGCTCGATCTTTTTCACATTCTCCAATCTGGGACATATTCTCGCACAATTCAATTACTTCTTTAACTAAAACAGTAGGGGTTCTATTTGAAATACGTGTGAGAAGGGATAAATTCAAGACAATTCCAACAGGAGCACCTTCAGGAGTTTCAACAGGGCATATGTACATAATTTGTGAAGGATTAATTTGTCTAATTGCAGCATTCTTAGATTCTTTTCCAACTGGAATTGAAACACGTCGTAAGTTAGAGAGAGTTGCGCCATAAGATAATCTTGATAGTATCTGAGCTACACCAGCTCTAACATAGCTATTTTTAGGAACACCCCAATTTCCCGTACCAAAACAATGGTTAAAACCTTTTGTGATATCAGTTAGACGCGGAATAATGCTCATGACATCTGGAAGTTGTTTCTTTTTCTCGATTGTTGATACTATGGTACCTACATACTTTTTGAAAAGTTGTCGAAAAAGCTCATGACATAAAACTCCTGGTGACTCTACACGCTTATTGATATAATTATCTCTGTCATCTGGTTTGCGATGTTCAAGAGAAGTCGATAATAATTTATTAACCATATGTCCTAATAAATAAGCCTTATCTCTTGTAGAAGATGTGACACCCATGTGTGGAAAAATTTCACAATCGACAACTTGTTCAGCGTAATCTTTTCTCTCTCCTTCTTTTATGGGATGGTTAGTACGTTGACCAATAAATCTCAGTGCATTATTTCTAGTAGCAATTTTTTTCCAGTGTTCAAGATTTTCAGTCTTCCACATCTCCTTCAATCTAACCATAATTTTTTTCTTACCATCCGCTGATGTTTCATCAACATTTAAACTATTAGCAACAATCTGTTGATTTTCCAATACAAATGTATCAAACGGATCTCCTTGTTCATCCACAAAAAAAGAATCATTTGATATTAAACGAATATACTTTTCGGCACCTTTTGGTGTTCCAATTAAATCACTAAATTGATCTGAACTATACCCCATTGCCTTAAAAACAATTCCCATTGGAATTGGATCTTTAATATATGGCAATGAAAAACACAGTGTTCTGTCATCACTTCCGATCATTGCGGACACTAAGACAGAGTGTCCTGTCTCTTCAGACATGCTACGCATGTCGCAACAAAATCTATACTTATCACCAGATCTTTGTTCTATAACGAGAGGTATGTTATAAACTCCGCGTAACTGTGAAATCAAAACTCTTTCTTTTCCCTTGATTACAAAATAACCACCTTGATCATGTTCACATTCTCCTGCTGATATTCTTTCATCTGGAGTCATATTAGTAAGATAACAATTGCTGCTTCTCAACATAATTGGAATGCGCCCAAGTACAACTCTAACATGCTCTGTTACTTCAGATTCCTTTCCGTCGATTTCGAGAGTTTCTGTTACTGTTGCATATATCGGTGAATCGTAAGTCAAATCTCTCTGACGAGCCTCTGAAGGGTAAAAACTTCGAAGAACTCTTGTATCTTCTGTGACAGTGGGTTTTGGAACATATACATTGCTAAAAGAAACTCTGTACTTAGAGTAAGATACTGTACCTTTACTTCCTTTTGTTGTTATACATATTTCTGGTTCTTCTGTTATTATTTTGTGAATTCCTACGTTTACAAACTCGTCAAAAGATTCTGTTTGGTGATGTACGAATCCTTTTGTTTTAAAGTGATTTTCAAGAATATTCCAAGTGTGTTCTTCCGACATCATTTTGAAAATTTAAAGTTTAGTTGATCCAAAAATTCGTTTTTGAATTTTTGCTAAAACATTTGAATTAAAAATAAAAATGGAAGAGATACCAATAATCTTTACAGATGGTTCTTGTTTGAAAAATCCAAAAGGCCCAGGTGGATGGGCGTTCACTTTAATAGAAAATGGTAAACAATGGACAATGTCAGGAGGTGAATCTAGTACTACTAACAATCGTATGGAGTTAATGGCTGTTATTGAAGCTCTTAATTTTGCTCAGGGAAATGAATACGCAATACATACAGACAGCGAGTTAACTATAAAGTGCGCAACAGGTGTTTACAAAAGAAAAGCGAACAAAGATTTATGGGATGAATATGATCGTGTTTTACGGTCTAGAAAAATAAATTGGGTTTGGGTAAAGGCACATAATGGAAATCGTCTTAATGAATATGTTGACCGTCTTGCTCGCAAAGAAGCAGAAATGTTGAAAAAATAAAAATCTTGATGAATTAATAAATGTCTTCTCAATACGAAGAAAATTCTTCGTCAGTCAATGGCTCGTCATGTGCATACGCAAAATTGTCGAATTATAATAATGGAACAAAATTTCTTAATATGCCGAAGCCTCCTCTTCGAACAGGTCAAATACCGAATACCTATGTTATTCCGTCGTTTGATCTTCCTGGTTATAATTCCCTTGTTCATGTAGCAGGTGGTGCGTGCGGCGGTTATCCTCCGATTGGTCCGGCTTACAAGTCAGACGATGGTAGTTGCAAAACTACATACAAAAATATGCAATGCGGTACATACTAATTTTACATTTGCATTTTTATATTACGAATGTGTAATATAAAAATATCATGTTTAGAAGCAAACACCTGCTGTCTTCTGTCCCGCCTGTACCCAAAGAAGAATACACAGTATAGTTGACAAACAGAAACCAGCCGATATCCCAAGAGCTGTTAGAGAATTTTCTTTTCCGCAGATGTATCCAGTATAAGTTGAAATAATAATTATAATTACGTAAAATATAATAATTCCTGTAAGAGCACCTATATTCAAAACCGGTTTTTCTTCTTTTACAACATCCTTTTTTGTTGCGACTGGAGTAGTTGCTACTGGAGTAGTTGCTACTGGAGTAGACATTTTATGGTATAACAAGATTATAAAAATAAAACCAAAAATAATCTTTATTGCAAAAAAAGACTATAATCTTCTGATATTACCGTCTTTTTTACGTTTGTTAATCTGCTACTAAGAAATAAACCTGTAACACCAATACATCCAAGAGAAATAAAAAGAGCCCATAAAGGAAAAACATTACTTTTTGCTGGAGTGTTTTTCACAGACTTCTTATGTTTAATACGCATTTTATAATATACACAGAATATTTTTAGTTGGTATTATATCTTTGATAATTTTGCAAAGTTCTTAATTACCGCATCTATCATTACTATGTTATCAAATACAATATTGTCAACACTTAGACATAGATTCTCGCGTTTTGACCTAGCTGTCAGAATATTACGAATGAGTTCTTGCTTGATAGAATTGATACGAGAGACCTCTGCTTCAAATTTGTAAATTTGATTAGATCTTTCGATGTCTGCATTCATTCCTTTCAAATTAGTTTGTCTTGAAAATTTTTCTTCCTCTTCAACAAATTTCTCCATATTTTTCTTTTCTACTATAACTAGATCTGCGAGAAGCTTTTCAAGTCTTTCCAACGCCTTAGAATATTTATCTTTCTTTTCTTTAACACTTGCTGCAAAAACCAAAAGTTTATTCTTTTGTTCCAACATTTTTTGTATTTGTCGAATATGCTTATTTTGATTCTTGTCGAGAACTTTGCATACTCCGTCTCTTATGGTTTTAATATCTACAGAAACAGTATTTATTTTTTCATATAGAGTTTCTAAGTCTATTGTCACCATTAGCCTTTTTTCTTCTCCTAAAGATTCTTCTTGTATTTCAAAACATTCATACGTATCGTCTCGGCGAATGCAACAAAGGTGACGGTCAAAAACAATTGCGAGTTTGTACTTAAGACTTTGTGTACAAAATTTTAATCTTCTAAGTTGTCGAAAAACTTCTCTTAGCTTAATAACATCTTTATTTTTTCCTGATTTCAATGAAACTGGATGTTTATATTTTTCTTCTAGATACCCTTGTATATCTGTCTGATTTTCATTTGAATCAAGTTCTATACCATCGTAATTCTTTATGACATCTGATTCTCCGGCGTAGTCTTCCGATATATGACCGTCTTCTGTAACATCAACATATTTGATTTTGTAGACATCATCTCCTTCAGACAATTCTATCTCATATTTACTTGGAATGTACAACATAAAACATCCTGCGTTAGAAAGGCTAAGCACCTCAATATAAATAATAAGATTGTCAATTGTAAAATATTTTTTAGGCAACAAACCTCTTCCAGTCAGTAATTTTTCCAATTTATTAAATGATAAAGGCATTTACTTCTAATTTTTATTGGCTTAAAACCATATTAAATGGACACTAAAATGACAAACGGTATACAATATTCTCAGCCTTTGCTAGGAGGAGACCCAATTATTCAGCTTCCTGTTGATAAAAATCCTCCGCTTCCGAACGAAGTGCATATAATCGATACTCTATTTAAAAGGCACCGTGGTGCCATGGACATGATCTTTGAAGAAGCAAAGGATTCGGTGCTAGTAGCAGCATTAGTTGTTCTTGCATGTATGCCTCAAAATGATTTATTTATACATAAGATGATACCAATTTCTCAACAATCTCCATATTTTTTACTACTTGCAAAAGGATTGATTGCTGCTTTTTTATTTTGGTTAATTAAACACTTTTATCTTTCCAGAAAAAATACTTGATAAATTAGTTTGGAGTTCTATTTTTATATACAATAACTCCAAAGTGTGATTATAGTATTTATTACTATTGTCAAAACAATTGTTGCAACAATAAGTTTCGTATGACTAAGTTTTTTCTCAATTTTGTTATCATCAAGCAATAAAGATGGTTTCCAAGCAAACAAAACAATTAAAATTAAGAATGGTAATATAACATAACTAATAATACGTGATTTGAGCATATTAAAATTAAACTCTTTAGTTTCTTCTTTTATAGTACTTGTAGTCGAATTTGTTATTTGATTTACCTCTTTTTGTAGATTTTCTATCTTTTCTTCAAAATCATCCATTTATTTAATGCCAGAAAATACTTTTAGATAATTTGATCGATTATTTTATAACCAATATTGGTTATAAAAATATTTATTCAGATAAACCACTTAATTATCCTCCTCTTCAAGTAAATCTTCATCTTCATCTTCGTCGTCATCACAATCTGAACTGTTTTTCTTATCAATTTGAAGCTCACAAAGGATTAAATCAATGTCAGATGCTTTAATATTAGCTTCTGTAATTGCATCTGATATAGATTTCTTCTTTTCAACGACTGGTAAATGTGTAATAGTCTCTTCTATTTCATCATCTTTCCAAGATTCATCGTACGCAAAGCTGTGTGACATACAAATATCAATATCTTCCTTAGAAAGAGGAAGAAGTTTATCATCTACAAACTTTCCAATAACAATTCTCTCTTTTGCGGACTTAAATACCATACCTGTCGCCGAATGCCAAAGCTTGTCAATTACTTTATTCTTGCGAAGAACAATATTTACTTCTTTTGCAACCGGAGCTGAAACTTTAGAGGGGGTGCTTCCAGCAATTGATTTCTTTGCTGAAGGAACTATCTTCTTTTGTTTTGGCTCTTGACCCTCATACTTTTTGTGACGAGTACAGTAAACAACAGAACCCCTAGGGTTGATACCGCAAGATTGTCCCTCTTTTTCACCCTTTGTGTATATATAGGGGCAACCACTAGGGTTAGGACTAGTCTTAACAGATTTAGTATTTTTGTGACCACTATCGGAACCACTATCGGAACCAAATAATTCCTTTTCTTTGTCAAAATCTACAACTTTACTCAGTTTTTCCTTCTTGCCCACTTGCTTTACAACTTGTTTAGGTTGAAACATATCATTCTTACCTGAATTCTCCCACATATTAATTAACTCGTCAAAGTCAAGATCATGCTTATCAGACACGTTCTTAATAAAAGAACGTACAGACATACGAATATTGTTACTTATTTCTTGCATAAGAGCTTCCATGATTTCTAATTTAAATTAGAACACTTAAAAGAAAATTTCAATTTTTTTTTCAATTTTGAAGCTGATTCGTTCTTGTTACTTTAATTGATAATAATTTTTAAAAAGTTCTTGAAAATATGTAGGTATTTTTTCTTTGACTTAATTTGGATTATTATATTTTTTGAGAAAATAAAAATGTATATATAATAAATGATGAATCAAAAAAAGTTATCTTTAGGTCTGTTAGTTACAGCTGTTATATGTTTTGTATTAGTATCCGTATTTTTAAAAATGGGTAATTACTCGTACGCTAAAAATGAAACATCATGCGACAAAGAATCGGAATTGCAAAATAAAAAAGATTCTAAAAAATGTGCTGTTTGGGACGGTTCTCAATGTAGAAAGGGACAGTTACAAGGATCAATTTGCATGTCTCCACCAAATAAAGCACCTTTTATTCTTATGATTATGGGTGTAGTATTTTTAATTGCTGCAATAATTACTTTTATTATTTCAAAAATTACCAAAAAAGTGGTTGAAAAGGAATAGTAGTAAAAAATCTTTACTAGATTTAGTTGTGAGACCATTCTAATCGGTTTTTTACCAAATTTAATTGCCTGTTGTAAATTATATCTTTACAAGATAGAATTTGAGCGCAAAGTAAATACTATAAAGATATATAAAAATATTTATAATTAAATATAATAAAGAATGTCACATGAGATACAGTTCTTACTTTCAACCACTCCTGCACCTGCAAATCGTGTATCCGAAAGACCAATTATGAATATACCACTTACAATAGGTTGGGGCGCAGTTTCTACAATTGAGGAAGATAAAGAAGATGGAATACCTAAAGGCAAATTGTTTTTTTATAATCAGAAAACCAAGGATTCGTCTTCGATTCAACCAGACCCTTTGGAACTATTAGTTACAACTCGTTTATTAAAGAAAAAACCATTATGGTTTAGTGGTAATCCTTATAATCCTGATGATAAGGATTTTAACATAGAAATTGAATATCCAGAAGATGGAGACAATCCTTGGATAGAACTAACCAAAGAGTTTGATGATCAACCACATGATAATGATTCGGATGGTTATTTATCTGATCCTGATATTAGAAATTTTTTACAAACACAAACTCATTTTCAATCTCATCCATACGAGAATCAAAGAATGTTTACAGGTGATGAATCTGCCCAAACACTTCCATCTGCAGAACAGGCTATCAGAAGAGTTAGAGATCGTCCAAGCCGAAATCGAGAATATGGATCTTTTGGGTTAGGATAGGAAGATAAAATAATCAATAAGAAATACGTTAGAGAATATTAAATTGGACAACTCAACTTTTGGCATAAGACTAAAGAATGTATTCATAAGAATTTTTATGAATCTTATATATTCTACAAATTTTCATTACAAAAAAAAGAAAAATCCTAAAATACAAAAGAGGATTATTTTATTAAAATGGTATTTTCTATTACAAATAGAAAGATTGCATGTATATGCATTTTTATGTTAATTTTAGCAGCTTTAATAACAGTATATTTAGTTATCAGTAAGTACTCGGAAATCGAAAAGTTCGATTCATATACAAATGTCTGGAGTAGTTACTTATTCTCTCATAAAAATTTGAGTGTTTCTGATCAAAACGCGTGGCCCGTAATCACATTCCCTAATCATCTAAGTTTACAAATATTGACTAATTACCATAATCTAAATTTAAAAAATATATATAACAAATGGGCAGAAATGCACATAATGATTGATGGTGAACCAACTGACATTACAAATCCGGAAGATTACAATATCATAATTACTACAAAAAAGAATGTGAAAAACACGGTTTTCTTACCGTATTATATTTTTCACTGTGTAGAAGCAAAACTTAATATTAATACTATTAACAATAAGTACAATAACTATTCAAACCGTAAATTTGCTGTTTTTGCGTATAGCAATTGTGATGAAAGGTTCTCAGGTGTTAAAAGGAGGAGAGAATTTTACGAAAAGTTAAAGAATAAATTTGGAAATAACATACATAATCTTGGACGATGTTATAATCAACAACTCGATCAATATGGTACACACGTAGAAAACAAGAACAAGTTTACGGAATTTAAGTTTGTAATTGCATTTGAAAACAAAGCAATAGAAGGTTACGTATCTGAAAAACTTATTAATCCTATCTTTGCTGGTTGTATTCCGGTATACTGCGGAGCACCAGATGTTGCTAAATACATTAATCCAAAAAGGATAATAAATGTGAATGACTTTTCTAGTGATGAGGAAGTATTTAATAGAATGTTAGAAATTAATAATGATCATAATTTGTTTATGCAAATAGTATCACAACCAGCATTAGTAGAAGCGCCTTCGATTTATAACGAATACTCCTTTTTACTTGGTAAAGGTAAAACATTTGTAGATATATACAATCAAGCACCTTCACCCTTACGAGATATGATGCCTCTCAACCGTTGTGTGTTAAATAGAATTGTATTTTGTACTTTTTCAGATGGTATTAAATATAAATCAAACAGGATTGTGAATGAAGCTGAAAAATCAGAATATTTTGACAATATAATTTCTTATTCTTCTTTAGATTTGAAACCTAGCTGGAATTGTGAAAAAGTAGGCCGAATCAATTTTGATATTAATTTTGTTAGAAAAGCTAGCAGAGGTTTTGGTTATTATACATGGAAAGCATATATCATTCTTAAAGCTTTATGTGAAAATTGCAAAGATGGAGATGTACTTGTATTCAGTGATTCAGGATCATCGATTGAACCTTTTATGACGACTAAAATGATGGAGTACGTTAAGAGCGTAGAAGGAAATACTCCTATTTTGGGTTTTCCACTGTTACATAAAGAAAAATTTTGGTCAAAAGGTGATCTTATCGATCGAGTATTTCATGGTATTTCGATTGAAGAAAAAAATCTTGCGTTAAATTCAAATCCTTATCAATTTACATCTGCAATTCTCATCGTACGAAAATGCCCAGCTGTCATAGATTTTGTTAAAGAATGGTATGCTATCGGACAAGAAAATAATCATCAGTACATCGACGATTCTCCGAGTGTAAATAATAAAGATGAAGAAGTTCAAGAAAATCGTCACGATCAAAGTATTTTGTCATTGTTGTGTAAGAAATATCGTCATTTGGTAACAAAATCATTGGACTCTCAAATTGATAATAAACTGAATGAGACACAAAAGTTTATTTTTAGACGGCGTAGATATCAAAATTGATAATTTATGATATCAAAATTGATAATTTATTGTACAACTTATAACCATTTTCTAAATATGAATCTACCACTACTAGATTCATATATGAAACTCTTAAGAGTACGAATCAACTTTTTCGAGCTTCTAAACAATGTGTAGCTCCATTGTAAGAAGTAAATCGAGGCTAGAAAAATAATCTCACCTTTTTAGAATTTTAGTTCTAAAGAAAAGTATTTGGTCACAAAAAAATTACCAAATAATTTTTTGTCTATATATTGTTCATCACAATACTTATAAACTCATCCTGAAAAATAGAATCTTCTATATCTTCACACTCAAATCTTACATTGTCGTTTAATTCTATTAACTCGTATGTTTTTTCTCTTACTGAATCCAATAGCATCTTTGTCATCATCTTTCCTCCGTGATCTGTTATTATATCACCTGTTCTATACTTATACTTTATAAATGTAGGATTTGAATAATCTTCTTCTATAAGTCGACCATTCAAAGGATAAGATAAAGCGTAATCCGCATATCCTTCTGGTCCTCTTAATATATGTTCTATCGTTAAGAACTTTGCATTTTCTATTAACCATTCTTCCGTTATAGTCATATCACTATTTTCTGATGATTTTACTAATAATGGTTTTGCACAGTTTTTTCCTGTAAGTTTTGCCATTGTTCTATTGAACAAACCTGGTTTAGCTTCTAGTTCTCTGATAGAACTCTCATTCATAACAATATCTTTATAAGCAGTTGGATTTTTTACACATTCTTCTGATGCGAACTTACTCGCTTTCCTCTTAAGAGGTAAATGTACTCTTTCTATCAAATGAACATTTTTATAATCAACAACATGCTCACCATTAAGATCAATGTGATGAAATGTACCACGTTCTGTATCAGTACAAACTATCTGAGATTTTCCGTCTGAATCTGTAGAAAGATACTTGTAAACAACTTGCGCTGCTCCTTTCTGACCTTCATAGAAATCATTCTTTGTATACTTTTCATCTATTATACTATCAACACGAGCTTGACTTAAATCAAGAGGAGTAAGACTTGAGATCATAAGATTGTTTTGAATGTTTTTTGTGCTGTTTTTCTGATATTTAGGTTGTTTTGCTATTTCTTCAAACGCAGCTTTGTATATTAAACCAATTTCTTCAGCTTTTTCAGATTTTAATTTTAACATTTCTTGATCTTTTCTGATTTCAGACTCTTTAAGTTTACTAATCTCGTCATTAAGAAATTGATTTTTTTTCTTACATATTGCATCGTGTTTAGAAAAATTAGTTGATGCAGAGCTCTTACCACAAAATTTACATGTAATTAAACATGATATAATTTCTTGTGAATTTTGAGATTCTTGCAACTTAAGACAGTACTTTGCGTGTGTTTGATGAGTACGTAATAGATATTTTGTTTTGAACTCTTTACTGCAAAACTGACAAGTTAATTCTTTAGCCTTCTCTTTTAAAGAGAGTTCTTCTCTTTCTTTTCTTTCTTTAGCGTCAGCATTTTCTTTAGCTTTAATTTCTTGTATTTTAAGACAATATTGTGTATTTTTTTGGTGACGACGTAACATTTTTTTGTCACCAAACATGTTAGAACAAAACTCGCATTGCACCATCATTGTTTTATTTTGACCCCTTATCTTTAAATATAAGCTTTATTTTGTATAAAACAACACTTTTTTCTGATAAAAATGAACAAAATGAAAAAGTATTAAAAAAATATTGAAAAATATTAAAAAGTAAAAAAGTAGTCACAATTCTCTGATAAAAGTCACTTTTTGAAAAATTTAGAATTTGTGTGTGTGTAGGACGCGTTTTAAAAATACTCGATCCTGAAAAATTCGGGTTTTCCTACAAACTTTTAAAAAAGGCGGAGGAGCAAAAAAACTTTTATCTTTTGTTTTCTAAATAATTTGAAAAATTAATAGAAAATTTCCTTTGGATTATCTTTTTATTTTCCTCCTCCTACCTCCGCTTTTTTAATTTTAGTTCTAAAGAAAATTCTTGTAATAAAATTGATAATTTTAACCAACACGATTAACTGTGTGACTATGCTTTGTAATATAGATTACATCATTAATATTTTGTCTTGGAAAATTGCTACCATCTGCGACAAAAGAAAGTTCTGCATTCTGAATATTTGCAAGAGCATTAGCACCTGTATAATAACCGTTTACACTTCGAGAAGACCATACACCATCAAAACCACTTTCCATTAAAGTTGCGACAAATTTACAATAATATGTATCTGTATCATCTTGAGGATTTGAAATAACTGTTAAAGTGTATCGCCAGTGTCCTTGGTCAGTAGTAGGCCAAATTATTGGTCTTGGTATAACATTTCTTGTAGTTATTAAACCAAGAAGAGGAAGAGAATCATCAATAGTTGAAAATTTTACACCAAATGATATCTTAGGCCCTTCAGAAGATACAGGTGGGTCATTTTGTGGAAATTCAATGTTTCTAAATAAAAAAGTACCGCATGCATCAAATGTAATAGTATGTTTTAGTAAATCAGATTTAGGTATGAAAATAGAATTCGGATCTGGATAAAAGGTATTTTGGCCAATTAATGCACGCAAATTTTGATAGTTTATACTATTTATGTTAGCATTACAGTTTGATTTACTGTACAACTTGTAACCATTTTCTAAAAGTGAATCTACCTTTGCATTTGCTGAATTAGCTTTAGAAGATATAGCTTCTGATAATTTAAATCCAGACATTTTATTATAAAAACAATAAAATAGTTTTGATCTGAGAATTTTTTTGGTTTTAATTTTTCAATATAACTTATAAATGGAATACAGAGGTAATATTGAAAAGATTACTGTTAACAATACATTTTATCGTAAAGTATTACATACTACTAAAAATATGCAATTGGTTGTGATGAGGCTTAAACCACGCGAGGAAATTGGTATGGAGCGTCATGCAAAAACAAGTCAGTTTATCAAAATAGAATCAGGTAAAGCAAAAGCTATCATTGGTGATAAACAATATTATTTGAAAGATGGAGACGCTATAGTTATACCACCAAACTCTTATCATAATATAATTGCAGTCGGTAATGAAGATTTACATCTGTATACTATCTACACACCTCCAACTCATTCGAAAAATACAAAGCAAAAAAACAAAGAATAGATATTTTTCGATATTTTTATATATCGAAAAAATAAAACAATTTATCTACCTAACGTGATTACGGAACAGACAGAAACAACCCTTTTTAGTTAGTCTACGAGCAAGATCATTAGCTGCTGGATCGTCAATATCGTTCAAAAATTCATCATGCATAACATAGCACAAATCCCAAACCGGCTCTTTTCGTTCGAGCGCCTTCTTTAGCGCTTCACCTGCTCTGCTTTTACCCTCTTCATTAATATCTCTAAACTTTCCAATTCCACTAACAAAATTAGCGGATACATAACTTGATTTTGGTACTTTATTAGAATTTACATCTACATATTTTACAACAGGCTCTTCTACTAGATTGTACGTTGACCAACATTCCGAATCATCAATGAGTTCACAAGCAACAGCGACTGTCACAACATCTGCCAGAAAACTAGCCTCGTTTTCTGTGTATTCGTTAAGAGCTTCAACAACAAGTTCAGGTGACGGTTGTATCTTCATTCTAGAAGAAAGAGCTGGTGCAACAAGTTCCTCAAGAACTTTAATTGTAAGTTCTCGATCATAGTACATTACATTAGTTCTCTTTATAAGTGATTCTGGTGACTTAATAAATAAAGGTCTTGCTTCTCTAGGAGCACTTGCAAAAAATACATCTATATTTTCTCGCTTGCACCAAGACAAAATAGTAGAAAGAGCAAAAGAAATATTTTCTTGTATTTGAGATTTATTTTCAAAGTTGCATCTGAGTCCATTTATTTTAGTTCTAATATTAATAGGTGCCCTAAAATTCGAAGGTAATAGATGAACACGATCATCTTCATTTGATTCTAATATAGAATATGATTGAATATATTCAGATAGATTTGATGAAAAGACAACATAAAACTTGCCGTCTGTCATAGAAATATGAGCATCCTTAATCAAGGGAAGAGTATCAAAGTTTGGTGCTGAATTTAGAAAGAACATATTCTTTTGGTTCATCTTCTTCCACATTCCGTCTAGATCAATGAATGATTCATCATACTCAAGATTACCATCAACAACCTTTGTTGTCATATCATGTGATAGGATTCTGAGCAAACGATGGTACGATTCATCTGCGTTTGAATGAAACTCTGTTGTTTGTTTCTTATAAAAAAATGTTTGAAAGTGTGGACTAGGAACGCTAAAACTTGGCTTTCCGACAACTCCTTTCTTAAACCAAGTTTGACAAGCTGAACCTATTTGAATATCAAGGTTTCCTGTCTTCTCAGCCTCTTCTAGAATATTTTTAAATATAGACACCGTATTAACATAATCGGTAAATATCGCATTTAGATAACTAGGACGATCTACAGTAAGAGCTTTAGCAAGAATTAATTTTTTCTCTGGAATGTCAATAAACGATTCAAGGCTATCTACATATGCTTTGAAAATATTTACTTCATTTGCATTACGCCATTCCATAAAATCTTGAAGATTCGCTCGAGTTGTCTCTTCGTCTGTATCAAAAAGATTAATAGAATTGGGTTTTACTGGAACACAGTTAACTCCCAATGATCCACCAACAAAAATAGGATCGCGAGTAGCAAAAACTGCGTACTTGTCATCTTTGTATACAGCCAAGTCGAGTCTTGTAGAAAAGATAGTGTCTGTAAATCTAGGATTTTTGCAATCAATCTTAGAAAGAAGATCCTTTGGGTCATCTGGTCCGGAATATGATAAACTTTGTTCACGTGCCTTATTACTTTGTTCATATATTTGTTGTCTTTGTTCCTTAGAGGGAATACCAGTAATATCCGACAACATATTATTAAAAATCGAAGATGCAGTAGATGACATGCTTTTTGAAAAATTTTAAAGTAAAATATATATAAAAAATCAATTTTAATTTTTTTACAAAATAATATTTTCTGAATATTATTTATTAATCAGATGTAATAGGAGCACAGTAATCAATGTAATTTTGTTTACCCCAATAACTACCCATTCCTTCGGATGAAGTAAACTTTATATAACTATTATTACATATGTTGCCTTCATCTTCGTTTTCAATACACCACCCTTCTTCGCGATATTCAGGATTTGGATTTGAGCACTGTGGCAGATTTTTTCGTATAATATTTCCATCTTCTTTAATCCATTCAAATGGTCTATCTGTTACTGGGATACAGGCTTTGCTTACTACTTTATTTCCTCTTCCATTAGCATTTCCTATTACTTCTTTTAACTCCCATCCTTGTGGACAAAAACTTTGATCCGATTCCATACACCATCCAGTATTTGTTCTTTTGATCTGATCGCTACTACACTTAGGAAAACATCTGTTACCCTTCTTTATCCATTTATCTTTACCTAACATGCCTTCGCATGGATCACTCACACACTCTTTACTAGGCGAACAATACATCTTATTTGGATCTGGACAATCGCTATTGTCATTGCATATGGGTGACACACAAGATCGAGGTGTACTCCATTTATTACAAAAAGTTAGACCTTTATCTTTAAATTCATCGCACTCCGAGTCTTGTGTACATCCTGCTTTTTTAGGATCTGTCGGTGTCTTAAAACACGTTTTGTTCCTACAAGTCTGATTTGCACCGCAATCTTTTGGACACTTACCTTTTACACCACGCTTTACGCAACCGTCCCATGCTTCGCCACATTTACCTTCGCATTTCGGTACACAAGGCGGTCTTATACCACACACAGTGCCTAAACAGTTTTTACCATCTGAACAACCATTACATGCACCACCGCAACCGTCATCTACTCCACCACATTTACCTTCGCAGTCAGGTACACATTCTGGTGTAGTCTTACGTCTTTTTAAAATAACTACTACTACTACTACTACTGCAATTACAAACAATACAGCTGCAGCAATCGCAGCCATTTGTATTGGTGTCATTTATTATATAACTTTTATTTTAAATTTTTACATCTTTTACATTACATAATCATTTTCTTTTGAGGATTTTATTATTCGGTATTTTAATTTCTTTGTAAAGTCAATAGTCCACTTACACCAAATGGTGAAGAACGAAATGAGTAGGCCATGTTTCGTAAACCACCAAGCTTTTGCTTGGTTGGAAACAACCCCATTTACTATCAACATTTCATAATGATCTTGCCTACAAAAATAAAGTCGACATTTGAAATGTAAAAAGGTGTAAAAAATCAATGGAAAATTAATTTTGTAATTCTAAACAAAAGATAAATGGATGACGTTTACATTTTTGAATCTATAAATTTCCAAGATTCTCTCATAGAAGATTATAAAATATTTTCTGGTTACGATTTAATTTCTTTCTGTAATATTTTGCAACAGACAGGGTCTGTTATAACAGGTGGAATTGTTCTAGATAGCCTATCTGAATTTAAAAATAACAAACCAGAATCTCTTTATATTTATTCTACATTTACAGGCGCTCGTATAATTGGTGAATTTCTTAAAGATTATAAAATTGTAACAAAGGAAGATCAAAATGTGACTGTTGTTTCACCAGATCTGTCACCTGATAAAGAATCTTCTTTTTTCTTAAAAACACGAGTTCGAGTAATTTTGGAATATTCTATTGATCCGATCAAAAGTAGTACTATTAAAAAAGTAAAAATTATGATTGTAGATGAGGATGTAATAGGTGCTATTACCAATTTTGACTTAAGTTTCACTCAAGTTTGGTTTGACGGAAAACATATCAAAACGATAACACCTGTTGATGATATAAAAAATAAGATTGGTTATCTTCATGAGGAGTATATAGAACTACTTATCAATTTTAATCCTAAAATAATTAAACGAATGATGAAATATAGAGAACGTGGTTTTGCTATAACATATAATACTCCAACCACTAATATAAGTGTAACTATAAAGAAAACTAATGTAATGAAAGTGTTTGGTACTAACGAAGAACGGTTGGTCAAGCGTTTGTACACAAGGTTATTAAATTCACTTATCACAGATTTTCTTATAAACAACCGTGCTATTTATACAGATGGTACTTATGACAATGATTACATTCCAATTCTTGGAAACGCCGATATTTATCTCAAATACTTTGAACTTGAAAACTTTAGTCTAAATAGTTTTCTTGAACTTTTAAAAAGGTTGTCGAGTAATATATGTGTTTTACCCTTTTGGATAAGATCAGAATACGGAAAAGCTCAAACAGAAATATTTAATGCTTTACTTCTAGAAGAATGCGGATTTCTCAAACTTTGTATTAATGAACCGGAAGGGGTTTACAGGAATTTTATACATGATATTCTTAAAAAGTTAGGATTTAATATTGACTCTCTGGAGGAAATATTAAAACAATACAACAAAATAATAGATGAGTTTTATAAAGATTTTGGACATGAAATGATATACAAGAAAAAAATATATGCAAAGCAAAAAAATCTATGTATGTTAAATGATGAGGAAGATAGAATGATATCAAGTACTAGTAATATTAGAAAAAATACTGGTACTAGAAATATACCATGGCTTGATCTTGTAAAACCAACGAAAACAGAAAATGTTCGTTTCAGAGAGGCTGCAAAAATTGAAGAGTTTAAAGGATGTTATGATATCGAACATATGAGTATATACGATATTAACTCTTATCTAAGTGGTAAAGAAATACAAGGATATAATGATAAAGGTAAAAAAGATATGGATTATAATATACCTGCTGTAAGTCCAGAAGTCGCGAGGGAAAGATTAGTATTTTTTGTAGCAAAATCTTGGGATGATCTAAATGATTTAAGTCCTTATTGTTATGATCTGAAATATCTAGAAAAGGATATAAGCAAACAAATATTTTACGAATGCGACGGTGGTGATATACCCTCCTCTTCTAAGGATAACCCTATAATTCAGTTGAATGTGGGTGGTAGAGTTTACGTTCCTCTTGGAGAATTTTTACATGCTTTGTACAAAACTAGAAAACAGACTTTTATTTTGATTCCAACTGAAAAAGAAATTGAACGCACTGGTTCGTTGGCATCTACTTATGGGAATTCAAACGTTTCGGCAACTCATTGTGGTGAAGGAACAAATATAAAACTTCATACTATAAGAGCGTGTACTGGTGAAAGGAAACGTACTCGTGGGGGAAGACAAGGAAGGTTACGTGGGCAACAAGACATGTGTTGGCCTGTAACGGACGGTTTACAGATAAGCGAAATTGATGACCGTAGATTTTTACTATCGAATATATATTACACAAACGAAGAACTCATTAGCAAACTCGAATCGGAAAAGGATAATTTGGAGATTTCTTTATCAAAAATTAAACTTTCTCTTGTATTTTTACGTGAAATTGGATACATAGAGAAATTTAATAAGATACAGGAATACGGAGTAAGAATACATTTTTTGATTGAAATTTCAACAAAGTTGGATGAGTTGACTGCAATGAACGAGAGAGAACTCAATGATAGTTTACGTGATATTGAGGATGAAATACGCCGAATTCTTACCAGAAATCCAATATTAGATAGCGATGATGAATGATATTTACTTTTGTTGATAATTAAGCATTATGTTCTGAACTATTCTATGTTGTTTTCAGGTACATAGTCTTAATATGATATTATCTAAACCTAATAAGAATAAAATTATTCATATTTTATTCTTTTAAATAATAAAAAAATGTCTAATCCAAGTGATAAATTTAAAGTTGACGAAACGGCTCCGATCTTTTCAATTGCCCCTACTGGCTCTTATGGTGGTATTAACTCTGGTATAAAAAGCGCGTATCGCCTAAAATCTAAAGATCCTCAAACAAAAAGTGTTATTAAAGCATCTGGAATTGTAAATAGTAATCTAAATACAGTTCCATCTACCACACTACCAATAACAATTTTGAAATACTCAAATAATTCAGGTCTAAACAACAATTTTTCTTGGTCGGATGTTACTTGGACACTCAATAATAAGTTACCCAATTATTCTTATTCTGCTAATGCAATTCAGCTTCGTAGAAATGTTCCGAACAATACTTCCTTAATAAGTGTTGCGATCGGAACTTTAGTTACGAGTATTGACCGTAGTGCTTTCGAAGGGTGTATAGGACTAACATCTATAACAATTCCAAATTCAGTTACGAGTATTGGTAGAACTGCTTTCTTCCGTTGTAGCGGTTTAACATCTATAAGAATTCCAAATTTAGTTACAAGTATTGACCGTAGTGCTTTCGCAGGTTGTACCGGTTTAACATCTATAATAATTTCAAATTCAGTTACAAGTATTGGTGTAGGTGCTTTCGAAGGTTGTACTGGTTTAACATCTATAAGAATTCCAAATTCAGTTACAAGTATTAGTGGAGGTGCTTTCGAAGGTTGTACTGGTTTAACATCTATAACAATTTCAAATTCAGTTACAAGTATTGGTGAAACTGCTTTCAAATTTTGTTTTGCATTAAAATCTATAATAATTCCAAATTCAGTTACGAGTATTGGTGAAAATGCTTTTGAACAGTGTACAGGTCTAACATCTATAACAATTTCAAATAAAGTTGAGAGTATTGGTCAATTTGCTTTCTTTGGTTGTACTAGTCTAAAATCTGTAACAATTCCAAATTCAGTTACAAGTATTGGCAGTAGTGCTTTCCGTAATTGTACCGGTCTAACATCTATAACAATTTCAAATAAAGTTGAGAGTATTGAATTTTCTGTTTTCGCTGATTGTGCCAAATTAGAAACTATAACAATTCCAGATTCAGTTGAGAGTATTGCTTTGAATGCATTCACAAATTCTGGATTAAAGACTGTATATATTCGCGATAATCAATTAGTAGATATACCATCTCCTAGTTTAGGTGTTCCCTTTTTTGGAGTAACTGTTGAAACAAAACTTCCGTAAATTAATAACTTAGTTTCATTTTTAAATAAATTAAGAAACTTTAGTAAATTTAAATCCTGTAACAGTTCCTTTAATAAATTCTTTACTCTCACTAGGGTTAATATCAGTTATTTTACGACTATCATTACAAGGGTCATACATTTCCATGTTAGGTGTTGTTTTCCCATAAGCCGTTGCTTTTATACCAGCTGGTAATATAATTTTTGTAATATTGGACTTTAAATCAGTAGACTCAAAATCTATTAAAGGTTTCCATTTTTCATTCATACCTATTTCCCAACATCCTTCGTTCGTATTAAGAAGTTCTTCTTTATAGAACCCAACTTTTTCAACTCTATCTGTTTTTTCTGCATAAATAAATACTAAGTCATCCGTTTTCGGAGGTGTATCAGTCTTTGGAGGTGTATCAGTCTTAGGCGGTGTATCAGTCTTAGGCGGTGGTGCATTTTCGCGTTTAAAAGCAAAAAATAATCCAATTGCAATTAGTAACAGACCTGCTCCTACAAGAACATAAAATGGTAGGGTTAAATTAATCATTTATAATATTAAATGATTAAAAATTTACACAATATTTAATACTATACCTGAATAAAGTATCAAATTCTACATATTTTAACACACTATAATGAGTGCATTCCAAATCAACTAATGGCGCGACACCATTTTTATATGCTTCTATCCATCTATCACCAATTTTAATTATTAAACTGTTTACTCGTACACAAAAACATTCGTGATATGATAATCATGTTGTCAACAAATCTCAAAGGTAGATCAGTTTTATGAACCTCCCATTTTAAGTAATGATGGAAATCTTCCAGAAAAATTCTCTAGTAAGTTTAATGTTGTTGTTGATTATAATTGTGATTATACGGGTACTTGTGTTACGGAAAGTGATTTTAACAGATATACTAAGCCTTTGTACAAAAATATGATTAAAGCTCTTAATCCAGAAGCTTGGTGTTTTATTACACTTTTTGATAATATAAATCCGCTTTCTGCACTTATCGATCCACTTGCAAAAAGAATGCAACAAGCAGAAGAAAGAAGAATAAATTTAATAAAAGGACTAATAACTGATCATTGTAAAGATTTTTCGATGCTTCTTCAAGAAATTACACTACCTTATGGTTTGAAAAGAACTTATATTATATTTTTTGGTGGTTTTATAATATAGATTGCATATATATTTCTGTATTATCAATTAGTTGTCTTACACAATTTTTTCCGGTAAGTTATGCTTTGTAAGATCAATTTAAAAAGTATATTATTTTGAAGATAATAAATGAGGTTTTTCACACATCTTTATAAACAGTCTGTTTAAAGGTCAATATTCTAGATAATATTAACATTACCGGTTTGAGAAGACTCTCTATTGGATAAGAGAGAGTGCGAGAAGGGGGATAAAAATTAAACGGAGGTTTATCTGAAAAAGAAATACAAATCTAAAAAAGAGACTTCTTATAAAAAAAATACAAGCAAATGGCAGCTAACGTAAACAAGTTCAACAAGTTTGTACTTTCCTTTTTGAAGGATACCAGCGAGAGTAATAATGTTAATGAATTGTGGATGGCTTCGGACGTTCAAAAGCAAGTTAAGTCTCTATGTGCTTCGGCTGCTGGAAGCCAAGGGCGTAAGAATAAGGATCCTAATGCTCCTAAGCGTGGCAAGTCCGGATATCTATTTTTCTGTTCAGATAATCGTGATGCTGTCAAGGCGTCTCTCGGAGAGAATTCAAAGGCGACTGACGTTACAAAGGAGTTGGGTTTGCGATGGAATGCTTTGAAGGACAGTAAGAAGCCTGCTGATAAGAAGACTCTTGCTGTTTACGAGAAGGCTGCTGCGGATGATAAGGCTCGTTATCAAGATGAGAAGGCCGATTACACTCCTCCTGAAGTAGACAGTTCTGATGACAATACACGTCGTCGTCGTGGAAAGCGAAAGTCGGCTAAGAAGGGTCCCAAGCGTGCTAAGAGTGGTTACCTTTATTTTTGTGAGGAACGTCGAGACCAATTGAAGGTCTCTAATCCAAATTTGAAGTCAACTGAAATTACTTCAGAACTTGGACGACTTTGGAATGAGCTAAAGGCTGATTCTTCTCGCGCAGCAGAGCTTGCCAAGTATGAGAATAATGCTGCTAACGATAAGCAGCGTTATGAAACCGAGAAGTCTGATAATGTTGAAGAAGTTAAGCAAAAGAGTGCAAAGCCTCCTCCTAAGAAGGAGCCTCCTAAGAAGGAGGCTCCTAAGAAGGAGGCTCCTAAGAAGTCTAAGAAGGAGGATGTTATTGTAGAGGATGAAGATGATGATGTTGTAGATGATGAGGCGCCTCCTGTTAAGAAGGGTAAGGTTGCTCCAGTTAAGAGTGCTCCAGCTAAGGAGACTCCATCAACTAAGAAGCTAAACGGTTACCAAAAGTATTGCGAGAGCAGGCGTCCTGAGCTAAAGGCTAAGCATTCTAATGATAAGCCCGCTGATATTACCAAGAAGCTCAGCGACGAGTGGAAGTCCTTGTCGAAGGAGGATAAGCAGAAGTGGGATTAAAAAGCGGATTAAAAACAGGATTAAACTTAAATATATTCAAAAGAATACAGTTAAATTCAAACATTTTACCTAATTTTTTAATATAATTATATTAAAAAATTATATTATATTACAATATATTAAATGAAATTCAAAATTTTATGTGTTGTTTTATGTGTTATTTTGTTAGTATTCTTTATTATAAAAAGTTGTGAAACATATATAGATAAAAGTAGTAATTTTAACACTACTGTAATTCCAAAAAAAGTAATGCAAACATACTTTGATATATCAAAAATACCTCAGAAAGTATATGATAATATAGCTATGTATGCAAATGGTTTTGAGCATATTATATATGACGATAATGCGGCAGTATCATTTTTAAATGAATTTTATTCTAAAGACGTTGTTAATGCTTTTAATAAATTAAAAAATGGTGCACATAAGGCAGATTTATTACGTTATTGTTTATTGTATACATACGGTGGTATTTACTTAGATATAAAGACAGAACTTATTACTCCATTAACAGACATTTTTTATTCAAACTCTGATATTGATATATATGTAGTGTTGATGCATGCTAAAGATGGTATATATAATGGTGTAATTGCTACAAAACCTCGAAACAAAATATTTTTAGAACTTATAAATCATATTTTACACATAACTTCTACAGTATCTGATATGCCATATGCAACATTTATTAAACATTTTTTAAATGTGTTGAGTTCTAATATAAAAACTCCAATTACTTTATCAAAAACATTAAACAGCGCGTTTGGAAAAGTTTATTTTTTCAACGAAACTTGCACAGGAAATGAATCAGATTGTCCAGATGGATTGGATAGATATCGTAATTGTTGTTATATATACGATAATGATAAAAAAATTATTAAAGTCAGATATTCTGATTATCCTTGGAAATAGTGTTACTATTTTAGATCTTCATAATACAACTAAAAGTCTACAAAATCAGATAAAATAAAAATTGAATTTTTTTAACAGAAAATGTTAAAATAATTAGATCATGCCTCGTTTAGTAAAAAAGGAAGTCAATATGAAGGTTCCAGAAGATATAGTTTCTCAAATGCAAGCATATATGGAAAAGCTCAAATTAACTTCTAATCCTCAAACTGAAACTTCTTCTAACGAGGAAGAAGAGTATGAAGAAGAAGGAGTTGATATTGAGGTTAACGGTGTATATGATCATCGTATATCTTCAGATGGAGTTTGGCAGTTTAAAATCGGATGGAAAAATTCTCGAGTTCGCGAATGGGTAGACGATAGTGACTGCAATTGCGAAATGATGATATCAAAGTACTTGAAAGGAAAATCAGTTCGAACAGCTTATTTATTCTGTAGAGTTAGCACAGCTGATCAGGCTACATCAGTTAATGTTTCTCTTGATGGGCAAGCTGCTGAACTTCGTCGCGCTGCAGAAGCACAAACAGTTTTTCAGCGCATCAAAGTATATACTATTTCTCAAAGTGCATATAAAAATATTCCAAAGACACTTTGCCGTATAGGAGAGGCCTGCTTGCCTGAAGATGGTATATTTGTTTGGCGCGTAGATCGCCTTTCAAGAAACATAGTAAAGTATTTGTCGTGGATGGAAGACTTGAACGATAGAAATGTCATTCTATACTCTCATCAAGAGAATATTTCATATTCAAAAAACAAGCTTGCATTTTTACAAGCAGTTTTAGATGCCCAGAAAGAGGCAGCACTTTTGGGAGAAAGAACTAAGATGTCTTACCGAATGAAAAGAGAAAGGGGTGACGAAAAGGTTGGATCTCTTCCTTACGGAAAGAAATACCATCGTATCTTGCGACCGGATGGTGGTACTTTAAAGAAGACAGTTGTAGACAATCCTGAAGAGATGGCAATCATTGATCGTATTATTGCATGCGATTATCGTTTGTCTGCTCAAATTGCTGACGAACTAAATGCTGAAGGTATTAAAAAGAGAGGTCGACCATGGACAAAAATGTCTGTTATTCGTTTGCGCCCTAGAAAGAATATACACTTTTGGAAGAAAGCATAAGAATTATTACTGAATAAAAATATATATACTAAATATAAAAACCATACCAAAAGGATATGGTTTTTCTATCTTTAAAATGCGCATATCTTGCATATGCCAAACCAACTTCTATATTTTGGTTCAAGAGATGACTCTACTGCAAAACGACAACATGGGCAACTTTGTCCGCACTGCCCGTAATGTAAATGTTTTGACCATGATCTTGGATGTTTTTTCTTCTTACGTATATACCGTTTAATCTTAATTACGCGATGAGTCATTTTTTTATATAATTCTACTTTGTTTTTAAATACCTAAACGTATTTTTATAAATTTATATTGACTATTAATCGCAACAAAACTTTCTATAAAATTTATAAATTCTTATAATAAATGAAATGGCTTTTATTATTGTCATTATTATCCTCATTTTATTATTACTAAGGACTAATACACATAATAATAAGAATAAGGACTAATACACATAATAATAAGAATAAGGTGAATATAAATAAGAAAGCCATATGTTTTTTATCTGCTTCATTTTCTGATAAATTGTACGAATTCGTAAAAGAATTGGCAAAAGATGATACCGAACGACACTATGATTTCTACATATGCATTGATAAGGGTGTTGAGAGTGATATAAATAATAATGATGAGAATATTACTCTTCTGTTTATCGACGAAAAAAGTGCTGAAGAAAAAGGGTTCAAGTCTTCTGTTTTGTATTTTCAAGGTCGAGCATGCTCCCGCGATAAAGCCCTTTATTATTTTTCAATTGAAAAACCTGATGTTTATGACAACGTCTGGATGATTGAAGATGATGTATTCTTTTATAATCTAGAAACTATTAGAAGACTCGATAAAAGGTATATTTCGTCGGATCTATTAACCAAACAATTTGATATAGTTAGAAATGAACATGAAAAAAATGAAATGAGTTGGCCACATTGGCATTTTTTGAATGATAAGATTGGATTTCCATGGACAACAGGTATGATTTCTGTCATTCGTGTATCGTCTTTGCTATTAGCCGTCATTCGAGATTATGCCCTAAAAAATAAAACATTACTCTTTGATGAAAGTATGTTTACTACACTTTCGTTACATTACAATTTAATAGTGGAAACCCCAGATGAATTTCAAGAGGTGTTCTGGGATGATAATATCAATTGGAATTATTTAAATTCAACACATTTTTTGCACCCTATCAAAGACCTATCCTTTCACGAAAGACTTCGTCACAACATTACTCCTTCTTTATAAGAAATTGACTCCGTTCATCACGTTTAACTTGAGAATTAGATATTCCATTTTTCTTATGTTTTTCTTCTTCTATTTTTTTAAAATCAACAAAATGTATCTTTGGCGCAGGTTTTACTTGATTCTGAAGTTTTTGACATTGAGATGCTTTTTCTTTAACTAATTTGGAACAAAGCAAATATCTCATAGATTTTTATAATAAAAAGTAATTTTTTAGACTATAAAACTAAGATAAGATTTTACTTAAAGTAATTATGTTTTAATATTAATAAAATGGAAAAAAAACTTGTTAATATTATTGTAAATGCATTTTTAATTATTGTATTTTTGTTATTCATAATCACTATTCTTGTTAAAAGATTCGTTTATTTCAAACCTTCTTCGCAGTTCATTCAAACACTAGATAAATATCAAAATATAAATCACAAACATTTGCATGGTTGGTTTTTAGAAAATGAATCATCTGATAAAATTATATTATTCTGTCATGGTAATACAGGCAATATTTCTCATGAACAGGAAAGAATAATTTCTCTTAGAAATTTAGGTTACTCTGTTTTAACTTTTGATTACTCTGGGTATGGAAAGAGTGGAGGAGTTCCAAGTGAACAACAACTATACGACGATGCTTCAGATATGATTGCTTTCATTCGTCAAAAATATCCACCTGAACAAATAATAATATACGGCTTTTCATTAGGAGGACCAGTTGCGACTTATGCAGCAAGGAGATACGGTATTCCAACACTAATTCTTGAATCACCGCTTCCAAGTGTTAAAATTTACTTAAAAAATAAATATCCTATGATGTCGTTCTTTGCACCATTATTCCCAGAATTTGATACGTATTCTTACTTGAACGGATTTAGAGGAAAAACTCTTCTTCTTCATAGTTCCGAAGACACGAAGATCTCATACGAAACGGTAATGCACTTAATTAATATAAGTTCTTTACATATTCAAATGAGAGGATCTCATAATAAACCTATAATTCCGTGGAATGAGGTTAAAAAATTTATAGAGATATCAACTAGAATATAAAATCTTTTTCGATTGTCTTGACAATAGTAAAGTTTATAAAATACAATTTTTGTAGTAAATTAAATTCATCCAGCGGCAAAATTAAAAGTCAATACATTTTTATTATTATCATTGAATTCTTCTATACACTTACTATCATCTAAAAACATATCTTTACCATATATTTTAACCACAGAAAATTTCGGATTTATAGACAAACTATTATTTTGATTCAACACCATTTGGCATATTTCTTTAATTGTTGTTTTCTCACAAACTGTATAACAAAATGGAAATCCTTGATCATTTGAAAAAATCCATCTTAAATGAACATGTATCATTTTGTTAATATAATAGAAAATTTTAGATTTTCTATTACGATTACTTAAACACCAACCGTTTTAAAAATGAATAATATTAAAAATTATAATCAGTTTTTCATATTAATTTCTAACCCTCCTTGTTTTTTTATTGCCTCAAGATCAGCTTTAAATTTATCCTTATCTATTCCTAAACTTCCTAGAGTCTTTTCTAGAACAGTTTCTCTTTGATTTTTACCACTTCTACAAATTTGTTTCTCTGTTATTTTAGACTTTAGAAGATTTGAAAGTTTTTTTCTCTGCATTTCTTTATCCTCTTCCATGATTTATTTCTTACTGTTTGTTTTTAAGTAATAGTTTTTATGTGTTTTTGCTTGCCTCATCTATCATTTCTAGAAGAATGCAATCAATATCGTATTTTGGTTCCCATCCCAATTTTTTTCTTGCCTTTCTTGAATCACCGTGAAGAGAGTCTACTTCGCTTGGTCGATAATATTTAGGATCTATACGAACTACAATATTGTCATCAACTGAAGCATATTCTTTATCTCCCGTACCGTACCATTGAATATCCATTCCAACGATTCTAAAGACTTTATTTACAATATCCTTAATCAAATGTTTTTCTCCTGAAGCTATTACATAATCGTCCGGTTTTTCTTGTTGTAGCATTAACCATATAGCATTTACAAAATCCTTTGCATGCCCAAAATCTCTATAAGAGTAAATATTCCCTAGATAAAGACATTTTTGCTTACCTTTTGATATTGCCACAGCCGCTTGTACTATTTTTTGTTCAACAAACGTTTCACCCCTTCTAGGTGAAGTGTGATTAAATAAAACTCCATTAACAGCAAACATATTATAAGCTTCTCGATAATTTTTTACTATCCAATGTGAATATAGTTTTGCAACTGCATAAGGAGAACGTGGATAAAATGGTGTAGATTCGTTTTGTGGTTCGTCATATACACCTCCATACATTTCTGATGTACCAGCCTGATAGAATTTAATAATCTTTTTCTGATTTTTACATGCTTCTAGAAGTCGTAAAGTTCCTATAGCATCAATATCACCGGTATATTCTGGCGAATCAAATGATACTCTTACATGAGACATAGCTGCCAAATTATATACTTCATCTGGTTGAATTTCCTTGATTAATTTATCTAAGCAACCTGAATCGCTCATATCTCCATAATGAAGGAAAAGTTTAACATCCTTCTCATGTGGATCTTTATAAAGGTGATCCAAACGTTGTGTATTAATGGTACTAGACCTTCTGATAAGTCCGTGAACTGTATATCCTTTTTTTAAAAGTAATTCACAGAGATAAGAACCATCTTGACCAGTACACCCTGTTACAAAAGCTATCATTTTTTTTGTAATAATTTCTATCTTTTAAACTATATGCGTTTATTTTTGAAAATGAAATTATAATTATATACAATCTTATAATTATAAACAAATGAACTTTAATGCAGATACACTATTAGAATCTATTTCTGGAGCTTCTTCATCTGAAAGATACATAATTTTAATGAATAATACTCTGCAAGAAAGAAATAAAGAACATTTACTTACAATTAAGAAAATGGAAATTAATTTAGAAGAGCTATACGAATCTCTGTCAAAATCAGAGTTCCGTGTTGAAAACCTAAATGGTCTTCTTACGGATTTACATCAAACTGAAGCGAATCTACGTGAGTTGACTGAAAAAGATGCGAAAGTTATAGAAACAACTCGTGCAGAGTTGCGCAACTATAAAATAAAAGCCAAGACTCATCTCAAATACTTACAAATAATAATGATAGTATTTTCATCTTTTATTTATGAGTTTCATGGTTTTAATACTTTTGCTCCAATTGCCATGATGCTAATAGTAATTGCAGCTTTTCAAGAATCAACACTTGATGGTATGATAATTCGCTAATGCGCGATTTATATGTTTTTAACATTCAATTATATGCTTTTCATTATCTTCCTCCTCATTCTCGGAATCAGATTCGCTTGGAACTTTCATTTTTTCACACGCAATCTCAATTTTTGTAGATGTTTTATCTGCAAAGTCTGACAAAATTTCACCTGTCTGAGAGTCCTCCTGAGCTCGAATACTACCTGTTCCAACGGACGAAGTACTTGGCTCGGAAGCATCGTCGTCATATTTTAGTTTTGGTTCAATGTAATTGTTGGTTTTATTTACTCTAGACTTGGTATCTGTTAGAGTCTTATCGAATTTCTTAAGATAATCATTCATAACCCATGTAAGCACTTCTGGTACATTTTCTCTTATATCTAACATTTCTGATTTCTTTTCTTGAATAAATTCTTGTGGAGTTTGTGTTCTCTCGTGACGACCAAATGATAACATAGTATCTATATCCATTGAAATTTTCGTATATTTAAATGAAGCGTTTTGATGTTTATTTGTTTTTTCAGAAGTACCTACAAAACTGCTCACACCACTTAATGCAGCAACGAATAAGGCAAGTCCTCCATTAATATATGTCCATGCTTCAGAATCGTTTTTATTGCTTGAAAAGATAGAGGATGCTGTGATACCTCCAATGATAACAACTGGAATACCTAATCTCTTGTGCCATGTCGCGTAATATTGCGCACATAAAGAATGCATAATTGAATACGTTTTAGACATTTGAGCCCATTTTTTTAATAATTGTTCATGATAACGATTCCAACTATTACTTATTGTCATTTAAATCTAATAAAGATTTAAATTACTTAAAACTAAAAAGATAATCATGTTCTCATATATTTCTCACGCCATACTTTAACGTATAGAGAATCTAATTTTTCATAAAATTCTTCAATACTTCCGTCGTTTTTCAATAGATAATCCCATTCTTCATTCTTTATATTATCCAAAGCTGTCTCGCTTACATGTGATGAATTACCTGTACCTTTTCTCTTCTCAGAATCGGTATGTCTAACAATATTAACACAAAACCAATCTTCTTTTTTCAAACCATATAATTCATTAGGGAACCGAAGATCTGATAGGAAAAAATTTCCTTCTGAATTTGTATTTTTGATAGCTAAATTGAGCCACACATCAGGATCTTTTTTCCTAGCCCACTCTGTACCAATAAATTGTAGAAATTGTCTATCTTTCTTTTCTTCAAAACCACATACTCTTTGTGCATAGTGCTGTATATCATATAAAGGTGATGCGAATGAAATTTTTTCACCTCCATACTTTTTAATCAGATAAGAGCAGGCCTCATCCTTGCCAACACCCATCTTATATCCAAAAGCAATTTTTATTTGCATTTTTGGACGTGATATACAGGAAATCATATTTATATTTAGATGAAATTCTTTTAAATTTGCAGTTTATCAATACAAGCTAAAGAATATGTAGAAATCCACTTTCCATCCACTTCACATTGACACTCTTTCCAGCCATTAGCCTCTTTACATCTATCAGTCCTATCAATTTCATAATGTGCTTTAGCAAATCCAGACAACGATTTATAAAACTTTCCGGCATGTACAATTTCATTTTTTGAACAATCGTATGTAGCAATCCACGTTTTATTGATACCTACTGTATGGCGAATGTGCTGTCCATTTGTAAAACACTTGTTCATAACACGGCATCCTTTATTTTTTTTATGATCAATCTTAGCTGTTGTAAGAAGATCTTCATCACTCTTTTCATCTTCATCACTCTTTTCATCTTCATCACTCTTTTCATCTTCAGGAGTTTCTACCCATATTTCACCGTCCATTAGATCAAAGAAAGAACGAACTTCTTCTTGTGAAACACGAAAGAACTCTCTGCGAGGGTGTATACGATCAGTATATTGCTCAAGAAGAATGTGTAGTGTTTTCTCTTTTTTGAGAGGATTGGAGACCTTCTTAGCAAATTCAATCTTATATGGTGTCGGAGGTCTCCAAGTATCAGATGCGTTTGCTTCTCTCAATCTAATTTTTGGTGTTCGTTCAGTCATGCCAATTTTGAGAACACCAGACATTGATCTGTTTGAGAAGCAGTAGATATAACCGCTAGTCATTTTCAACAATTTAATTTATGTCTGAATAGCATTCTGTTATTATCAAATTCATTTTTAAGTAGTCAAGTATCTGTTTAAAATGTTTGTTTAATATACATTTTAAACCATTTTATTACTAAAAAACTCACTCATCAGTCTGCACAGAATATTTAAAGTCCTTTAGAATTGGATTAAATGTTACCATTTCTGTCAGATCCTCTTTTACGTATCCCCATTGTTTGTACCATTCATCACCGTATTGTTCTTTTAGCAATGCATGATCATTTTCTTCAAGCATTGATGGGTGCATTCCAGATTGAAGAGATGTTTCAATATAAGCAACTGCTTCCGCGATTGGAGGCTCCAAACTTTGTCCAGTATCAAAGTTTATACGGCCATATAGATGATCTCCAATTGTCTTATATTTTTGTTTCTGTTCGTCTGATAATGCAGCCATTGCAGATCTAACCATTGGATTATCAAAAAGATCATTACCAACTTGTGTACTTTTCTGTGTATTAGTATTAGAGTGTTCGGTTTTCGTAATCTTACTCTTTTTACCCATATTTACTTAGACTGTTCATTCTTTTTAAGTATCTTTTTAATAATTTTTTCTGGATATTCATATCTATGATGATTTATCTTTTCATAGACTTTTTGCAAAAAGTCTGCATAAGAACGAATAAAAGTAGTAAAAGTTAGATTGCTATCTTTTATTGCTTGCAGAGATAATAAGACAACTTCAGAACGTGATTTTAACGGATTTGCTAGTCGCATATCCGCGTACCAGAATGACCATGCCGAACAATATCCCCAAGGTCCAATTTTTTGCTGTATTTGTTCTTTAAATTCATCATCTTCTTCTTGAATAGTTTGAAAACTGTTTAATGGACAAAAAGAAAGAGGATCGTAAACTGCTTTAACCATATCTTTATTGACATTTTTGTTAAATAACTTCGCAAGTTTTTCGTCGAGCATTGGTGTATCTTTACAAAACGGTGAATAATTTCCAAATCCATAAGGCTCGAAACGCTCCAACTCTTTCGTTACTGAATTGTAAATTAAAAAATTAGAATGATCTGCTTTTCCGTCTTCACAGTAAAAACCAAATGGTATAATAATAAATTCAGAACCTCTTAGACATTTTTTTATTGATGTCCATAAACCTTCCGGTATGATAAAATCTTTAGATATATCCGACCATCCCAAACTCACCTTATGAAATTCTTTTGTACGAAGAGATAAAGCTCTAGATGTTAATTTTCCAGAAGGAGTCAATAATCCAGTAGAAAATGCGACACAATGTTGTGGATACTTGTGCATTAAGTATAATATAGAAGTTAATTCCATAATAGCAGATCCTCTAAACCAAGTTTTATCGACCAATACTTTTGGTTTTATCATATGAAATTCTTTATCATGTGATTTAGTTGTTTGATACTTTAGTTTATATTTTGAAATTGTATTATCGTGTAAATTATTTGCAAGAAATCCTACCAGATCTAATTTCTGCATTTTATAATATCCATATCCTTTGAAATTTTCTTCTTTGGCTATTTCTCTGAGTTGCGACAATGTAAGTGTTTCTAAAAAGTCTCCCATGCTTTATTATTTATAAACTATTACATTATTTTAAAAAAATTAAATTAACAATTTTTAAAGAGGATTTATTATTTTAGTAAATAATAAATTTATACATATTAAGAGCTTTTCCTGACATATGCAGCAAAGACAGCTGCTGGATTATTGCTATTTTTCAATTGTTCACCGACCTTTGTCAAGAAAGATGAGTAAGAACGAATAAATTGAGTAAAAGAATAATTATTTTTTTTCAGTTTTTCTATGCCCATAGAGACAACTTCAGAACGAGACTTTTTGGGGTTAGACATACGAATATCAGCATACCAAGCAGACCATGCTACACAAAATCCTCCAATTTCTCCAATTTTTTTGTCGAATTCATTAGATTGAATTTTCTGAACATTAACTGCTGGACAAAAAGATAATGGGTCATAAACTTCTCTGATCATATCTTTATGTACATTATTGTTAAAAAGCTCTGCTAGTTTTTTCTCAAAATTTGGTATATTTAAGAAATTAGCCATTGGTTTTCCGTGCGGCTCAAATCGCTCAAGCACTTTTGTTCCTGCATTATAGATCAAAAAATTAGCATGAGAAACACGTTTGCTTTTAACTAAACCATTAATACCTAAAGGCATTACAATAAATCGAGGTTTTCTCTTCAAGCAATCTTTTATTGAATCCCATAAACCTACTGGAATATAAAACATGTTTTCATTTGCACTCCAAGTCAAAGAAGTGTTGTTAAAACTCTTAACGTTAAAACCTTTTTGTGTTATTTTTCCAGATCCAGTCAATAAATCTTTTGGAATAGCTACACAATCTTTTGGGTGTCTATGCAATAAATAAATCATTGAAACTAAATCTTCCCATGAAGATCCTTTAAAATTAGTTTTTTCAACTATCGGATGTTTTAACATGTGAAAGCTTGAATTTCCGGAAGAAAGTGGTTTAGTTATGATTTTTTCTAACTCTGTGTACCCACCAATAAATACATTCATATTGAAAATAACAGGAAAATATTTGTATCCACCTGTTAAACTTGCCTTTTCTTTAAAAAATTCTTTCTTGTCTTCATCACGAACTTTTATTTGAGTGTATTTCAAACCAACGCTATCTAGAAGTTCTATAGCCTTTTTACAAGAATTACATCCGTCAATACTATAAATTTCCCAGTCTGGTTTATTTATTTTTTCATTTAATAAGGAATTAACAATCTTTTTACCAATATCTCCAGTTTTACTTACACATATTCCACTATTTGGGTTACAAATCTTAGAAGGAACACATATTTTATTCATACACTTGTCAATAACACCCGTCGGTTTAATTTGAGGTTTATTTTGAGGTATTATTTTTGGAGTTACATTATGATATCCAGTACTTGAGTTAATTAACGAGATTAGTTCTGCCTTACGCAGTTTATAATATCCAGATAAGTTTTTCAGTCTGGCTATTTCCAAAAGTTCTTTGACTGTAAAATTTTCAAGAGGTTTTGAGACAATACCATCTGGTATAACCTTAGGTATAACTTTAGGTGTAACTTTAGGTATTCCCATTTCTGAGTTGATTAACGAGATTAGTTCCGCCTTTCGCAGTTTAGAGTATCCCTTTAAGTTTTTCTGTCTAGCTATGTCCAAAAGTTCTTTAACTGTAAAATTTTCGAGAGGTTTTGACATATTTACTTAAATAGGCGAAAAAAAATATTACATTTAAAGAATTTTTATTTTAACATTCTTGTATATTGAAAAGTTATTTAATTAACGGTGCTAAGGAATCTTGATTAGACATATTTCTATAAAATATTGTATGTTCTACTTGACCACAAATATCCGGAACATCAAAATACACATCCAAAAATTAAGGATATTTTACTTTGATCAATTGATATCAGTCCTCCGCCTAAAAATAAATTTGCAACTCCGCTCAACGAAATGATAGTATTTGTTGTTATAGACATGACTATCGCACGAATACTATAACGTGAAAAAGCTTCTGTGTTCATCCAATTAAAACATTTAGATTGATCACACCAATTAGCAACCATCTCCTCTTCAGCTTTGTTCCATCTAACAGACTCCTTTTCAACATTATCTAAATTAAATGCCATTTTATATGTTCTCAATATTATTTATTGAGAATAACAGTTTCTATGATATAATTCCATTAATTATAAGATTTTTTTGTATAAAACCGTTGATATCTTCTATTTTTACTGTATAAGGTACTTCTATTAAAAGAATACCATTTTCTTTACATATTCTACGCTTCATATCATCTCTGTATTTTTGATTTAGGAATGCCTCTTTGTTTTTATGAAAAAAAGGTATGAACTTGTAGTGTTGGACTCCATTATATTCGACTGCTATTCCAAGTTCAGGATTATAACAATCAAGTTCTAAATTAAAATCTCCACCTGTAACAGGATTGCGTAAGAAATCAGGTCGTGCTTTATCAAAGCTTCTATTAAATATAAGTTGTAGAACACGTCTACATTCTATTTCACCTCTGCTATCTTTAGGTGGCGATCTAGATGTTTTATTACTTATTGTAGGTGTTGTTATTAAATATGATAAATAATCTTTCTTTGACCAAGTACCTTTTGAACCAGTAATCTTCTGATATAGACCAAAAAGAATAACAAATGTGATACAAAATCCAAGAGTTATTTCAAAACCGTGCTTGCCCCAAGTTTTTTTTAAGTTTGACAGCATTTTAGTTATTATCATCATTTTAAAAAATATAACAAAGACTATAATTAATCAAGGTCTTCGGCTCCTGTTTCATTTATATAAATAGAAATCTCTGATTTGCATACTGGGCATGTTGGTTTATACTTAGCCCACTCATTGATACACTTTGGATGGTAAACATGACCACAATCTAAAACAGAAACTTCTTCTTTCTTTTCGTATTTATCAGTGCATATAGAACACTCTTCATATTTTTTATCAGTAGTGTCATACGTTTGTGTTCCAACAAGGACAACCACGTTATCATTCCGGCGCAATTGAAGATCATTTTCGCTATTTTGTATTGCTATTCGAAGAGGGTCAAAATCTGAAATAAACATTGGCTCAAGTACATTCATCATATTAATTAATGCAAATAAAGCATCTGAGGCTGAGTCGAATTGCTCAAAAGTATTCAATTGTATCACGTCTTCATTTGTATGAACTCTGAATCTAATACGAGATGACATTCTTTATTTATATTCAGAAACAAATTTCTTAAATAACCGCTTTTTAGTTTTAGTAAAAAGGACTGTGATTCCAACCAAGATCTTCAAACAAGTCTTTACATATTTCATCGTGAAAGAATTTTCTATCTATGGTTTTGAGTATAATAAATTCTTCTTTCTTACATGGATGTTTGTGCCTGCGAAGTAATTGAAAGAGAACATACTGAGTATTAATAAAATTCTTTCGTTCAATATATTTATACTTCTTGTCATACAGATCGGTAAGTACGTCAAAGTCGTCAAGAAGTTGCTCTTCCAAATAAGATATGTCATCTGGTTTAATTCCAGTAAAGTTATAATGTATTAGATGTACATTTTCGTAATGTTTTGAGTAATTTAGTTCCTTAAGAAAAATAAGAACATGATTCTTTGTTACATTCGCAAATTTAACTTCTTTAGAAATTCCATCACCCTCATTCAGAAGATGATGTCTAGCAAACTGTATTTCTAAATCATCGTATATTTTTTGATGAATAGTGCTATTCTGTTTACCTTGATATTGATTTATACAATCCCGAAAGTGAACCTTTCTATCGTAAGTATATTTACTTGAAATATTAACTCTGTCAATATCTGTATAAGAGGAATTGTGTTTCATTACTGTTTGTCTAGCATAACATTTTGTACATATATAGGTATTGTTTTCTATCACTTCGAAATCTTTTTTATTAGAACAGTTAGTACAGGTAACTTGTTGTAGCTTATCATTCTCAAATTCTAGATTAACATACTTTGTCGCTGATTCCAAGTAAAGTTCGATTATGTTGTTCTTTTCTTTGTCCTTTTTAACAAGTTTTCCCATGAAACTAACTTTTACGGGTGTTTTTAAAATTTCTTTGTACTGTTCTATATAGGTAACAGTTTCCATAATATAAAAATGGTAGTTTCTTTGTGTTTTCAAATCATCAACATATTCTAGTAACTCAATATGAGCCTTTTCTAGACTGAGTCGTATCCTACGGCGAAGATTTTCGTTTTTCAACGATTCTTCTATTTCTTGCAACTTCTCCTCGTGATCTGGAAGTTTTAAGATCTCATCCTCGAAATTCTTACGTATATTGGCATCTATACTCAAAATATCTAGTTCGGACATAGCCTTTATTCGTTCTGTAGACTCATTTAAGCTCACATTTTTTTTTCATTTTAATATTTAAAGTATATATTTTGTTAAAAAAATGAAAAATTATCTTGCGCTAATATAAAACAATGTCTTCCATCTCTACTTCGAACGTAACTTCCGGGTTTATTGATCTCGCCACTTTTGACGAAATCGAAAAATACCTCTATGGTGGTCCCGATGCCACTGCTTATTTCGTTCGCGAAACGCGAAAGGCTACTTGGTTCACTCAGGTTCCTGTTGTTCTATCTCGTGCTGCTGGTTCTCCTGGTTTCGGCCAAGAGTGGTCGGTCTCTATTTCGCGTGCCGGTGATTACATGCTTCACACTTGGCTTCGTGTTACTGTCCCTGAAGTAACTAGTTCCAATATCAATACTATAAAGTTGCGTTGGACTCGAAACTTGATGCATAATCTTATCCGCGAGTGCTCTATTACGTTTAACGATCTGATTGCCGCTCGTTTTGACAATTATCATCTTGATTTCTGGTCGGCATTTACAGTGCCTGAGGGCAAGCGCAATGGTTACAAGAATATGATCGGGGATATCGATCAGCTAACTCAGCCGTCAAGCACTCTGCCGTCTGCAACTCTCAATCTACCGCTTCCTTTCTTTTACAGTCGAGACAGTGGTGTCGCTCTACCCACTGCTGCACTACCCTACAACGAGATGCGAATTAACTTTTACTTCCGTGACTGGAATCAACTTCTAATTTGGCAGTATGGTGATGGTGATCTTAACGAAGAAGGACGTAAAGTCGTTTCAACTGAACAGCTTAAGGGCGGTGTTCCTCCTGTTTTGGGTCAAACTCAAGTTTGGGCCAACTATGCAATTGTTTCCAATGATGAACGAAAACGTATGGCATGTGCCCCTCGTGATATTCTAATTGAACAAGTGCAGACAGCGCCTCGACAGTCGTTTACTCCGGCTACAAATCCTCAGCAGTCGTTTGACATCCGTTTCTCCCACGCGATTAAGGTTTTGTTCTTTGCTGTGCGCAATGCAACTTTTATCGCGGAAGGTTCGAACTACGTTACTACATCGCCTGTTCAGGATGGTACTACATTCAAAGTCGATTTCTCGCCTGACACCGGTGCTAATGACCCGATTAGCGTAACTTCTCTAATTTATGAGAATACCAATCGTCTTGCACAAATGGGTTCAGATTACTTTTCGTTAGTTAATCCTTATTATCACGCGCCCGTCATTCCAGCTGAGACTGGTTACCATTCTTACTCGTATTCTCTTGATTTCATTAGTCTAGATCCGATGGGATCTACGAACTACGGAAAGCTTACAAATGTGTCAATTGTACCGGAAGCTAGTGCAAGGGCTATTTTGTGCGCACAAGGACTTGGTGGTCCGGGTGGTGGTGGTATTCAGGTTGTTACCCCCACTACTTTCAAGCAGGTTTACGAATTTATCGTCACTGCCGTCAATAACAATATTATTAGGGTCAGTGGAGGAGCTTTAGGGTTCCCCGTTTTATAAAAGTCCCACTCGGCGCCCCCGAAAACTCGAATGATTATACTTTTTTATGTTATTTTACATACAAAAGTAAAATTATATTATATTATAATGTTTTAAAAATAAAATTGTTTTAAAAGTATAAACAATATTATAACAACAAAATGACAATAGGATTATCAGAAAAAACTATTAATAATATTACTAATATAATGGAAAATAAAAAATGTTTGGATTGGAAACCAGATACTGAAGACAAAAGATATATTAAATACAAATGCCATTGTGGAAAAGATGGAAGAACTCTTAAACAAGGAATTGTAAGACCTGAGTGGAATGGTTGTTCTGAATGTTCAAAAAAGAAAACTTCAAATGAAGTCAAAGAAAACATAATAAAAATTATTGAAGAAGCAGGTTATGAGTTTGTATCAATAGAAGAAGGTAGAAATGTAAATTATAAATGTAAACACGGTAGTTTTCATACACACTCATCAAACTGTCAACGAGGTAACTTTCGAGGAAATTGTAATATATGTAAATACCAAGAAAACGAAGAAAAAGATGAAAAAATATTAAAAGAAGTTCAAGAATCTGTTCCAATTTTACTGGAAAGAGGTGAATGGTATAGTGGTCGTCATCAAGGAGGTATTACTGAGACTGCAACTCATATAAAAGTTACGTTTCACTCTGATCAAGGAGGTAATAGCAAGTCTTTTGGTATAAAGCAATATGGCAGAGATCGTGCTATGAATTTAGCAAGCAATTATAGAATTAGAGAATCTATTAAACGCCAATTGAGTAAAAATAGAATAAGAAGTGTTAAAGTGGTATCACATCCTGTGTTACCAAAAGATTATGAGTTTCTTGAGATATTTCTTTCAGATGAAAAATGTATGATGTTTGAAAAAGAACATTATGATATTATTAAAGATAAATCAATATATCTTTTTAGAGGATCAAAAGACAAAACCGAATATGCTAAAATGGAAAAAGCTCTTTTACATCGTATATTTTACCCAGAATTCACAGAAGTAGATCATATTGATCGTAATGGTCTTAATAATTTGAGATTTAATGTTCGTGAGGGAGCTGACAAGGTTAATGCTAATAATAAAAGTATTCAAATTAATAATAAAAGTGGTGTTACTGGTGTAATTTTTGAAGATGGCTTAAAATCTCGTTGGAAAGCTCAATGGAATGACTCGGAAGGTAATAAGAAAACAAAGTCTTTTTCTATTAATAAGTATGGTGAAAAAGCATTCATTAAAGCATGTGAGTTTAGAGAAAAAAATCATCAAGATAAACTGGATAAGATTATGAATGTAAAAAAAGAAGAATCAGAAAAAGAATCAAAAGAAGAAGAAAAAGAAGAAGAAGAATCAGAAGAAGATTTTAAGGCTAAAGAGTATGTTTTTCCAAGCGGTCGCACAGAATTATGTAAAGGTTATGAACCAATGTGTTTTGATCTTCTTCTTAAAGATGGTTATAAAGAAGATGATCTCGTTGTAGGCTATAAAGGTCGAGATGAAATTTGGTATAATAATCCTATCACAGGCAATAAGAGCAGATATTTTCCAGATGGTTTTATACTTTCCGACAACGCGATTCTTGAAGTAAAAAGCGAGTATTATTATAACAAAGAATATGACAAGAATATGGCAAAGTTCAAGGCGGCGACCGCAATGGGCTTAAACGTACATGTTTATATTTTCAATAATAACGCACTTGTAGATACAGAAGTACATTTAGTTTCTTAATTTTATTTCATTAACTCGGTCAAAAATAAGAGTTTGTATAATCAAATGATATACAAACTTACGTTAATAAAAGAAGACTTAGGATTTTTCTGATTTATTTGTTAAAATGTCTAGTTTCAATTGCATATTTTCGAGTTTTAATTCAGAAATTTCTTTTTGCATATTTTGAAGTTTTAATTCTGAATTCTCTTTTTGCATATTTCGGAGTTTTAATTCCGAATTCTCTTTTTGCAAGGTTCTAATAGTCATTTTTAGGTCATTATCTTTTAAGAAATCATCTATATCTTCAATAAAAATTGTTAGATTTTTAACTGGTTTATATACTTCTTTTTGATTGAAAAAATCAACCTTATAATGTTTCAAAAATTCGTGTGTCATTTTCTCTATATTTTTACCAGATACTTTGAAAAACTTAATCATTCTCCATTGAGGATATAATGACTCACTTGACATATGTTTTTTATCTCTCTTAACAAGATTAGAATCAGTAAAACCAATCTTGACTAATCCATTTCCGATATAAGCACAATAAATAACTAACTCATTTGTATACTCACACATTTTAACTTCATTTTCTAGTTTTTCTGCTTCAATATCAATTTCTGTAAGAGTAGAGAAGCTCTTTACAGGTCTTTCTAGTTTGACACTTCCTGTAGATAATAATTTATGAATCCATCCTGTTACATTAACAGCAAATTTAGGAGAAATCCACTGTGCAATCTGAATTGATACACGTGGATGAACCCAAGTTGATTGATCGGAATCATTATATTGATTAATTTTTATCAAACTTACGTTTGTATTTTCCTTATGGGAGTTACGAATTACAAAAAATAGAATTGAATTTAACTCAATGTAGTTTTAAAATAATAAAAATGTCTAGTGAAATGTTGCAAAAAAATATGGATGAAATCAGATCTATTTTAGTAGACAATGACTGTGAATTAATTAGTTTTGAAAAAGGTCATCAAGTAAAATATACTTGTTCATGTAAGAATATTGGAGAAACTAGTTTTTTAAATATAAGAAGAAAAGGTTGGAGTGGTTGTGCAAAATGTTCAAAACAGAAATGTAGTCAAGAAATAAAGAATTTTATAAGAGAAAGTGATGGATATATTAATTTGTCTCAAATATGTAAAGCTGGTAACAAATATTATGCTGATTGGTTTCGATTAGAAAAAACAAAAAAGTTTTTGACAGAATTATCAAACGAATTGAAACTAGATATTTTAACTGATAAAACAAGAAAAGGTAGATCGGGGTATGTAGGAGGTTTGATAGAAATTAATCAATATAATTCCGGAAAAGTTGGAGGTTTGATAGAAATTAATATGGGAAAGAGTGATGTAAATGATCAATCAACTTGGGGTCATCCATATGTTGCTAATAATATAGCACAATGGGTATCTGCAAAATTTTCTGTTAAAGTATCATTGTGGATAGACGAGTGGAAAAATATATCTGAAATAAACAGTAAAAAATACGTAGTCTCGTTAGAAAATATTGAGCCTGATAATAACAATTCTTGTGTTGAAAAGGATATCCAAAATAGGTTATATAAAGAATTAGGTGGTGAAATGGAAGTTTATACAAATTTTGGTTATATAGATTTGTTGACAGAAACAGAATTAATAGAAATAAAAGTTGGTAATAATTGGAAACATGGATTGGGACAACTTCTTGCTTATAGAAAATTTTATTTGAATCATAGTCTAAGATTACATTTATTTGACATTGAACACCAAACTGATATATCAGATTGGTGTAAAGAATATAATGTGTTAGTAACATATGAGAAATAAATGTAAAATATTTACAGCAACTGACTTGTAGACACAATTAGTTGTTTAATCAAAGAGTTTGTATATTAAAATGATATACAAACTTACGTTTTCCTAAACATTGTTGAGATTCAATTAATAGATCATACGTTACACCTACATCATCGCATTTTCTTTTTACTATCCGACTCATTCCAACGAGATTTTAAACCATCTATGAATTTAGCAAGCAACTATAGAATTAGTATTAAAGTTATATTACATCCTGTGTTACAAAAATGTTATTTTTTGTAAAAATAACATTTATATATTACAAATAATGGAATTGTCCGAAATGGTACCAAATATACCAAGTGTAGGTTCTAGTATAACTGACACTTTAAAAACAAAAGGATCTGGTTTTGGTAAACTATCTAGTATAGGAGGAGGATCGACAATTGATAAATTAATTATAGCAGTATTAGCAATATTAATAATAATAATATCATCTACTGGTTATTATGTTAAAAAATACTGCAAAGAAGAAAGTATTGGTATTAATTCAAGTATGATTCAATTTTTTATGGGATTTGGAACAGGTTTAATTTTTTACCTTATTTTTAATGTATTAAAAATTGTAAGCGTGCCAATTATAATAATACTTGGTTTATTTTTATCTATTATAGGAAGCATATATGTTAATATTTACAGTAAGACGACTAAAGAATGTAAAAAGGACACGATAGGGCCTGAATTATCTTTTGGAATGTTAGGTTGTGGTATAGGAATTCTTACATTTGTTATATTGTATAATGGTCTTGGTTTTATAAAAGGCCCAACACTAAAAATGCGAATTATAGCTCTTATTTTTACTGTTTTCTTAATTGTTATACCTTCTATAATCATAAATATGATAAATAAATGCGGTGATAATTATGCAGACGATGTAGATAATAATAAAATTAAGTCTATTAAAACAGCACAAATAGTTAGCTTAGTATTGAGTATATTAATTTTCATAGGAATATGTGTATCTTTTTATTTCATACCACCTATCTAAAAAATGGAAAATCAATTTGATATAAAGAGTAAATTTTATAAGCTCAAAATGAGCAACTTTGATATCAACGAAGAAATTGATAAACTAGTCGATAAGTTCGGTAGTAAATTAAAGACGCAGCTAAAATCAGCTGTTGCAAAAAGCGAAAAGCAACTTTTGAAGCAATATATTACAGCTCAAAAAGATACTTCAAAAACAATTAAACCAACAAAAAATACAAAGGTAAACGCAGCAACAATAAGTTCTGGATCTAAAAAGACTTCACCACGACGAACAGGTGCTCCAAAGAGAGAGGTTGAGTATGCAAACACAAGCGATTCAGATTCGGATTAGATGAGTCAAGATAAAAAATTACCTCCTATTGCGTGATACTTTTTATGTTTTAATTAAACTATATTAGTTTAATTAATGAAAATACGGTAGGTGCACGTATGTTGGTCTCCAACTAAAACACTAAGGTTCAGGTGAGTCTATTGAATTATTTCTTTTGATTTCTATTGGTTTATATGCGTCTAAATAAAATGGAGATAAGTCGGTCGGGATATAAGAAAATAGTGGTTGTGTAATTCCGTTCATATTAATACAATTAGTAACAGGTATATCGTAATCATATGTATTTTGTTCTAAACGTTTAAACTTCATATGAGTTTCTAGAAATTTTCTATATCTATTTGCATGAGTGTCTCCTCCGTATATTATAACGTTATGAGGATTTTGAGGCTCGTCAAAACCACGTTTCTTCTCTGGTTTATCTGTATGTATATCAAATACTTTGAATACGCGTGAGAGAAGATATGCATCAGCGACAGGACAGCGGAAGATAATTAAAATATTCCGAAACGTTGTTACATATTTTATAATTTTGTCAGAATCTTCAGAAGAGACAATAGGTTCTATTATTTTACCTGTTATATCTAAAGTAGTACGATATGTTGTAAATATCCTAAAAAGACGAGTTAGCATATTTTGTATTAGCCTTTTATATTTTAATGCGACTAATTTGATTTCATCAAGAATAAAGTCTAAAATGATTTGGTATATATGCGATCTTTCCATTTTTTTCAAAAGAAAAGAATGATTAAACAACACATGATCATTCAAAAATTCAACAAATTCTTTATCGGATGTAATTGTGTGAATGCTATTTATAAAAGAAGAAAATTTTATGTCATTTTTTATACTCATAAAATAGATCATAAATTTGTATATATATACCTTTATATTTTCATCTCCTGATGCTAATAAATGATGTAACTTATTAATTAATTGGGTTACTAAATCATTCGGTTCATGAGTAGTTCCATTCCTAACGTCAAAGTAATGAGAACGAGAAACACGACAGTTTATATTTGTATTTCGCGATTTTATATCCGATATACACTCCATAAAACGATCACGTAAAATATTTAGTCTTTCTTTCCTATTATAAGGTATTAAAGCTGGATCATAACCGATATGAGCTTTTTCCTCAAGATAAAAATCTATATAAGAATCTGAGTTCATTAACAATTGCTTCAAATAATCTTCTATAAACATTGATTTTACAGGAACTGCTTTTACATCTAGAGATTTCTCTTGTGAAAAAAGATTACAATCAGTCTTGGATTCGTGAAGTTCACCAAAAATATATATCATCAATTTCAGATGAGAATTCCAGTGCAAAGTAACACTCACAGGACCTTTAATAAGATCTGAAACAGGTTTATTATTTAATTGGTGATTATTAATGAGTATCATTAATGTCTTACGCTCATTGCATCTGGTAGGGTTGTCTGCTGTATCTGGGTTTTCTAAACATTTTTTTGCTTCTTCATACAAAGCTTTCCTAAGCTCTTCAGGAAGATCTGTAAGATCTGAAGTATTATAAGAAACTAGCATAGAAGATATAATATCATCAACACTTGTCATTTTTATTTTAACAATAATTTAAAAAAATGAATAAATATTAATTGAATAGAGACTTCATAGTATCAAACTTCTTTTTGATATCATCGTATTTCTTTTGTAATTCCGCAAAAGCAGTTTCGTTCTCCGTCAATTGAGATTTTAGTGAAGTATTCTCTTCTTTAAGAAGATTAAATTGAGCAAAAACTTGTTTTGTAAATTTATCTGTAAGATCTTCTAGCAAACTTGTTCCAGAACTATTTTCTGATTTTTTTGTCAAAACGGATGATTCCTTAGGAAAGACTGTTGAAACTTGATCTATATCCTTATCTACATTTTCTTGTTCAGATTCTTCTTGTTCAGATTCTTCTTGTTCGGCTTCAAGTTTTTCAGTGTCTTCTCCGTCAATGAGGGACTCGTCTGGCTTAAATTTCCACGTTTCGCACAAACTTAGTGCCTCTTCGTCAAGAGGTATTATTTTATCATCTACATACCTGCCAATTACAAGTCTGTCTTTTTGTGATTTAAAAACCAGAGTTGATTCTGGATGCCAAATAGTATTGTGTGTATTGAGTTTCTTGAGAACAATTTTCTTAGATGAAGAACTCATTTTCTACTTTAAAATGTTCTTTTTAGATTGAAGAAATAAATCGGTTTTAAATTAAGTGAATAACAATTCTACATGTATGATTGTTTAATTTCAAAACAATCGATCATTTTTTCTTCTTTTAATTTTTGAAACTCCTGTTCTAAAAATGATAGCATTTCTGTTTCGTTTTTAGAAGGTCCAGTGAATTGTTCTTCGTTGGTATATTTTGGTATTGTTTCTTGATCGACTGGAAATGGATAAGTACGACCGCATCCTATCCATTCCCATCCCTCTGGAATGTTTTCATACTTCCAATATTTTGTAGGCTTGGTATAGAATACAAATAGAGTTTTCTTAAGATCTTGTTTGGAGGGTTTATCTTGAATAGGACTATCTTTTGTAGATAACATTTTTATCATTTTACAGAGATTGTTTAAATTCATTTATTACTAATTAGTAATAAATAAAGAAAAGACTGAAACGTGTTTTACATACCCAAATAGACTTTTCTCATTTCTGAGCAGTCGAGCTCTTCATAAAATACGTAAGCAGTTATATAAATTATTCTAAATTATTCTAAATTATTCTAAATTATTCTAACCCCGCGAGGCTTGAACAGTGTTCATAGTTTGATTAGTTGAAATAGATCTTTCTGTATCAACACCGGCAACTGTTGTTCTACCTCCTGCGTTCTTAATAAACTCGGAAAACTTCTTTGAAGATTCAGAACCCTGACCACCTATAACGTTCATTGCACCTTGTTGAAGATCATCAATAGGATTAGCAGAAGTATTAAACCAACCGTTATTTATTGGAACAATAGGAAGATCACCACGAATTGGGTCACCTTGGCTACGACGACGATTATTCCTATTAGAATGTATAATACGTTCAAAAAATACACACTGTGTCGGCTGACCATTCTTGTCAACACCGTTAAGAGCGGACATATTTTGAACTGGAAACAAATCTGATGTAACCATTAAGTCTCCACCAGCTAAAGAATTATAGTTGCCTTCAGAATAATTAGGCTTCATAAGGGAATTTTCAGAAACGTATGGTTCGACAAATCCTTCAACGCAATTAGCATAACCCAATGGGTTGTTGGGAACAGCCATGTTCTCACGACTTGGTTGATCATAACGTACATATGTTTCTCTTGCATATGGACCGAGAAATGGCTCAACACCTCGAGGAGAAAGATTAGATTGGAAATTAGATGTGCTAAAAAATGGAGTCTCTTTATTATTAGTTACGTATTGATTAAGCAGTTCTAACTTGTCTTTCTCTGACTCTGTAAACCTTTCAACCGGTGCCTGCTGTCCTAAACCAGAACTATTGTATGTTCGTTCTGCATAATCTTGATACATTTTTGCATCAGAACTATTGTATGTTTGTTCTGCATAATCTTGCATTGTTTTGCCTAAACTAGAACTGTCATGCATTGTCTTATTTTTATCTTTAAGTCCTTCTACTACACCACGAGGGACAGAATAAGTCTTTCCGTCGAAATAGTCTTGCATACTATTCGCAGCAAAATATTCTTTTCTGGTCTCGGTAGAAGGAAGACCTCCGAATCCAAAACCTTCATTACTAGTTATCCTGTTAGTGTTAATATTACAAATAGCGATTACAGAAATCGCAACCGCGAAAAGCGTAGCAATAAATTTACTGTCAAACATTTTATTTATACTGAAGAAAGAAAATAAAAAGAAAATTATATATCACGTGTCTTAAAAAAAGAGTTTTTATTTAAGTTTTAAAACAATAGAATTATATAGTTTCAAATACTCTTTTGCGTCAGCGTCATCGCATAGCTTATCTTTGTTTCTTAATTTAACCTCTAATTCTTGCTTATCTTTTTCATATATTTCTTGTGACATAAAATGTAACGTTTTTATGTTAGAACTATTGTTTTTCATAGTAAGAGAGTTTGAAAGAAGTAGTTTCTCAAAATTTATCAAATAATGTTCTCGGTGATTCGGTTTTAATTTATAATATGATGATGTATCAAACAGTATTGTTTCAATAATATGCTTATATTCGGATAGATCATCCGGTGTCTCGTCTTCTAGAAGTTTTAAAATCTTTCTTGGGCATAGAAATGTTTCTTCTGTATACACTGCCTTTTCTAACTTGTTAAAATGATCAGATAATTTGTAAACAACATTTTTTTTTTCTGTTTTTCTTTCTATTTTTGTTTCATATATACTTCGTAAAAAGCTCATTGTATCTTGATAAATCTTTTGATATTTTTCATCTGGTATATGATTATCGTCTAAAAACTGTAACATATGATCTTTTACAGATGTTAGATTTCTTTCTAAACTCTGAGCGGTATAATAGATAAAGAAAAGATTATTTGGTTGTGGTAAAGTAGATTTCATCAAACGTGAGAACACATTAACATATGATTGAACTCTTTCATCTACAGAGTTTGAAAATATGTATTCAAATACTTGTCTGCCATTTCCTTTATCCATCAAATTTACATACTCTTTTACTGTTCCAACATCTTTAATCATTTTCATTCTGATTATATATTTAACTAGATCATAAGGAGTACGTTTTTCAAGCTCGTGTTTATCATCATAAACAAGAGATTCGTATTTTCTAGCATACTTTAAGAAATCACTCAGATCTTCTAACCTAAGAAATTGGTCTGGTCTATATTTAGTACCAGATATAAAATTTGCTAAATGTAGAATAGGCGCCATATCAATACCATCTCTCTTCAATTTATCTCTAAATTTCTGTTCAGATAAATATTTATTTACAATACGATCAAGAGATCTAATAAGAAGATTTATGATATCTTGACAACTACTAACCTTAAACATGTTAACAAAACCATGATGAACTCCATCAACAATAGCATGAGACTTTCCAAAGTCTATAATGACCGGTATAAGTTTAGTACGAACTTTGATTATATGTTTATGCGAAAGTAAATAAGTATAATCTTTTATTTCAGGAATTGGTCTTAAGACCACATTCCAAGGAGCTAAATCATAATGTACAAAACCACACATATTTTGTGCGGTCTCTATAGCTAGACATAGTTGTACAATGATAAACAGAAACTCTTTAAAAGAGAAATTATCTGTATCGTCTATATAATCTGCAAAAGTTTTCCCTTCAATAAATTCAGATATTACATTACATGTACTTCTGGTAGAGTCTCTATACATACCAAATACATACGCAAAGTTTGGAACATGTTGACTTAATTTATTGAGGCAGTTAGAACCAATAAATGCCTCGTGAATATGCTCTTTAATTTTTTGCTGATCTGATGTTGTTTTGATCGCTAGTTGAAAACCTGCAATTTCAGCAGCGGTAACTATACCTAGTTTATTTCTAAATATTTGTCGTTTCATAGTTGCGACTTTTTCAAAATCACCATTACTTTCTTCTATAACTTTTCTAATGGCCCACCCCAATCCTTGAAGAAGTCCGTAGCATCTTTCTATGTTTGGAACAACTTGTAGATCATCAATACCCTTTTGAATAGTACGATCATAAGCCTTTGGAATAGTAGGAAATGACATATCTATATCTTTTTCTTCTTTAGAAATAAGAGCATCAAGAGGGGATATAGAGTTGTAAAGATACAGTCCCATATCTTGTTTAAGATTTACAAGGGTCTTTTGCATATAATCCATTACACCATCTTTTTGAAGATATGTATCAAAGAATTTTCTTGCGTTGTTTGCGATTGTCTCACACTCAGAATCATTATCTCTACACCATTTGATTTTTTCGACAAGATCCGATAAATCTTCTTTTACAGAAACATAATGTACTCCATCAATTAATAAATCGCGATACCAAATTTTCCAATGAGATTTAACTAAAAGTATTAGAGAACCCATACTCAATTCCAAAGAAAGACGAAACGCAGAAACATGACCATCTACATGCACAATATATTTATATTCAGACTGTTCTTTTGGACTTAACTTATATGATATATATTTTCCACCTGTACCAACATTTGTGTAATTACCTTTTTCATCACTCACGAACCAGCCTCTTGGATTTTTTATATAGTTTCTAGTTTTTCTATCAAAACTATAATACGTCTTGCTAGTATCTGTTAAATATTCTCCCTTCGAATCGCGTTTGTAAACATCAATACCTTGTCTTTTGAGAGATTCAATATCTATAGTTCTTAATTTGGTTTCCTTCTCAAGTTTTCTAGGTCTAATATTCCATTTAGTAATACGAGCATCCAAATAAGGTATATCAGACTCATCTTGAGTATCAATAGAAAGTTTAGCTAGTTTTAATCTAATATTTGTTTCTACATCAACTCCGCAACCTGTTGTAGATCCTCTGAATACAGCAGTCGGTTTCTTATTACTCCACTTTATATCAAACTTACTAGAATAATTTTGAACTGTACGAGGGAAATATTTACCTTCTAAACTTTGTATTCGAGCCCAATCATCCCAAGTAGGCATCATCACATCTGCGTATCGTTGAGTTACCGACATACTTAAAATAGGAAGATATTTATTATACAAATGTGAAACCAAAGGAACATCTTCGGAACCCCAAAGATGATGATACGCTTCTGTACCATCGCGGGTAATAATAGGAAAGTCTCGACGATTGATAAAAAACTCTATATCTGGAATTTCTCTACTTTTACAAAGCTCTTCAAGCATATTTTTAACATTTCCAACATTAGAATCTCCTTCAGAAAGAGGCTTTTCATTACGAACAAGGCAATTATTTCCAAACCATTCTTTTTTATTTGTATTTACTTTATCTGAATCAAATAGTCTGCCTTCTGCGACAGAAATCTGTTCGAGCAACTCTAATATCTCTTTTGGATCTTGTTGTATGTTTTCATGCCATTCATTTGTAAAATTAGCTTTTGAGAATGGCAAAAACACTTTTAACTGGTTATTTTTTATTTTTACAAAAATACCTTTTTTAAATTTGTGAAAGATGTATCTGAATGTATTCAAAGTTGCGTCTGCATCAAGACGCGTATACTTATCCCATACTTCAAGTGGTAATGTTTGAAACAGATTACTTGATAAAGAAGGAATTTCCAAACATACGTCTCCGTTTGTAGCATCTCGATATTGTTGAAATTGTTCTTCGTCACCTGCATGAAATATATCCTGAAAAAAGGTTCGATATCTTTCGTTGGTGTTTGTATTTTCCTTATGTCGTAATGCTTCTTCTTTTGACGACCAAAAATCTGGTCCTGCTTGAAAAGATTCGGTTGTTGTCATTTTTATATCTAGTTGATATTTTAATACGTAATTTGTATTAAAAATCCAATTTTAAATTGTAGTTTTAGGTAGTTTTTTAAATTTTATAGTAGTTTTTTCAATAGGTGCTTCTTTTTGTGCGTCTTGAAACTTAGAATAAGCACTCTTTGGATCTGAAACACCCAATTCTTCAAAAAAGGAAATAAGTGCTTGTTCCTTATCCTTCTTCTTCTTTAACGGCCTAAGCTCTTTTTGTTCCAAAAAAATCGCTTTTCCTTGATATTTAAGACCTAGTTGACCCTTTTCGTTTAAGTATTGTGTTATATTTGCTTCTAACTCTTTAACTCTCTTTCTATGTTCGAAATTCTTGATATTATTTCTCTTTATTTCAATTTGTATGTTTTGTAATTCTTCAACATAGGCTTTTATTGACATCTTTTGCAAGGTAAATAATTTCTATTTAGATCAAAAACAAAATGATTGCTTTAGAACTGAAATTTTAAAAAGCGGAGGAGGAGAAAAAAATCCAAATCCAAAGGAAATTTTTAAATAATTTTAAAAAATATTAAAAAGGAAAAACCAAAACCTTTTTTGCTCCTCCGCCTTTTTCAAAAGTTCGGACGAAAAATACGTTTTTTCGGTGAAATGGAGTTTTTAAAACGCGTCTTACACACACACATTTCAATTTTTGTAAAAAAAAATCTTAAAAGTGACTTTAATCAGAGAATTGTGACTATTTTTATTTTTTTTAATACAATTAAACCCAATTTTTACCCATTTTTATTTTATCAGGAAAAAGTGATATTTTATGTTAAAAAAGAATAACATTTTCATTCTTAGTTTAAACAAAAGAATGAAAACAATAAAGATGGAACAATGTCAGTTTTGTAATAATATGTTTGGAGATACTAAGATGCTAAAACAACACCAAAAGAAAACTAAGTATTGTTTAAAAATCCAATCTAAAGTACTTGCTGATGCGGCTAAAGAAAAAGATGAAACAATAAACATAAATAAAGAATTAACTTGTCAATTTTGTGATAAGCACTTTACAACTAAATATTTGTTAAATATTCACCAAAGACAAACAAAATATTGTCTTAAGATACAAGAATCTCAAAATTTTGAAAATATTATAGAATCTTTATTTACTTGTAAATTTTGTGAAAAAAAATTTTCAACAAAGCATTTTAACAGACATGATTCAACATGTAAAAAAAAAATAAAATTTCTTCTTAATCAAAAAGATGAAGAAAATATTAGATTAAAAACTGAGAAAGATGAAAAAAATGAAGAAATTAATAGATTAAAAATTGAAAAAGAAAAAGAGATTAGTTCAATATATAAAGCAGCAGCTGATAGAGCTCAGGCTACTATTGATGAAATAGCCAAAAAACCTACTTATCAGAAAAATAGCACAAAAAATATTCAAAACAATTTAATGATCTCAAGTCTTACTCCTCTTGATCTATCTCAAGCACGAGTTAACAGTATAATCGATGAAAAATATACAAAGAATGATTTCTATGAAGGTCAGAAAGGAGCAGCACAGGTAATTCATAAACATATTCTTACAGATGATTCAGGAAAATCTCAAATAGTATGCACCGACAGAGAACGTGGTACGTTTCATCATATTGACGTTAATGGTGAACACGTTGTTGATTATAAGAATGCTCATTTGATAGACAGAGTACATTTACCTCTTAAGAGAAAAGCAAGTAAATTTGCATCAGAAGAATGTGTAAAAAATCCAACTGCTTATAAAGATATTGTTATGAATGAGAGTTCTATCAGAGAACTAGAAATAAAACCCGGTTTGTTCAATAGAACAATGGCACAGCTGACCGGAAAGAATTGTGCTAGACCTTTGATTACAACTTCTGTTGATCAAACACCAGTTGATTTGCCACTAACGAAAGAGTGGTTGTTGGAAAATGTTAAATTTCTTACTATAGATCATATTTTAAGAGGTCCAGATGGATACGTTGATTATTTTTTGTCTTATCCTCTAAAGGATCGACTAGAAGTAGACTATGCAAATGCAGTTGTAAAATTCAAGGACAGCGTTGGTGAAACAATAGTTGACACTGGCGTAATTATTTTAACAAAGCTTATTTTTGATTCTATTCAAGCTAGAAACGAAGAGTTGATAATGGAATATTGCAGGTGCTTGAATGATAATTTTGCAGATAATGGTGATCAGATGGTCCAGCTTTTAGATTATAGATTTGCAGTTGAGAAATGTGCTGAAGGAACTTATGTTGGTGACGAGGATGGAGATTTCAGAAAGGAGTTTCTAGTATTTTTATTAAAGATATACGATAATTAATTCGATTAGAGAATAGAAATGAAGATATTATTTTTCCTGATCTAGATGATTTGTCATTTCAAGAAGAGTTTATAGAACTCGTAATGAGTAATATATAATTAATTAATTATATATTATTTTTTATTGCTTTTTCTTTTACTTAGATAAAGATGACTGAATATAAGATTGAACGCTTTGATCCAGTTATTAAGGATGGAAAAACTGCATCACCACTTATCTATATCAAAGCAGATCAAAAACTTTTAAAGTTTTTTGAAAAAAATAAAAATATAGTTCCCTGTATGATATGTGGTACTAAGACTGTTTACGATGGAAATATAATTATCGGCTTTGTAAACTCAGATAATTCAATTGGCCCTATGTTTGGAAATACTGAATTAACAAGTATTTCACTCTTAACAGAATGGAGACGTTATCCAGAATATGGTTCTAAAGGAGTTATCAGATTTATATTATCTGACTGAGATCTTGATTTTCGTTTTTTTCTATTCACTAATACAAAAGTAGGATGAGAAAAAATTCTACCATGTAATTGTTTAAAAAGTAATCTAAGGTGACCACTTATACTAATGTTTCCTGCTTCTATACATTTTTCCAAACATTCAACTTTTATCCACCCAATTCCGTTGGCATCATTTGTAGGATCTTTTTCCTGTACAGACACATCGCATTCTTTCATTTCTAAATAAAAATATGTGGCTTTATTGTAAACAGCAAATGAAGTTGTTAATGACTCCTTAGAAATATCTAAGCCTGTTTCTTCCATTACTTCTCTTACAGCACATTCAGAATCTGTTTCATTGTCTTCCATTGTGCCTTTTGGAGGACCCCACAAATGACCACGTGATTGAACAATAAGTACTTTATTTGTTCTTGGATCACAAATAAAAACACCAGATTTTTTTCTTCTTACGTGAAAATTTTCATATTGTAAATCTTGTTCAACATAAGGTTTAATCTTGAGACTGCAACAACCATCTTGGCACAAAAATGTTTCCATTATCTCTATTTGCTTTCTTATACACTCTTAAATATCAAGTTGCAGATGGTGAACATTCAGAGATACTAGACGTCCAATTCTATTTGCCCTTCCAATTATTTGATTTTGTGTATTTCTAGACATCTCATGATATAGAATAATATCAGTTGCCTCTTGCAAGTTAATTCCTGCACAATTAAAGTTTGAATTAAGAAAAATTACTCTTGCATCTCCAGTCTTAAAATTTTCTATACTTTTTTCTCTAGAATTCCTATTACCAATTACAAGTGAAAAAATAATACCAGACTCTTTTAACATTCTGCAGATTGGTTTAAAAGTCGCATCATATTCAGAAAATATAATGAATTTACCATCTTTTTTTGATATTAAAATTTCATTAACTTTTTCTAAAGGAGTCATTGTTTTTTGTTTATCTTTAGAAACAAATTCTTCTTCAGAAGCTTCTTTGATATACACTAACTCATTTGTAGAAACCACAGCTCTGCAAAGAGGACAGCTCTGCTTTCTGTGTAACCAAGTAAGAAGACATTCACCGCAAAAAAGATTTTGGCATGATGGTTCCATTATAGGATTTTTAAGTTTACCAGTGCATATAGAACATGATTCTTTTAACATCGCTTCAAATCTACAACTGAGTTGTTCTATTTTATTTTTAACACTTTCAAGATTAATCGATGCAATTTCTAGTTTTTTATCATCTTTTTTAATATCGCGATGAATGATAATGTCTTTTTCAATAGAAGACATTTCTTCAACCAATTCTTTCCTAACCAATTCTATTATGTTTTCTGTGTTTTTTCCACCTAACGAAGCAACTGCACCTTCAATGTTACCTGCGGCTATCATTGTTTGAATAGTATTACTAACAATGCCAAATACAGCTTTAAGTACCGGTTGAACACATTTGTGATAATGATGATACGTTTGAGGTGTATTGAAAGAAGCTTGTACAAAAGCTAAATCGTTACGTAATATCATACCTGCAAATTGATCCTCTATTTTATACCACTCTTCTCCAATAATTTTTTTCATAAAACTACCTCTGCAATTTCTATGACGTAGATTAATATCTTCTGGTGTAGCTGTAACCATCCAATAAAACCCGGCATGAATTTCTTTCATACCAGAAACTCGTACATGACCTGGTTCGTCAAATATAAAGCGTTTCCACGCATATTGAGAGTAAGATATTGCTAAGTTGTTAAACATTGAAGTTGTCACTATAACAACGTCATAATCTTCTACCGACACTGTCTCAACATCTTTTCTAGATTCAATTATTTTAACTTTCAAATTAGTATATTCCATCTCCTTTTCCCATTGAGAAACAATAGAAGTCGGAACTAAAATTAAAGTAGTTCGAAGTTTATCATATCTCTCTATTCTACGAGTAGTTATTAAACCAGCTGACTCGGTAATAACTACTTCTTTTACAAAGGGAGTATCTAAGTTCCATTCCATTTTATCCCTAGCAATCAGTCCTATCATTGATAAAGTTTTTCCATAACCTGTTACATCGGCATTAAAACCTAAACTCGTTTCTTTGACACCCCACGTGAATTGAACAATTTTTTCTCTCTCCAAAGTCTCCATCTGATATATACTAGCCAGTTGATGTTTGAAAAGAGTCTTTTTTAAATTATGTGGTTGAGTTACAAGCGGTATGTTGTCAAAATCGTTCATTTTTATTAATTGAATTCCAATTAATAAACCTTTTTTATATTATAGATGCCATTAAACTTTGACCCCACCTTATTGCGCGTTCATTTTGAGAGAGATTTTTTAGGTGAAAACGAAAAATATCAGAAGATTTAAATTTAGCAACCCATTCACTTAGAATATCTATTAAATCCAATTCCAGAATAATAAAATAAAACTGTAAGTATGGTTTTAAAGTATCTTGATAAATAAGTATCTCCTCTAGATTTTTTACAGCAGTTTCTTTTTCTTTTGCATTAAGATGGCGTATTGTTAATTTTAATACGTTCTCAATACACAAATCGAGATCTTCTTGTGACGGAGTTTCAATTGTAAAAACTTTTTTCAAAATAAGCTTATCTGCATTTATCAAATCATCTTTTAATTTAAGAATTATATCACGCAATGCATCTATTTTTGATTTCAATTTCTTAGATTCTAGACATTCATTGTATTTTTCCAAGATATTAACACCATACAATGACATAACATAACTAGATTTAGACATTATACATTTATTTACCATTTTGACGGCATTATTAGGGTTGTCTTTTCCATCATTTAACCTCGCACAACTAAAAATGTCTTCAAAATCTTTGATTAGTTTTGAACACTGAATAGGAATGTAAGTTTTTCTTTTCTTAACTATAACCTTTGATTTTAACTTATCTGAATATTTTTTTAATAACCATTTTATCATCATAAGAGGTGTTCTATTTGCAGCCTTAGAAAATGTTAAGTCTCTACAATAAGTGTTTATTGCAGATTCAATACCCTTTTCACTATTTGCTATAAGGTAAGGATCATCATCTCCGTAAAACTCGAACATCTTAATAATAGAATCCTTCAATTCGCTATTTTCTGTTTTACGAGCGCAATAAACCATAAATTTATACATATCATGCCCAGGTATCATAAAATTGAGCATACCATGGGAAATATAATCATAAGAACCTATATATTTTCCCTCTATGTAAGCAGTTGATGCGCCAAAATCAATCATAACTGGAATAAACTCTGGTTGATTAATAATATAAGTAGACATATCAAGTTGTGTTATCGACGTAGAGTCTCCAGTACCAACTCTAACCATTACATTATCTGTATGCAAATCAAAATGAGTAAATCTAACCTCTCTTTGTGCAACTTCTAACGCTAAAAGTAGCTGAATAAATAAAACTAGAAATTGGTTAAAATTCAAACGATCATTTTTTAATAGAGTTTGGACTGAGTCGCCTAATATTTTTTCATAAAATACAAAAGCCGTGTTTTTACATGAGTCATTGAAACTAATTTCACCTGTTTTGCTTGGCTTGGGACACAAAAAAGCACCAAGAGTGTAAACAAATGAAGGCGTTATATATCTCAGATTATTTATAGCTTTAATACCAATAAAATACTCTCTAACCTTTGAATCTATTCCGTTTGAAGTTTGAGGAACCTTGATAATTACTTGTATACTTGATTCAAAAAAATGTGTAATATATATAAAACCTTCTTTGCTTTTAACAGGAAGATGTTCCATCTTTTTTACGCAATCTTTCATATTTTTGGTTAAACTATACAAACCTTTCTCTCTAACTTTTTTGTTTGAATTGGATAAAAATAACGTATCGATTAGATAAAATACAGCTCTCATATCTGAACCGGTTGGATATGCTTGATTTAAAATCATGTTTATACGAGATGAAATCTCAGTTAAATCGTATTTTTTTTGTTTCTTATTTAATTTTTCATTTTCGCTTTCAGAGTTCAAATTCTCTAAAATGAACGTTCGTTGTAAACTTTCCATTTGCTGTTTTACAAGAATAAAAACATAAAAACTCTAAAAATTAAAATAAAATATCATTGTGAATATGAGTCAGTAAATGGGTTTACTCTATCAAATCTTCCATTCATACTTTCCATAACCATACGATTCATTTTCGCTTTCTCGGATTCTTGATCATAATATATATGATCCCGTTCTTTCATTGGAATTTGAGCAGGAATAGAATAACCGCCTGCACTTATTTTAGGAGCTAATTGAACTTGTGTAGATAAATAATTTGTATTGCCACGAGATGTTGGATTGCTCTCGCAACTAGCAGAAGGATTATTACGTTGCAATTCAATTTGATTATCGTAATTTGTTCTCTTATAAACTTTTTGATCACCCACATTGGTAGTCGCATTGAAATTCGGTAGTGTACGTGAAAGTGCGATATCATCGTGAAAATACTTTGTTTGTTCTACACCAGAAATATTTGCATTGACATTGTAATGATTAAGATCATTGTGAACGGGTATATTAGACGAATCAAAAATATTTTCAATAGAAGAAGTGTTATGAGCATTTGAAGACACGTTGGTACCCGCAGAATACACAAGTGGCTCTTGAACAAACCTTCCCGTTTCCATTTGATTATCACCTGAATAATTACCAATAGAAGAAACGTTGCTATATGCAGGATGTACAAGTGTATCCTGTAAAAATCTTCCTGATTCTAATTCGTTATTGTCAACATGACCAATTGAAGAAACGTTGCTATATGCAGGATGTACAAGTGTATCCTGCAAAAATCTTCCCGATTCTAATTCGTTGTTGTCAACATGGTCAATTGAAGAAACGTTGCTATATGCAGGATGTACAAGTGTATCCTGCAAAAATCTTCCCGATTCTAATTCGTTGTTGTTAACATTGCCAATTGAAGAAACGTTGCTATATGCAGGATGTACAAGTGTATCTTGTAAAAATCTTCCTGATTCTAATTCGTTGTTGTTGACATTGCCAATTGAAGAAACGTTGCTATATGCAGGATGTACAAGTGTATCTTGTAAAAATCTTCCTGATTCTAATTCATTATTGTTGACATGGCCAATTGAAGAAATGTTGCTATATGCTGGATGAGCAAGAGAATCTTGTGTAAACCTCTTAGTATTAAATTTATTATTATTTACGTGTTGAACTTTTGATATAGCAGAATGAGCTGTTGGATGTAAAAGATCATTATTTATTTCTTTTGTAGGTGTTCCCCAATGTCTCTGTGTAATGTCCATTTGGCGTACACCGGATGATACAGCATTCTTAATTGAAGGTTGAATAACGTATTTGACCTCAAAAGGTTTTTCAGCCTGTTTTTCAATACGGTATACAGCTGTTGGTCGTACGGAAGTTTTTAAAGTATTTTTCTTGACTTCCTTAGTGTTTTCAGCGGTTCCGCACGTTCTCAATTTGCGCGAAAAATCTGTGAAACCAGCGTTAGAAAAAGCATTTGTTATAGTTCGAGGTAAGCGTGAGAGAGGCAAAAGATCTTGTTGTAACAAAACCGGAGGCCTGAAAGCACCATCTTGCATTATTCTGTGTGGAAGCTTTGCTGAACGTCCTCCTCCTTCTACAATTCCTCCATAAGTTCGTCCACCATTATTTCCTACATTATCATATGAAACACTAACAAATGGATTAACACCTCGAGCGTATACTTGAATAGCTTCGGATGATCTTCCATCGCTTTCCTCGATCATTTGTGTTATAGAACTAGTCTCACCTACTTTAATTTTCCTTCTTGTAGTAATAGACTTAGGCGGATCCTTTAAAATGTTCATGTTTGTACCCCAACTTTCTACAGAAGGGAGATTTACCTTGCCGTGGTTGACAAGTCCTGAATAACTTAAACCACCTGCTGCCATTTATTTATTTATATTCAGTTTATTTTTTTAGCTTATTAATTAAATGAGATCCTCAACAAATAAATTATCTATAACCTTTAATTATAGATAAAACTACTAACTACAAATAAAATTTGTATTTTCTAAAATTGATTTTAGATATAATTTTTATATCAAAGATATAAAAATGACTGCCTGTGACATTTGTTGTGAATATAGAACAGGTTTCATTGTTTGTTCTTACTGCAATTTTCAATCTTGTGAAATTTGTATTCAGAAATTTATTGAAGATAAACTTAGAGAACCATTATGTATGAAATGTGGAAACATATGGAGTCGAGAGTTCGTACTTCAAAACACAACTAATAAGAAATGGTTCTTACAACACATCGGAAAGTATATACTTGAACAAGAAAAAATGCTTCTCCCAGAAACACAGGAAGAGGCATTTCTGATTTCTCGCATACAAGAGTTATCACAATATATCAAGTCAATTCCAACAAATCAGCGTCTAAAGAGCATGTACAAAAATGCTGACTCACTTTCGGAAGCCATAGAAGAAAAACGTGATATATTATGGAAAATTAAATCGGAAATACACTCTACAAAACAATTGACAATAACCTACGGTGGAATTGATTCTTCAAGAGCTTCCGCTAAAGGTGACCATTATATATTTAAATGCCCATCAGATTGTAGAGGTTTTATTTCAAACAATTACCATTGTGGAACATGTAAAGGTATAGTATGCAAAAAATGCAGAGTTCAGATAAACAAAGATTCAGAACACATTTGTAATGAAGATGACATAAAAAGCGCGTCTTTAGTTTCCAGTTTAACTAAACAATGTCCAAAATGCATGACACCAATTCTAAAATCAGGTGGTTGTGATCAAATGTTTTGTGTAGTATGTAACACAGCATTCAGCTGGAACACAGGAGAAATAGAATCCGGAGTTATTCATAATCCACATTACTATGAATATTTGGCAACTTTAACAAATCCGAATGTAGATATCGAAGTAATTGCATGTGGTGATATTCCTGATGCGATGACTTTTATGAACAGAATTATGAGAGTTACAGATTCAGAGATTTTTATCAAAAAATTGAGAAACTTGCATATTATTGCAAGACACATCAGACATGCTATCGTTCCATCGTGGCAAATTAACAAAGTAAAAGATAACATTGATATTCGAGTTCAATATCTTCTTGGAGAGATTAATGAAACTACGTTGGAATCAAAATTGTTGTTTCGAGAAAAAAAGCGTATGAAAATAAAGGCATTCCATGATCTTATCCAAATGGTTTTAGTAATATTGGAAGATTTTGTAAGACGGGTGTTTTCATTTGATATATTAGATATAAAACAATGGCATTCTGTTGCAAGCTCAATAATTGTAGAAATTTTGTATCTTAAGAAATATTACACTACATCACTGTCACAAATATGTAAAGTACATGGAGGAAATATTCCTATTGAACTATTGAATGCATTTCCGTATTCGGACGAATAAATATTTTTCACGTTGTTTAATTTTTATTATAATCTTGGTTATAATAAAAATAAAAATGCCAAAGAGATCAAAGAAGAGATCGAAGAAGAGATCAAAGGAGAGCTCAAAGGAGGAAGAACTTAAAACACCTGAGTTTATGTGTTTTTGTTGCAAAAAGAAAGTTAAGGCCAAATCTGGTTCAATTTGTGTCGATATGTATACTAATGGGCGATATGCTATAAGAGGTAATTGCTCTGAAAATAATTGCAAGTTGTCCAAATTTATCAGTAATGACAAAGCTGAAAAACTAAAGCGATTGTACGGTAATTGCGATGATGATGATGATGATTGTAATAAAGTTGCTGAGACTGGAGGTATTCTTGCTCTTTTTGCTCTTCTTGGGGGTGCAATAGCATATGCTGTCAAAATGGCTAAGAAATGCTAATTTTATTAAAGTAAAAAGATAGATCTAAATCAGATGATATTTATAATAAATAATGAATAATAATCTAGAATGCCCTATCTGTCTAAAAAATATATCTAATGGAATGTTTATATCTCACTGTTTGCACGTTTTTTGTTTAGAATGTATACAAAAAGCTTTGATCTATAAAAAATCATGTCCACTTTGTCGTAAAAAACTTTATTATATTCCTAAACGTTATTCTCAAAATATAACAACACAAAGAGTTTGCATTCAAAGAAGATTTGGAACAGATATTTTTTATCTAATGGAAAATTCTGAGAACGGAAGCAGATGGATGGAAAACAGAAATTCTTTTGGTATACTTGTTTCATCACTACCTTTTTGGATTAATAATTTTAATATTTAATCATAAATCTTTATGATAGATAAATGCCAGAAGGTGTTCCAATAATGTCGAAACGAAATATAATAATTACATTACTCGTATTATCGACAATTTTATCTCTCTTAACAACTTTTTTGTCCTATTTTGGAATAACAAGATATTTCAGTTGTCATATAAATAATTGCAAGAATTTTATACAAAATTATAGTAAATTACCAAAAACTTCCGAAAGAAGAGTTGTTATTTCCTTTTCAGTAAATCCTAATAAATTGAATAAGTTAAAACCTTTCATTAATTCAATTCTTGATCAAACAGTAAAAGTAGATTTAATTGCTATGATAATTCCGGACGATGGCAGAGATATGAATTATGTTATACCAGACTATATTAAAGATTTTGCTGTCATATTCCATACAGGAAGAGGATACGGAAAAGGAACTAAATTAATTACTATGTTATTACGTGAAAAGGATTGTGATACTACAATTATTGCGTTGGATGAAAATATAGTGTATGGACAAGACTTTATTTATTCTTTAATTGAAGAGTCAAAAAAATATTCTGATTCAGTTTTGACTGATAAAAAAGGAACTTTTATGCTGTTTAAGCCTGAACATTTTGGTTGTGATGTAATTGATAGAGAAAATGATAGTCTTGATAATGATTGGTTTTTACAAAAAGCCTTCAAAAGCAAAATCTTTAAATATCGAGAAAATTATAAAATTATGTGATTATGTGATTATAATTTCTAAAAACTACACATGTAATAAATAATATACTACTGTACTCATTAAAACTAATACATATGCGTATTAGTTTAGATTATATTTTTGATAATAAAAATCCTATAAATTCCATCCTAAAATCCCCATCTTCGTCTCCAATATAATTTCCATCAGCACATTTTTCAACTGCTACTCTATAATCTAAAAGTTGGACTATTTCTTCTCCGTTGTCTGCAAAATTATCATTCAAGCAAGTGCAATATTCCATTATCAACTCCTTATTTTTAACTCTAAGAGAATCAAATATTAGCTTTGTTAAAATAACAACACTAGGATCATCTATTAATTCACCACATCCGTCCTTAAATTTTACAATTTCTTCTGCATAATCAAGTACTAATAGCCGATCTTTTAGAGGATAAGACATAAAATAGTCAGCATATCCCTCTGGACCTTTTACTATATGTTCTATAGTAAAGAATTTAACATTTTCCAGTAACCAATCTTTGGTAATAGGAAGAATATCTTCAAGTTTAGGTGTTGAAATTAATTTAGCACAGTTCTTTCCTGTAAGCTGAGCCATTCGTTTATTAAACACACCTGGTTTAGAATCCAATTCTGTTATAGAAAATGAATTCTTTGTTATTTCAGCTATAAGCATTGGGTTTTTTGTTATTTCTACTGCAGCAATCTCTCCAGCCTTTTTCTTAATTGGATCGTGAACTGATTTTATTAGATGAGCATTTTCATAATCAACAACTTGTTCTCCATCAAGAGATTTGTGATGAAACGCACCTTGTTTTGCATCAGTGCATACTATTTGAGATTTACCTGTTGTGTCTGTAAGAAGATGTTTGTGAACAACCTGTGCTACTCCTTTTTGACCTTGGTAGAAATCACTTTTAGTATATTTTTCAGCTATTGTGAATGCAACTCGAGCCTGAGATAAATCTAGAGGCGTTAAAGTAGCAATTATATTGTTTTGAATATTTTTAGTAGTTGTTTTTTGGTGTGTAGGTTTCTTGGCTATTTCCTCAATTGTTGTCTGTGCTCGTTCGGCAATGTTCTTATATATTTCTTGTTGTGTTTTCAACTTAATAATTTCTTCATTAAGAAATTCTTTTGTTTTTTTACATGTTGATTTGTGCCTGTTAAAACTTGCTGTTGAAAAATTTTTATTACAGTGTATACATGTTTCCAATGTTGATATAACATGTGCATTTTGAGATTCTTGTATCTTAATACAATACTTAGCTTGTGTTTGATGATTATGAAGTACATATTTATTTTTAAAATTCTTTTTACAATATTGACATTTTAATTCAGCAGAATTAGCCTTTAAAATTAAGTCTTCATTTTCTTTAGCTGTAGTCTCTTGTATTTTCAGACAATATTTGGTTTTCTTTTGATGCTGACGTAACATCTGAGTATTACCAAACATGTTCTTACAAAAATGACATTGTTCCATTTATTTTTCATTTTGTTCATTTGTTTTTAAATGATTTTATCATTTTTACACGATATAAAATCATGATTTTATCTGATTAAATCTAAAATGACATAAAATGACATAAATTTAACAATTTAATAAAAATAACTAATTTTTGTCATTTATTTTTCATTTTGTTCATTTGTTTTTAAATGAAAAATCATTTATCTATCAGGTAAATAGTCATTTTAGATTGTTAAATTTAAAAATGTCATAAATTACACAAAAATGACAAAAATTAGTCACTTTTCTCTGATTAAAGTGACTTTTTAGAAAAAATGAAAATATATATATATATCCATTTTAATTATAGGGTCGGGTTTTGAAAAATAAACTTTTTTTGCGGATTTCCTCCTCCGCCTTTCTAAAAAAGTTCGGAGGAGTAGGAAAAGATTTTTCCTTTTTTTATTTTCTAAATAATTTCAAAAATTCGTAGAAAATTTTCTTTGGATTTGGATTTTTTTCTCCTCCTCGCCTTTTTAGAATTTTTGTTTTAAAATTCATACTAATAGTATGAATTTTAAAAGAATACTTTTTGTGCATTTATAAATCAATAAATACTGTGTTAACACAACAATTTTCAATGTCTCCGTAATATGATTTGAAAGTTCTAGGTAATCCAGAAACATATTCATACTTATAAGAACGTCCTGTTATATTACACTTGAGATCCTGAGGTGATACTTTACCAATTAATTTAAGATAACAATCACGTACGAGATTAAAATCAACCATTGGTAGTATAACAACGCCTTCCCATTCCTTTCTTTTTCCACGAAGATCTACTTCAAATTGTTCAGGACACTGTTTCTTAAGAGGAGACTTTGAATCTGTCAAAAGACGACATAAAGGTTCAGGAATTAGATCAGCACTTTTGGGAGGCAGAACACATAGTAATTGCTGAAATGGCGTGCTTGGAATAGTTTTTACGTATTTAGGATGAGAGAATGATTTTACATGAGTAGAGAGCACAGATGCACATGGGGCATAATGATAACGAAAATTCCACTTCCAATTTGGAACTCCTCGTGTATAATACGATAATACCCATTGCATTCCTTCTAGATAATCATGACACAAAACTTTTTCTTCAGTAAGAGGAGGAAATGAGTAGCTGTAATATTCTTTTTTATATTTTTCAATGTCAACGTCCCATTTATCAGTATCACTATTTTGATATGCGCAACTTTCTAAAAGTGGATCTGGAAAAAAATCTTTCTTCTTGCTTAATTTTCCTTCTAAATTTTCCTTTTCATATATTCCAATCTTTTCTAAAAAAATACAAAGAGGAATTGGAAGAAATTCAACACGATCATCTTTTAAATGAGTGATATGTCCATATGTCATTCCTGTTTCCTTATAAACTTCTAGTATTAACTCTATTCCCCTCTCTATGATCTCTATAGATGGAATATGTGGAAGAAAATCATTACCTACCATGAAACAAAGAAATATAAAGTCATCTATCGATGTCCTTTCATTAAAAACAAATGCTCCTTCTCCTTGAGAGGTCCAACGTAAAATCGAAGCAAGTTCTTTTCTAATAGAACCTATATCAAGACAAAAAAAATCATTATGCAAATCATATGCATCTTCTCGTAGAATATAAAAGTTTGGTACATGAGTACCTAGAGCAAGCATTATAAGATCGGCGTCCATACCATTAATACAATATGTATCACCGATATCACCGTAATACCGGATATAGTTTATAATCTTATGCTCTCCTTCTCCAGGAGCCTTCTCATTCGAAAAAACAACTTCAATTCCACGCCAAGATTCATCCTCATTTATCCTCTTTCGAATATACCAGTCTATATATTTTGTAAGAAAATCCATAAATTTTGTTCCAGGTGTAATACAATTACTATTGAAAGGACATTTTCCATCTAAAGACTCTGCGGCACTGCGAAAGCGTCTCTGGCGTTGTTGATTTTGCTTGCTAAGAGGAGCTGGACCGTCTACGCACAATATTAATCGTTTATTTGGCTTAGATATTTTAAAAATATGTTCTATCGAACGACATACATCCTCAAACATTGCTACTTGTTTCTCTCTGCCATTGTTTCGTCTGTTATTGGTACGCAGGAGTCTTGGATTTGGCTTGTGATTACCATATTCATATATCTTTTGAGCAGAAGCATGAAAAATACCATTCATATCAATCATTAAATTATCAATGCTTACATTTATAGATTCAAGATCTTGTCCTCTTCCCATATTCTTCACATGCGATCTAAATTGACTTTTAAACCATTGGAAAAAATGTTTGATACCCATGATGTCTTTTTATTTATTCTTATAAATCTTGTCCTTAAGAATCAAATTTAAATTACGTGTTTTTCCGTAACACACAAATAAGTCACAAAAACTTTCTTCATATTCTAAGTATATGAAGAAATGATATATTTATTTCTTTGATAAAAGTCTTTTAGGCTTGACAGGAGGCACATCTTCATCCGATTCTACATCTGAATCGAATACAACAGAACTTTTTGCGCCATCTATATTATGATATTTGCAAAGTCTCTCAACCATCTTTGTAAGAGCATCAATCTTTGCTTCGAGTCGAGACGTATTGTCACGATTGGAATTAAAATTCTCAGACGAACTCTGAGATTTTTCGAATCCACCTGATTGGGGTGCACGTTCTACCGTCTTACACCCTTTCTCAATCCATTCGGTAATCTCCTTGCGCTTTTCACCCCAAAAAAGCCACGCACCAAATTTATCTCCAGATTGTTTATCTGTTAGACTACTATTCCATTTGCCGCCAAGAGCAAGAAGTGAATCCTTGTGTTGTTTCGTTTCGCCGCGAACAACAAATGATTTGGGTGAATATTCTTCAATGTAAACGATATGTGACATTATTTCTAATTTTGTTAGAAAATTCTCGATAAATAATTCAATTTTATTTTTTATTAAAAAAACGATCTTCGCTTGATGGCAGCTTTTGTTCTAAAATTTTCTTTAATTCTGAAGTCCTCTTAATAAAAGCGTTTCTGCTAATACTACTATCCTGAAATTTTGTAATTTGTTCATTAACCTTTTGAATATAGTCAAACTTATCTTTATAGGCATTGTCACCAGAATATCCATCCTTTATATCTATAAAAGTGAAATTGAGACGATCGAATATCTCATTCGCAATTTTATTTGCATCAGCAACTATAACTGCGATTTTAGAGGAAGCGGCCTTAACAGCTGCAACTTCCTTTGGAGCAACAGCTGTTAAGGAAACTTCCTTATCTTTAAGAGACGATATGTCAATTCCTAAGTTTTCCATATATTCTAAAGTCCTTTGAATAAAAGCTGCACTTCTAACATAATCAGGACCCTCATTCTGAAATTTATTAATTTGTTCATTAACCTTTTGAATATAATTCATCTTGGCATTTTCTAAATTTTGTTTTTCTGTGATCATTATATTATTTTTACTTTGTTTCTCACTTAATCTGAAACTACATCTGTCCCCAAATCTAGCTGCCATAAAATTGTTTGTACAATTTGTGTAATCATCACTAGCTTCATTAAAATTTTTAATAGCGATATTATATATATTATTAGCTGGCTCGACGACATCACTGTATATTTGATCAGCAAGAGTAAAGACAACATTGACCTTGTCAACAAGAGCGGCAGTGGCATTTGCAATTTCGTTAGCAACGGCCTTAGCAGATGCAACTTCCTCGGGAGCAAAAATTTTATTTTTAATATCTACAGTTTCAAGATAATCCTTTGCGTCCATAAAATCGATTTCTAAAGTTTTCATATTTTCTAAATTCCTTTGAATAAAAGCTGTACTGCTAACAAAATCAGGACCCTCATTCTGAAATTTATTAATTTGTTCATTAACCTTTTGAATATAATTCCTCTTGGCATTTTCTAAATTTTGTCTTTCTTCATTCATTATATTATATTTGGCTGATTTTTGTTCATGCATGTACAAACATGCATCTGGTCGAGGTACACATATTATATTGTGTCTATTGAATCTATCTTCAGCTATTTTATAATTATTCATAGCGGTTGCGAAATTATTATAACCGGTCTTTAAAACATTGCACATTTGATCCGCGAGAGTATTGGCATCATTAACCTTTGTAACAATAGGAGTGAGAGTATTGGCACCATTAACCTTTGTAACAATAGGAGTGAGAGTATTGGCATCATTAACCTTTGTAACAATAGGAGTGAGAGTATTGGCATCATTAACCTTTGTAACAATAGGAGTGAGAGTATTGGCATCATTAACCTTTGTAACAATAGGAGCTTTTTCTAAGTCTTTACTAGTGCACATTTCATACATATCTTTTATAACAGAAGTGATTATAGAACCATCTTTATCTCTTGGTATTTTTGTAGGATTTTTATATATGTCTTTAATCTTATTTAGAATACAGGTTGGTAAGTTTACATCACCCGTTTTGCCATGTTTAGTAAGTGTTTCTTTAATTATTAGTGTATATTCTGTATCATCGTCAGGTTTCCATATTGAAAGGCAATTCATAATAATTATTTGATTAAAAGTTTTAAGATAGTCTCCCTTTAATTTTAACTTTAATTTTTCATATTCTTCTGAACTTTTAAATATATCTTCAATTGTATGTACAATACAGTTTATTTCTTTGTCAGCATTATCTTTTTTACCTATCATGTCTTCAAACGTAATACTAATATCTTGTCTTAACTTAGTTTCGTCTGGCCAATAATTAATAAATTTTCTTAAATCACTTTTTCTACATTTCTTCTTACTTTCTTCTAATAAAGGTACGGTTATATCATCTAAATTAGTTATTTGTGAACTAATATCTTCTGTAACACATGATATCAAGCCTTTTGTATAAAGGATAGGAACATCGGTTGTTGATATATCGGTTAATATTATTCTAAATTTTAACATTATAATACTATCTTCATCCCATTGTATTTTAGATCCTTGAGGTACTAGGTTAAAATTGCATTCGCCTGTGATTCGAAATATCAATTCTTTAGTTTCCTTTTCATTAGTTCGGAATAATTTTATCATATCTCTTGGATTTTCAAATTTGCGTTTTAACTTATCTATTATACAGTCTAATTGATCCGAATTAGGTGATTTTGGATTAATTTGGTTCGAATTAATAGGTTCATAGGATTCTATTGTAAGCATTCTTTCAAACATTCCTTTAAACTTTTTGATTACGCTAGGTGACCATACTGGAGGACCTGGATCGGAATCGGGATAGCGTTCTGGGTCTTCTTTCGTTTTCTTCATACTTTCCTTACAATCTGTTATAAGTTGTTTTACTCTAGAATCAAAATTACTATCGCCAATAAGTTTAGGATCATTATATTTTAGAGTAAATGTATGTGTTACACAGTCTAGTAAGTCTGGAATGTTCGGAGAAATTGAAAATTCGTTTGTGAAAATCTCTGCATTTTCTAATTTTATTTTATCTTTTAGTTTGTCATAACTGTCAGGAGTCCATTTCGTCGTCTCCTCCTCTGATTTTGTCGTCTCCTCTGATTTTTTATTACAAAAACGTTTTGCTATTAAATATCCACCAAAAATTAATAAACATATTGAACTTATAATACATATTACAAACAACACTGTTTGTATATTAAACCCTAATGTGAATTCAGTCATTTATTTATATCAAGAAATTTATAAAATAGTATTTAAAAATTAATTATTTCCAAATTTATAGATAAATTGAATCCTATATACATAGAAAATGGCTAAATGTGTGTTGTGTAAAAATAAAATACATAGTTTAATGACAAGTGTCCACACTTGTAGGTGCAAAAATATTTACTGTCATGCGCATATGCATAATCACGATTGTACTTTTGATTATGGTTTGAAATGGAAACAAACTGCCGATAAAATAATGCCAAAAGTAGAAAAGGAAAAGGTTGAAAAGTTATGATCTTTTCTTCTTAAAAAATACTGACATATTTCTACTTGGCCACCAGCGACGCCATGTAAAATGTAAATTATCTTTGGGTTTTTCTCCTTCTTCACATAAATTATCAATTCTTGTTTCAACACGTTTAAGAGATAATTTGACCCTTGCCATAGATTCTTCTGTATCCTTATATATTTTATCAAGCTTGGTATGTGTCTTATCATTTTGAATAATTATTTTTACCATTAACGCATCTGTTCTTTGTTCTGCGACAGATTGTTTTCGTAGTATCTCTTCAATAGTTTTTTCAAGTCTAAGTATTCTGTCTTCACCTTCACTTTCGCTTACTAAAGCATCTGTTATTATTTTATTTGCTTTGGTATAAGCGGTAGGTGATATCCAAATAGCCAAATCTAAAAAAAGAATAGGATGTAAATATGTTCCACGTATTTCCTTTACTCCCTCTTTCACCTTTATATATAGGTCAGATGAAAAATTACGTACGTTGCTCATGTAATATGTCGCCAGAATCTTATATCTGCTATTATTTATATAATTAACGAAGTTCTTTGATTTATCCTTATATGCAGAACAAAATTTTGTTCCATTAATATATCCATTTGTCGTGTCCATAATACATTCCAAACCTAAATATTTGGCTTTGTAGTATCTGTCTGTAATTTTCTCATATGCAAGTTTAGTAATGTAGTTGTGTGTCATTTGACTTTTATTGAGAAAAGAAATCAAAGTAAAAATTCAAAATTAAATATCAATTTGATTGTATATTTTGTACAATCAAATCTCTTATACTACTGAAATTAACAACTATTTAATGCTTTATATATATCATCCTTGCAATGATTTTCCATATGACTAATTATTACATCTGTATTTTCTAAGGTAAATTTTAAATTCATGTCAAACAGTTGATCTTTTCTGAAATAATTATTGTTTACCCAAAATTCATTTATGCAAAATCTTATATCAAATGTAAATCCATTCTTAATTAAAATTTCTCTGCATTTGTTATCCTTTGTCTGAGAATGACCATCCAATTCTATCACTACTACATATATTGGAATGCTAAAATCTAATGTTTCCAACACTACTTGTTCTCCACCCTCTACGTCGATTGATAATAAATCAATATATTTTATATTGGCGTTCGAAAGTATATTTTTAAATAAATCACCTTTGACATAATATTCAGGTGAATTATTGTGATGAATGTTCCTAAAATTTTCATGCATACTTTCAACCAATCCTGCAGTTGCATGTCCTCCAATAAATTTAACATCTCCTTGCGTGTAACTAACTGCAACATTTGCACATATACACTTTGGACGATTGCGAGTCATCGACTCAAAGTGTTGTGTTGGTTCAATTAAAAGCCCTGAAAATGATAAAGTATCTTCAAAAAATTTTGTATTTGAATACGTAATTCCGTCCAAACCTCCCAATTCAACAAAAATACCGTCGTTAGCTACTTTGTTAATAAACTTTTTATATACATACATATCTTCTCCTTGCTGTGAGTAAAATGTAAGCATTTATTATCTCAGATAGTCTTTTTTAAACTAAGATATCAAAAACATAGATGTCTCTTTTACTCTTCGTCTTCTTGGAACGCAGGTATCTCATAATCGTCATCGTCTTCTTTCCCAATAATTATTGGACTTTTTTCTATAACTTGGTGCATCACATTTGCGGGAATAGTCTTAACAGGTAGCTGTTTAGAATAGATCTTTTCATTTATACCCTTTGGTAGTTTTGTAATATCAATACTCATTTTTATCATACCAGTTCCGATCGAAGCACGCTTTCCACATATAATAGAAGCAGAAACACCTTCTGTCGGTTCTTTATCACCCTCAGCTGCAGCATTCAAAAAATTATCCATTGTCTCCTCAAAAGAAGCTTTACCCATAGGTCCAGACTCCTCTTTCTTCATTGTATACCTTGTAATTGAAGAAATCGTACCATTATGAGTCATTCGATCAACCAAAATCATTGCGTGACAAGTATTGATACCCTCCATAATACTCATAAATTCTTCAATTAAAAACTGACGTGCTGCTTCAATATCTAGTACATCGTATATGTCCCACACATTATTTGAAACAGTACGAGTGTAGTCTACGTCTGGATGAGCTAAAAGTCTCTTAAATGACGAATATTGCTTTGAAATTGTATTGCTACAAAAACCATTTGTTTCTACTATCCATTCTGAACCCTCCTTAAGATAAAAAACTTCAGATATTGCTGGTATACCACAAATATAAATTTGCTCTAAAGTTGCCTGCACTACTTCCTCAAGATATATTAGAACTGCATTGTCTTGATCAACAAACAGAAGCCTAGCCTCCGGTAGACGAATATTCTTAGTATCTACAAAGACATCAAGCTGACCTTCTGCTGGTGGAGAAAAGACGCAATACAAATCGGAATACTCTTCATGAATATGATCTGCTATATGTTGCATTGTAAGCTTGAACTCAAATAATTTCTTCATGTCTAGCTTGAAAGTGATACAATGTTCGTAGGATGAAAACTCATCTGAAAACAAAATTTTGTGAGCTTCATACCAAGGTTCGCTTTCTTTATTTAATTCTACCTTTATCGATTTTGATATATCAGCCATAGTCATTCCAACGATGCTTGAACCGACTGTGTTACGCATCTCCTGAATCGAATCATTTCCTCTTTGAAAAAAGATTTTGTGATTTACAATACGAGGGTTCTTCGTAGCGTTTAATAATTCCTGAAAACGAGGAACTCCGGCCGTCATTGTCTTCTCGGATTGCCCGGCTCGATGGAAAGTATTAAGGGTCGTCTGTGTCTGTTTTTCTCCTATACTCTGTGCAGAAATCACACCAACGCTATCTCCTGGATCAATAAGACATGAATAATAAGATTTTTCAATCTCGTCTTTCAAAGCTGGAATAATTTCTGGATATATTTTTTGCTTTCTTAATTGTACGCGAAGTTTTTCTTTCTGTATGTTTGTTATACTCAAAGCTGTATCAACTGGGATACCTTTTTGTGGTTGAATAAAAGCTATGATATTCTCAATTTCTTCATTTGTAAGCAATCTAGTCATATTTCTAATTATTTTTATATAAAATATGTAAAAAAATCAATTTTAAATTGAAAACAAAAATTATATAAAAATTTCTATGTTTTATTATATATAAATTGTTTATAATATATAAAAATGTTAAAATATATAAATCCAGAATTAATATATCTTAATTTTTTAAACAAATGGATTACTGTAGATCCTGAAAAGATTCATTTTGTTGAGTTTGCATTTCCAAATATACCAGATGATTGCTTTGGAACATTTCTTATTAAAGATAAGAATGGTAATAAAGGTATTGCTTTATTATCAAGTAAAATAATAAAAGAAATGAATGCTAGAAAAATGTTGAATGGTAGTGACGAATTTTCTCCTCTACATTCGAAATCTTTTCAACGTTATCAAGATAAGATGATGAAACGTTACATTAAGAATATTTCAAAAGGAAAGACTGTATTTTTAAAGAGTGTTTGTCCAGATGCCCCATTATGTATTGCTTTTGGAAAAGAAAAACAAAAAATAATGAAACATTTTAATGGCTTTAAGGATTTTACATACGCTTCATCGGTAACGAGTATTGGTAGAAAAACTAAGAATGGTTTCGCCAGATTAATTAAATATGAACGCGATGGTTATGAAGCAAGTGCGGTCTTAAAATCAACATATAAAGAAGATTCTGATAATCTGTTGTTTGAATATTTAGTTGGTCAATATATAAATAAACAATGCTTTATTTTTCCTTGCTTTATTGAAACATATGAATGGTATGAATACAATACAGAAGAAGACTGGGAAAATATGAAAAATAATACAACATTAGATAAGGAAATATTAAAATCGCTTGTAATTGGAAAAGTTGCTTTACAAGATTACATATCCTTACAAGGTTTACTATCTTGCTTTGAAAACAAAAAAGATCTGTCGAGTAAAAGACAATGCACAGAAATAGAATCTCTCATTAAATTAGGCTGTGCAAAATCAAAGTATTTATCAATATTGATACAACATATTAAATATCCATCAAATATAGAAATGATGATGCACTACATACCTGATTTTGTCAAGAATGATCTATTAAATGTATTATATCAGGTATATATGCCATTAGCAACTTTATTCGATACATTTACTCATTATGATTTACACTCTGGTAATTTGATAATATATGAACCAGATGAAGACAAATATATTGATTATAAATACGTAATGAAAGACGGAAGTCTTGTAAAATTTAAATCTAGATATATGGTCAAGATTATTGATTATGGACGTTGTTTTTTTGATGATAAGTCTAATAAAGAAATAACAGGATCGTCAAAATCTATATATAAAACTATATGTGAAAATATTGAAGAATGTAACGGAGGTGGTAAGTTAAATCTTCCTCAAACATATTGCGGAGAAGATCAAGGTTTTTCAAATTTTGATACAAGTCGAAATGGAATTGGTTACAATATTAATTCATCTGTTAGTAATATGACTCACGATTTACTCTTATTATATAGAGTAAAAAAAGAGTTAAAAGATGAGCTACCAGACAAACGAGTAGATCCTTTATTGCAGAGTATCTTTGATAGATTAGAGTATGGAGATGAACTACAACTTGAAGCTGAACAAATTAGAACTGGTAAAAAGATATATGAGCATGGTTCGGAAGAAAAACCTACTACAGGAAAATTAATAGATGGTATACCAGACAAAATAAATAATGTAATTGATGCACATAATGCATTAAAAACACAAGTATTGAAGAATAAGGAAGCAAACGATGCTCTTTACGAAACAATGACTTCTTTAGGAGAATTAACCATTTATGAATCTGGAAAAGCTATGGAATTTAAACCAAAAATTAGAGGTCTCGCATAAAATATGTATGTAACATTTTGTATTTCAATTTTTAATAAATTAGAATATAACTCTATTTTTTATTCTTGCTAATGAAGAAATGTCAAAAATATACTGTTTACGCATAAAAAACCCTGATGAAATAGAAATTAGTATAGAAGATTTAAATGAATTGACTGAATTTGTCAGAAACCTATACATACAAAAAAGTGACGATCCATCAAAAATATCTTTTCTATCATATTATTCAAAAGCAGATGATAGTATATGTATAAGAATTAAAGGCAGAGGAAAGGAAAATTTTGAAAATATCAAAAAAATAAACTCAATTCTCAAAGATACAGATTTAGAGTGGAAAGATAACATTTCTTTAACAAAACCATATGAATTTAATGCTACACAAGTTCTTTCTTTTGATGTAACTTCTGGAAGAAAATGGGATACTATTGTACAACAAGGACCTTACTTTACTGAAATTATGGAACCTTATAAACCCTTAGGTGCTAGTTTATTCCTCAGAAAAAAAGAATATAAATTAAAGCCTGAAGAAGAAAAGGTTGCTGGCTTTTATGCTAAACGCAAAATAACAGAAGAGAAAGATAATATCACCATAACATACACAAGACCAATCAAGGGTGAAACAAAGGATCAAAAAGATGCACGAGAACTCTTTAACGAAAATTTCTGGAACGATTTTCAAACTTATCTCAGTGCTGCCGCAAAAAAAATCTTTAAAACAAAACAAGATTTTTTAGATATTGATTGGTCAGATCTCATACAAAAGATCCGTGAGAATAAACAAAAAGATGATAAAGATACAAAAGATAGAAAGAATGCTGAAAAGGTCGCTCGTTATGGATACGTAACATTAAACGGTGTTCCATTTCAAAAACTATCAAACTTTTCTGTTGAGCTATCTGGAATTTTTACAGGCCGTGGTGCTAACAAACTAATAGGTCATATAAAGGAACAAGTTTTGCCAAAAGATGTTACTCTCAATCTAGGAGAAACCGATCCTGTACCATTACCTCCTGATGGACACGAAAAATGGGGTGGTATTGTGCATCATCATAATTTGGAATGGGTTGCTACATGGAAAGATAAAATAACTGGTCGTAACAAATATATTTGGTTCTCTCCGGAAGGTGCTTTTAAGGCGCAATCAGATATTATAAAATATGAAAAAGCCAGAAAATTACATAGACAACTTGACAAGATTAGAACTAAATATATGAGTGACGCTAAATCATCTGATAAAACATTACAGCAGCTTGGGACAGTTCTTTATTTGATTGATCATTTTGGCATTCGTGTTGGAAATGAGAAAGATGAAGATGAAGCAGAAACGGTGGGTGCTACTACACTTCTTTTTGAGAATGTAGATTTAGATTATACAAATAAACGTGTAATTTTTAACTTTCTTGGAAAGGATAGTGTTCCATACCAGAAAGAACTAGAGGTAGATCCTATTATTTTTAACAATTTTCAACGTCTGTTAAAAGGTAAGACGAATGATAACAATAAAAAACAAATATTTCAAATTTCAAGTGAAGATATAAACAAATATCTTAAACAGTTTGATCACGATTTTTCAGCAAAGGTTTTTCGCACCAGATTGGCTAACGATATTATGTATCATGCTTTGCAAAAAGTTGAGATACCGGATAATCCTACTAATAGAGATATTAAATTTAATTTTGCTAAAGCAAATGTGGAAGTAGCTAAGGTGCTTAATCATTCTAGATCTCCATCTATAAAAGCACTCGAGAATTTAGAGAAGCTTAAAACTGAATTGGAAGCATCAACAAGTAAAAAAGATGTAAAAAAGATTGCAACATTAACACAAACTATTGAATCTAAGGAAAATGGTTTGTCTGTTGCGATAAATACATCTCTTGCCAATTATATCGATCCACGTCTTGTTATATCTTGGACAAAAACAAATCAAGTATTGCCAACCGTTATTTACACTGCAACATTATTTAATAAATTCAAATGGGCTGTTGAAAGAACTGAAGAAGGTTGGGATTGGGAAAAATCACCTTTAGAAGATATAAACGAAGAAGATAAAAAGAAGACAGCGCAAGCACCTCCAAGTGCTGGAAAAAGTGCAAAGAAAACACAATTGGTAAGGGCACCACCTCCAAGTGCTGGAAAAAGTGCAAAGAAAACACAATTGGTAAGGGCACCACCTCCAAGTGCTGGAAAAAGTACAACAAGGGCACCTCCAAGTGCTGAAAAAAGTACCGAGAGAACACCACCAAAAGATCCGTTTTTTGGAGAATTAAGATCTGATAGAATAGAAGATTATGAACTGTTGATACAACTATGTAAAGAATTCGACAGACATAAATCAAATATTTATCGAGTAAAACTTGATGTATTGGATTGGATTTATCCTTTCTGTAAAGAAGCTGTAGAAAGAGGAGTTAATATAGAAGCAACAAAGTTTATAGTTGATTATTATGAAAAACATAATCTATTAAAAAGACCAGAAGATGATACTCCTGTTGCCGAGGATGTAAGAAAACCAGATCCTGAGTCGTCAGATGACGAGGATGCACCTCCAATCTCACCTTCTCAAAAGAAGAAAATTCAAACAGCAAAGATTCAAAAAGCACCTCGTACATATTACAAAGTTCCTAGTGATGATGTTGATTTCATATTTCTTAATACTCATAATAATGAGGGTATTTTAAGAAAATATTGTAAAAAATACACAATTCCTATTAAACCTGAACACAATATCGATCAAATTAAGTTGGCTATTATAAAATTTTACAAGGATAACCCTAAAAAACCAATTATGTGGGATTGAATGTTATAATTAAACCTAAAATGGTTTAATTATATTAACTTTTTTACATTGTTCTTAATCTCTTCTACATTAACACCTGTTAGAATCATATTAGTTTGAAAAATACCATTTTTGTAAAAATGGAAAGTTGGTACAACTTCTGGGTCCGCCGGAGAGTTTCTAAGCTCAAGATCAACATCTTCTTTAGCAAAAAAAACAACCCCCTTCATCTCATCATCTTTGTAAAAATCGTTAGCGATTTTGTTGAATCCATTTGCAAACGTTTTACACGGTCCACACCATTTAGCGTGATAATAAATCACAACAACTTTATTGTTTTTAATAATAAAATTTCGTTCGTCAAGACTTTTTATACATAGGACTTCAGGATACATAATTTCTTTATCTTTAACTGATAGTGTTGCATATGTCGCGTATCGCGCCATTTTATTTCTAAGAAAATCAAATCTTTATGTTATTTTACTAAATAATAAATTTTACTTTGTCTTAATATAGTTTCCAAGAGAAGATACAACCGAATTTATTTTGCGGCGAGGCGTGCATGAATAGAGAATTTTTTTAGCAGTACCTTTTTTATGCCATATTTTATATTCTTTTTCTGTTGTTTCGTGAATAACAAGAACTCCGTCCTTTTGTGTTTCAAAAAGAATCACTGGCTCTCCAAGATTTGAAGGACGTTCCCCGTAACAATAAATACTCTTCCAAATATACCCTTTATTATTTGGCATATTTTTAAGTTTTTTGAGCATATATGCTGGAATAGTTTCCCTTGTTTTAACAAAATATTGCCAACTTTTTTCAATATCTCTCTTATTATTATCAGACCTTAATTTATGAAAAACAAGACTTTTTTGTTTAGCAACGGGTAATTTTTTCTGTTTTTTTGGATTTTCAATTCCAATAAATTCATTATCAAATTCTCCTCTTTTAACACCATCTAATCTTTTCTCTAGAGAAGAAATCTCAGTCTCTCGTAGTAAATTTTTAACTTTCCTATTCTCAATCTGTTCAGAAGACCATTCTCCAGTGAACTTTCGCATCCTTTCAATAGCAGACTCATCGTTTTGAATATATATTTTTTCTTGTCTTATTTGACTGTTTATTCTGATCAATTCTCCTCTCCTTTTGTCAATAACACTGGTCATCTTTATAATCATTATCCTTGACTTTAGCTTATTTTAAACTTAAGTAAAATTGAAAAAATAATAGCCATTATTTTACTCTTTATATTTTTAAAGACACACTTCCAGACAAGATAAATTATAACTCATACTAAATCAAATATTATTATTACATAAAATTTGTATTTCGAATGTTATTTTAATATTCTTTGTAATATTAAAATTGTTAACTAACATTTTTCAGGCCTTAGCTTTTAACTTTCTATTTTTTATTTCCAACTCATGGAGTTTTCGTTGAAGTTCGTTTACCTTCTCAAATAAGTCATCATGATTATTTTCAGTTTTTTTATACGATTTGTTTTTTATGGGAGTATCTGGACTCGGAAAATCATCAGAACTTTCAGATCTCGATGTAGATGATGAATAAGATCCACTATCAGAATTAGAATGACCGTATAGTTTTCGAAAATCAACAGGCTTTTTAGAAAAAGAACGAAAGTAAGCTAATGGATCTTCGGATTCCATAGTCATTGCGTGTTCTGCAATATTTTTTATTTCTTTATTAACCTTATTTTTACGTTTTTCATTCTCTCTTTTTCTAGCTTCCTCCTTTTCTCTAGCTTTCTTCTCTTCTTTTTCTCTTTCGCGAGCTTCCTCCTTTTCTCTAGCTTTCTTCTCTTCTTTTTCTCTTTC